AGTTTGGCGGGAGGGACTGCCTTCCCGCCACAAAAAACTTTGAAAAAATGACTTGACAAACCTAGAGAAAGTGATTAAGTTGTCTCCCGAAGAGTGAAGTTGATTTCAAAAAATGGGGTAGGGAACCACTAAAAAATCGGGAGGGAAACAGTGAAAGCAGAAGATAGAGAAGCCTTGATTGCATTGGTTGAAGACATCAACCACAGTATATGTGAGGATACCGCAAATCCTAACTTTTTAACAGCACTCAACTTTGGCAGCACGGGGGACTTAGCCTACCTTGGGATGTCTTTTGAGGATGTGTGGGATGAAGACTCCGCTGAGATGTGTGATGTTTTTGAGCATCTGACCTATGTGTATGCTGGTCGCATCTCTGAAGCGTCTGCCGCTCTGCGCTGCATCCATAGCATGAAGCGGGAAGGACAATACAAACAGTTTCAAAAACTTGATGATGAGGGGGAATAATGTTGTGTGCTGTGTGTGGGGGTGGGATAGGTTTCAACGTAAAGGATTTATCCTACCTCCAGGTGGACTGTCCCGCTTTCTGTTCTTTTAATTGCTTTGTGGAGTATGTGCGTACTTCCCGCCATGTGGGCCTTCCCACCAAGTGCAGTAAGGTTACAAGCGGGCTGGCTCCTGGTGACATCTGGTTCCCAAGACTAAACCAAGCGTTCAGGTCGAACTACGAAGGCATAGTAGCAGAGACAATGAAGTTTGATTTGGGGTGGGAGTACGAGTACGAATCGGTAGTGTTGGATATAGACGGAGTTCACTCGTACACGGCGGATTTTTACCTCCCGAAGTCAGGACTGTTTCTGGAAGTGAAGGGTGTCTGGCGGGGAGGCGGGAAGCGTAAGTTCAAGAAGGCATTGAGCATGATCGGGGAGGATAGACTGCTGCTCCTACCCGACCTGTGCCGTCACTGGTTTGCTAAGTCAGCAGGCGATTTTTTATCTTGAGGGAGGGATTTCATGAAACTGTTAGGCTCACTTTTGATGCTGTGTGGTGTTGTTCTTGGTCTTTACATGGGAGTGTATGTCTGTTTCATCGGGGGTATCGTGAGCATTGTTGATGGTGTGCAAGCCACCCCTATGGATGGGCTTACCATTGGTTGGGGCTTTGTGAAGATTTTTGCGGCGACTCTTGTTGGTTGGGTGAGTGCTTCAATACTGCTCCTTCCTGGGTGGATTCTTTTCAACAAGTAGGGGGTGTTATGGGAATTTCTCGCAGGTTGTGTGTTGCTTGTGATGACTGCGGCATTGAGGACGATTACGATCTCAGTTATCTGTGTGACTTTGGGATATCAATACCGGAGTTTTTGCTCAGTTTGGATTGGTATTCAGACCCCGAAGGTAGCGGTGCTGTGTATTGTGCGGAGTGTGCTTCCCGCAAGGGGCTTATTGAAGAAACTTCTTGACAAAGGAGATCAGTATGAGTGTTCAACAGAACACTTACGTCATGTATGCTGTAAAACTTCCAGGTGACGGTGGGGTAGGCGGCGACGATATGTGGGATGTGGTTGAGCCGTACACGGATAATCCCTTTGAGCCAGTAGTTCCGCACAACGGACTAACGGTTGTTTTTGATGGCATGTGTGGGAAGTACACCTTTATTGGGAGGGTGCTATCCAGGTCTGATGAGTGTGGTGGACTAGAGCCTATCAGTCCCTACTTAACACGTCTTGAGTGCAATAAGGTGAAGGCCCTTATTACTGAGCACTTTGGGATAGAGTCCCCGGATGTGCGGTTCTGGGTGTTCACGCACTACAGGTAGGAGCACGATAATTTCTCTTGACAAAATCTGGAAAATTGTGTATAATACGCTCTGAAATTGAGTTCAAAAAATTGGGGAGGACTCAACAGATGGATGACGACATCACAGCCTCAGAGGTTATTGGGGATATTGTTGAGGGGGCTTGGTTCCAACGTGACTGTGCCGAAGGCTTCATTTACCTGACAGATGGGTTGGGGTGGAAGGAACCTAGAGATTCTGTAGTGCAGGAAGTTATTGAGCAACTTGGCATGAAGCGGCAGGATTACATGGCGGGATGGGGTCAGGATGTGAAGCCCACGGGTAAGACCGTATGGCATATGCCTACTGAAACGCTAGACTCGCTGCTTGAAAAGATTGTGGCTCTTAGACGCCAACGTATGGGGTTTTTAAGATGAGATTTATCAGGACTTACTCTTCAGATGTGACAGCACCAGTTAAGAGTGCGGAAGTGGACGGCATAGCCGACCCGCAACTTTTGGCGCACGCGCTGTTCAACATGACTACGAAGCGGGAGCAGTTCCCGTATTCGTCCTTCTTACGTTGTTCGTCCCTGCATGACGTATGTGTTCGTGAGAAGATTCTTGGACTACGCTCTGGTGTTATGTGGGGGAGGGCCACCCCGGCTGGATTGCAGATGACCTTTGACATTGGTAACGCTGTTCACAGGTACTTGCAAGACTCTGGTGACTATTTGTCCACGAACTTCCTGGGTTGGTGGCAGTGCCTTAACTGCGGCTTTATGTATTTCGGGCGGCGTCCCTCTCAAGAGTGTTCTGGCTGTGGTTCCTCAGTAAGGTGTATCAACTACTCTGAATACAGCCTAAAGATGGAAACCCCTTACAGGGTCACGGGGCATATTGACGGGTTCGTGGAAGTGGCTCCAGGTGATCTTCGCATTTTGGACTTCAAGACCTGTTCGGGGAAGGACTTTGAGGCTATGACCGCCCCGAAGGGGGACCACACGATACAGGTCAATGCTTACATGATGCTGATGCAAGCAGATACCCAGATTCCGGTGCAGTTCAACCCTGACAAGGGCTTTGTTGCCTACATCAGCAAGAGGCACCAGAAGGGTATCCCGGTCAAGGTGTTCCCTGTGCGTAAAGACCCTGACGTTGTAGGGTATCTCCAAGACACATTGGAGTCCTTCAATCGCGGGGTGGTGGACCCTACCTATGTTCCAGACCCTCTCCCAGAGTGTCGGGACGGAGCCTTCGCAACGTATCGGGGTAGGAATTGTCCTATGAAAGAGCAATGTCAAAAAAACTTTGAAAAAACTTCTTGACAAACCTAGAGAAACGACTTATTATACTCGTTCGACGGTTGGGGCAGGAGTCCTGAAATTAACTTCAAAAAATTGGGAGGGAGTACCTTGGATATTAGTGAACTGGCTCAGTTTGCGCGGCTGCTGCCGTTTCTGAAGGATGACCCGGAGTTCAAGGCGTTTGTGCAAACACTCAAGACTTTGGCTTCTGATGTTGACCCCATTTTTCGGGCGGCTCTTCGGTATGTCACGGATTGCAGTGTGGATGAGACGTTGCACGCCATCAAGCGGTTTGAGGTTGAGGGCGGGATGACAAAGGATCAGGCTATCTGTCTTCGGACCCTCTCCATGCGGAACATGGAGGATAGTTTCCGTTCCACCATGCGGAAGTCTGTTACGGCTACCAAGGGGGCGTAGCATGAAATTGCCTGGATTCCAAAAGATAGCCGCCATTGGAGACAAGCGACTTGGGAAGTTGTTTCACGGAAAGGTCTTCGTGGAAGAGAAGGTGGACGGCTCTTGCTTTGTGTTCGCAAAGCCAAGCACAGAGGTCTACTTCCGTAGCAAGCGTGCTGAAGTTTTTGCGGGTACTGCTGACAAGTTATTTCAGCCTTCGATTGCACATGTTTTGAGTGTTGAGAGCCTTTTGGAATCCAGGTACATTTATTACACAGAGGCATTGTGCCGTCCGAAACACAACACGTTGGCCTACGATCACACCCCCAAAGGGAATCTGGTCTTGTGGGATGTGTATGATCTGAAAATGGAAAACTTTGTTACCAGGGGGGAGAAGAAGGATATTGCTTCTCGGTTAGGCATTGACGTAGCTCCCCTCATCTACACGGGGACTTGTTCCGTCAGCGAGGATTTCTCTGTGTGGCTGAATAGGATGTCCTTTCTTGGTGGTAGCATGATTGAGGGGTTTGTTGTTAAGAACTACGCTCAAACGCATTACTTCCAAGACAAGGAGTACCCCGTTACTTGTGGAAAATTTGTGTCTGAGAAGTTCAAAGAGGTGAATGGCGCAAATTGGAAGAAAGAGAACACTGGTAAGGGTAAGTTTGAAGTTATGTCTGAGGGGTACTGCACTCCTGCCCGCTGGCATAAGGCTATAAACCATTTGCGGGAAGATGGGAGGCTCACAGAGACTCCGCAGGACATCGGCCCTCTTCTGAAGGAGATCACTTCGGACATCACAGAAGAGGAGAAGGACAACATCAAGGACAAACTCTGGGAGATATTTGGTAGGGATGTACTGCGTGTGGCTACCAGAGGATTTCCAGAGTGGTATAAAGAGCAGCTAGCTGCTGCTCAGACATTCTAACAGCCCGCCACAGCGGGGAGGTCAACGTGCAACAGTTTTGTGAAGAAGAGCGTGATGAAGTGATGGAGTTTTGCGACAACACCCTGTGTTTTTTTGATGACATGTGTGAGGGTGAACTGGAAGAGTTCACGCTGACCATGAAGCGTGACGGCTCTGGCTCTGTCGATTTCCTGGTTGTGCAGGAAAACGGCAAGACCGTTACTGACGGTTTTGAGTTCTACGAGCACGATTCCGGGGTGGATGATATCCCTGAAGACCTGTCTCTTGAGGAAGATGTGGATGAGGGATACGCAGACGCAGAGGACGATGACGGCCCAGAGTGTAACTGTGATTGGTGCCTGAAGCAGCGTGCCAAGGAGCAGTATGAAGCCCTTCGGAAGTCTACGGTGTCTGAGTTTGAGCATGGGCTTATCTCGCGGTTGCGCGGGATGCTTGGCCCTAGTGTCCGGTTTAAGTTTTCCACCACCTAGTTAGCTACCCACCCTCCCCGCAATAGGGAAGCCTTGACATGGATGTTGGGGCTTCCCAAACTTTTCTGCAATCAACTTCAAAAATACAAATCTACCCGGAGGCGGGATGTCGCACATTACCAAGAAAGATATTGAAGTCGGGTTGAAAGACCGGGAAGATTTCATCAGTATGGTCGCCCAGAAGAAGTATTGTCATCAAGGAGAATCGTCTTTTGACGACGTAATTGAGCGGGTTGTGCAGGAGTTCACCAAAGTCTCCAAGTACTCCTCAGAAGAGGATGACTCCATAGCTAAACTTTTGCGGGATGGAAAGTTCATCCCTGCTGGTTCTATTCTCTACGGACTTGGCAACACAGAAGTCCGCTGCTCATTGTCCAACTGCTACCTCATCAAGATCGAGGAAGACTCCCTGGAAGGCATCTTTGAAGCACAGAAGAAGATGTCTCGCACTTACGCCCTGCGGGGGGGCTGCGGGACGGATATCACCATCTTGCGCCCTAAAAGTTCTTCTGTGGATAATGCTGCTAAGACATCCTCTGGTGCGGTGTCCTTCATGCCTCTCTTCTCTGAGGTCACACAGACCATCGGACAGAACGGGAGGCGCGGCGCACTTCTTGTGTCCCTGGACATCCGGCATCCAGATGCTTTGGACTTCATTTGGTCGAAGGCCAACCCGGAGCGGGTTTTCGGGAAGGACAACCTTACGGGTAGGGTTCCTGATATCTCTGGGGCCAACATCAGCCTCAAAGTTACAGATGACTTCATGAATGCGTATGAGAACGATGAAGAGTGGGAGTTTATCTTCCCTGACATTGAAGCCAACAAAGAACTCTACAACAAAGAGTGGGATGGCAACTATGATGCGTGGTTGAAGAATGGCTATCCGGTCAAAAGTTTTGGGAAGGTTCCTGCCCGCGAAATTTTCAAAGACATCTGCGAAGCGAACTGGTCATGTGGTGATCCGGGGATGCTCTTCATTGACAGGGTTCAGCAGGAAGACCCTGCTTCTGCGGTACATGAGTCGTTGGTTCCTATGGGAACTAATCCTTGTTTCAGTGGTGACACGTTGATTGCCACCTCTAACGGTCCAACCCCCATTAAGGATTTGGTCGGGAAGGAAGTCACTGTTTTCGATGGTAACGCGTGGGTTCAATGTAATAACTTCCGTGTGACGGGGGAGGGGCAGCAACTTCTTCGTATTCACTTCCGGGAAGACCCTTATATTGATGTGACTCCGTACCATACGATGTACTTGGAAGACGGAAGTAAACTTCAGGCAAAAGAACTGAAGCCTGGGGATGCTCTTGACTCATGTTATCCGAGAGGCGTGCATAGTGATCGGGGGATCATCCGCAGTATAGAGTGTCTACCTGGAGAGCATACTGTCTACTGCTGTACTATCCCTACAACACATAAAATCGCGTTGGCTACTGGTATTATCACGGGGCAATGCGGCGAACAGCCACTAGGGTATTGGAATAATTGTCTTTTAGCCGCCCTGGTTCTACATAAGTTTGTGATTAACCCTTGGACGGACAGTGCCCGTTTTGATTGGGTAGGCTTTGAGGACGCTGTGTGGGATGCTACGTTGTTTCTGGATACGATGTCTGATATCAATATGAGCAAGCACCCACTTCAAGAACAGCGGGACGCTGACAGGTTTGGCAAACGTATTGGGTTGGAGTTCACCGGGCTGGCCGACGCACTAGCAATGCTTGGCATTAAGTATGGTAGTGACGATTCTCTTCGTTTTTGTTCGCAACTGACAAAAGCGATGATAGTTAAGCAACTGTATGCCTCGTGTGACTTGGCTCATAACTTTGGGTGTTGTGATGCTTTCAATGACCCGGATGCACGTATTCGATTCTGCAATTCGTTGTTTGTGAAGAATCTTTATTTGGATACGGAACTCAGGTTAAAGATCGTTCAACATGGTTTACGGAATGTTGGGTTTAACACTGTTGGCCCCTGTGGTAGCATCAGTATCATGGCCGGGAATTGTTCCTCTGGCATTGAGCCTATTTTCAAGTTCTCCTACCAGCGGGCCACCCGCCTCTCTGATACGCTGGTTAATTGTGTCCACGGCCCTGCTCTGGATCATGTGGAGTCCAACCCTTCCAAGTACGAGAACATGACTCTGGAAGAGTTGCGGGATAGTCTGAGTTATGTTGAAGCGGATGCTGTGAGTCCTTCTGACCGTATTGCCGTACAGGCGGCTATTCAGAAGTATATCTCTGCATCTATCAGTTCTACGACGAACCTTCCCCGCGAGGCTACTGCGGAGCAGATGGAAGATATCTACTACGAAGCCTGGGGTAAGGGCTTGAAGGGCATCACTGTTTTTCGGGATGGGTGCAAAGACGGTGTTCTGATTTCTAAAGACTCCTCTTCCAGCATGAAGACTGAGAAGCATGAAGATGAAGACACGTTGGCCCTCCCGTCCGTGGTGATCCGTGATCTGTTGGAAGTGGAGCGGGCCAGACGCCACCGGGTTCTTTGGAAGGGTGCCAAGATGTATATCATCGTGTCCCTGGATGATGATGACATCCCGGTTGAAGTCTTTGCGAAACTGCCCCGCGAAGCTGGCATCAACGGGGGCGGTGTGTATAGCGAAGCCGTCTTCAATGAGAAATATGCTCTGTGGGAGACGATCACTCGTTTGGTGAGCCTTCTTCTGCGGAGCGGAATCCCGCTTGAGTATGTCATCAAGCAGTTGGATAAGGGCAGTTATTCCCTGGTGGACGCCTCTGCGGTGATTGCCCGTATTCTTCGGACTTACCTGCCCGAAGTGGATGCTGAAGAAGCGGAGATTATTGAACAGGAGTTGGGGGCGGTCTGCACAGAGTGTGGTAAGAAAACGTATGTATATGAGAATGGTTGTGGGCATTGCCTGTCCTGCGGCTATACAACGTGTGGCTAGCATGAAACAGGAAGCATACAAGAAAGAGTTTGAAGAGGTTATAAAGCCCTTCCTGTTGGAGAAGAGTTATATTCCGAAGGAAGAGTTTGATGCACGACTCAAGATTGTAGCGGATAAGGTTTGGAGGCGTTTCAAAAACTGTGTGGGCACTGATGCCTACAATAAGACATCTAAGATTTTTGGGGTGGATAAGGACGATTGGATAAACTCTTGTATGGGGGAGGCTGCTTTAGGTGTGATGGTCGCCTTGCGTAACATGCCTTCAATGGAGATAGGGCAGTTTACTGTTTACATCCGTAAGGCTATCGCGCAGTCAGTAGCTAATGAGTTGACAAAGTTGTATGGGTACACTCAGGGGGCTACCACATTAAATGAGCGTAGTTGTCTTGACCCTCAAGAAACTACGGATAAGCAACTTGAACTTCAAAGGTTTTATGCTATAGTGAGCTGTAAGTTACAGTTGTTATCCGAAGAGGATAAAGAATTGTTGGATGCGTACTTTCATCAAGAGAAAAACTACAGAATGATTGGGGAGGAGATAGGCACTACGAAGCAGGCCGTATGCTTGCGCGTTAGTATGGCAATAGGCAGACTTAGGGAGTTGTTTACAAGGGAAGAACTTGAATCGTGTAGAGACATATACAGGGAGATTGAATAGATGCTGATTACGTTTGAAGGTGTTGATGGCTCTGGTAAGACTACCGTTATTCGGGAGTTGATGTCTCGCAACCCGCATTGGCAGTCTGTTCGATTTCCTGGTCAAACGTCAGTTGGGAAACTGGTACGCCAGACGTTGCTGGACCCTGATACTGACATGAGTGTAGTGGCTTCATGCTTGTTCTTCATGGCGGATATGCGTCATACGATGGACAACATGGAGATGGATGTTGTGTATCTGGCTGATCGTGGGCCGGACAGCACCTATGTGTACCAGATTGAAACATCTGGGATGGGAAAGACCCTTGAGTATGCTGCTATGGATGCTGCGTTGAAGAATCTGATTCCCACCCCGCCTCTGACGATCATCTTGGATGCGGATTACAAGACGGCCAGGGAGCGCATGAGTACGTTGGAGTTTGGAACTCCTGATCGTTATGAGATGGTGGATGAGGCTCTTTGGAATCGCAGACGGGCTGTGTATGAGAATTTGCCGTACAAGTACAAGCATCGTCTGTTCCTGACCATCCCGACTCATATGTACTCGTTTGGAGAGGTGGTCAAGCAGTGTGAACGCAAGATCAAGATTTTAGTCGGGGAGGATACCAGAGATGACGCCTAAAGAGGTCTTTGACTTGGTGCAGGAGTTTGGTGGTCAGGTTCGGGAAGCATGGAGGCATACGGACATGCCGTGGTCTACGTTCCAGGGGTTGTTTGCCCGTCATAAGCGTGGAACCTTCAAACGGGTACTGGCTACCGGTGATTGGCATTGTGGGCATCGTGCGGGGCTAACCCCGCCTCCTTGGCAATCCACCCCGCATGAGGAAGCGGACCAGAAGAAGCGTATGTATGCTGACCTTCAGGTGGAAATGTGGGATTGGTTTTCGCAGTTGATTTCAAAAATCCAACCCATTGATGTCCTGATCGGCAACGGTGATCTGATTGACGGGAAGGGTGACAAGTCTGGCGGGGTGGAGCAGACCACCACAGACCTCAAAGAACAGGCGGATATGGCGATTCACATTGCCAAGTTCATTGACGCTAGAACCAACGTGTTCACCAGGGGCACCCCATACCATGTGAATGGGAAGGACTTCACCAACTATGAGCAGTTGGTAGCCGAAGCCGTCAAGGGGCGGGTGGGAAGTCACGAGTGGGTGGATGTGAACGGGGTGGTCTTCGATGTGAAGCACAAGATAGGTGGTTCCTCTGTCCCGTGGGGGAGGGCAACCGCCATCAAGAAAGAACGTGTCTGGAACATCTTGTGGAATGAACGCAACTACTCCCCCAAAGCAGACATCATGCTTCGTAGCCATGTCCACTACTACGATGAATCTGCTTCTAGAGGTTGGCGCGGTGTGGTCCTCCCCTCTCTGCAAGGTCCGTCCACCATATACGGTGCCTCTCAATGCTCTGGCGTTGTAGATACAGGATGTGTCGTTTTTGATATCTACGATGATGGGACATATGCACACAAGGTGTACCTTATGGATGTGCAGTCAACCAGACCCACTCCCATACAGGCGTAGCCATGCACAAAGCAGATGTATTGGTAGTCATTTGCATGAATTGTGGGGATGCAACGGAGATAACCTCAGAGCATGTACCTACAACCCTATCCGCTATCACCGGGTGGGGTTGTAAGGTCTGCAACGCAAACGGTAGGACAGAAGAAGACGTAAATGCTCTATGTGAGACGGAGGTCAATCCTACTATCTTCTGGACTATGAGTTCTTTCGGGAAGCAAAAAGACGGCAGATACTTGTTTGGTTTGAATAGTGTTCGTGTTTTGGATCAATACCACTAGGCGGGAGGGCAAGAACCTATGCCATTATATGAATGGAAGTGTACGAGATGCAAGCATGAGTTTGAGGAATTGACTCCAATGAACGTACTGTTTTCTCCCTGCCCACGATGTGGTGGGGATGCAAACCGGCAGTTGTCCACCCAGAATTTTCATTTGAAGGGGGAAGGATTCTACAGCACCCGTGACCGATACGAGGGTTAGATTTTGAAATACCTTTCTTTGTTTTCTGGAATAGAGGCTGCAAGTGTTTCTTGGAAGGGTTTGGGGTGGGAACCTGTAGCGTTTTCAGAGATTGACCCTTTCCCTTGTGAAGTGTTGAAGTTCCATCACCCGAATATTCCTAATCTTGGGGATGCTACACAGATTGACGGGAACGCCTTTAGAGGGATTGATGTACTTGTTGGTGGTAGCCCTTGCCAAGCCTTCTCTGTGGCAGGATTGAGGGAAGGACTTAATGATGACCGTGGAAACCTGACTTTACAATATGCGAGGATAGTGAATGAATCTTGTCCAAGATATGCAGTATGGGAGAACGTGCCAGGAGTCTTGTCCGACAAAACAAACGCTTTCGGATGCCTACTTGGCGCATTGGCCGGAGAAGATGGTCCGCTCCTCCCTCCAGGGGGAAAATGGACGGACGCTGGTTTCGTGCTTGGTCCCGAAAGAGCAATCGCGTGGAGATGCCTCGACGCCCAATATTTCGGTCTGGCACAACGGCGCAAGCGTGTCTTTCTTGTCGCATGTCCTAGAGACGGGGCCGATCCCAGAGAGATTCTTTTTGAGCGCGAAGGCGTGCGCCGGGATTCTGCGCCGTGCAGAAAAACGGGGGAAAGCGTTGCCTCCAATGCTACACACAGCTTTGGCAGAAGGAGCGCGAACACCTCAAGTAACGGATGGGGAATAAGTGAAGAGTGTACTCACACGCTGGATCAAGCGCAGCCCCATGTAGTAGGCATTGTAGCTGCCGCCGAGATTGCGGAGTGCCTTAGAGAAGATGTCCTATGGCATTCCCCCACGGTATCTGGGCCTTTAGGGGCTAAAGTTAGGAACTGTCTTGATAACGGTTCTTATATAGTAGGTGCTTTTGGTGGTGGTTGTTGTGTATCTATAGACGTTGCTACTACTACTACTACTACTAAACAGCGCCTAGATTTTGAAAGTGAAACACTGTGCGTTCATGCTACGCAAGACCCCATTGTAGGGTACAACCGCGCTCACGCTCTAGGTGCGAACGGGTATCAGGCTGTGGCCTTTACCCAGAATCAATCCGGCGATGTCCTTGTGACGCCTCACTGCCCGTCCATCGGCACGAACTCCAATGCGACGGGGCGGAATACGCCAAAGATATTCCAGCCCCCCTACCAAGTCCGCCGACTGACGCCAACAGAGTGCGAAAGACTACAGGGATTCCCAGACAGCTACACCGCCATCCCTTGGCGTAATAAGCCCGCAGAGAATTGCCCTGATGGCCTAAGGTATAAGGCGTCGGGAAATTCAATGGCGGTTAACGTAATGCGTTGGCTCGGGAAACGTATTGAAATGGTGGATAATTATGAGGACTAACTGTGTGAAATGGGATATCGTTGGGCGCAAGTTGTATATCGGTTGGGGTGAGAATGTTGTTGTAGCCATTGAGAAGTTGAACATCCCTGCTAAAAGTATGGGTTTGGAACATACAATAAAGGATTGCTATGGGACAGCGAAACACCTTAAATTGGTGAACATTGTCACTTTGATGGGTGAGCGTGTAGAGGTGCCTGTGAAAGGAGTGTTGGTTGATATGGATGTCACTGAGTTGGGAGCAGAGTTTCAAGAGTTTCTTACAAATAAGTATAATTGGGCTACAGATGTGGAGTTCGATTGGCTGGACTCTCTGGAGAGTGGAGATGAAGGCTGATGCTATGAGGTTCATTGGGTTGGATATCTCGTTGGCAAGGCCGGGGGTTGGTATCATAGACCTTGGTAGGAATGAAACTGCGTCGTTATCCCTCCCGACCAAACCAGATAAAACGTCGTGGGAACGTCAAAAAATCGGGGTGGAAGGGGTACTCAACATTATTCAACCAGGAGATGTAGTAGTCTTTGAAGACATCTCAAGAGCAGCATTGTATGGAGTGTTAGGTAATGCTGCTGATAGACTGGAGATGATGGGCTACTTAAAGCACTCCATCCCGAAAATTACTGGCCTCCCGTTCCTGTTGGCAGAGCCGAATATACTCAAGGGATTTGCAACCGGGAAGGCATCAGCAGACAAGAAAGAGGTTAGGGTTGCCATACGAGACTTTTGGGGGATGCCGGTAGCCAATGGGGATGAAGCTGACGGCTTTACCTTGGCACTTTTGGGGAGGCACACCCTGGCCCCGGCAGAAGAACTCGATGCCAAGCGCAGCAAGTTTCGTGAGAAATTCAAGGCATATAACGGAAGGTTCCTGACGGAAATGCAACAGTCTTGGAATTTCCGAAATTAACTTCAAATTCGGGGAGGAAGCAAGTGAAAGAACTGCTACAGAAGATAGTTGTGTGGATTATGGCGTTGTTCGGGAAGGAGGCGACTGTTAAGGAAGCCCTCCCGCCCTTTTCTGACTACTACATACAGAAGGTGGACGAGTACAGGTGTCACCCTACTACTGGAAAAATCATTCTGGTTGGAGATTCTGTGACCGAAGGGCAGTCAAATTATGCTGAGTACTTTGTTCAGAAGGATGTGGTGAATCGTGGTATATCTGGTGACACTACGCTTGGGGTGCTGGCCCGCCAGTATGATCTGTTAAAAGAGCATCCGAAGAAACTGTTCCTTTTGATAGGCACCAACAATTTCGGGTGGGGAACGCAAGAGGCCGCAGACAGAGTTGTTCAGGACATCTTGATGATTGCTAACGCTTTCTACAGCATAGGCACGAAGGTTTATGTGCAGAGCATCCTGCCCGTGCATACAGGGTTTACGCTTACGCACCATCGGGACAAGGCACAGATAGCGAAGACGAACCTGCTCCTAGCTGCGTATGCCAAACAAATCAAGACGTTTACGTTTGTCGATCTATACTCTCATTTTGTTGGGGAGGGTAACAACATGAAGGTTCACCTGACGACAGATGGGCTTCATTTGAGCCTGGAAGGGTACAAGTTGTGGGGGGAGATCATCTCCCCGCTGATGGATTAGCTAGAATTTCTGAAGTCAATTTCAAAAACATTTTAAGTAGTTCTAACGAGTTGGGGGTGGGAGAAGTCCTGCCCTCAACTTTTTTGTTGACAAACCCAGAAAAAGTGGTAATATCTCCCCAACAACAAATTGATCGGGAGGGAACTAACATGGGAATGGACGCTAAGGCTTTTGTTTTCTTTGGATTTGTTTTGGAGGAGGAGGAAGTTCGTGGTATATGCAAGGAACTTAACCTGAAAGAGTTCGGTGTTTTTACTGTGGAAGACGCTCCTGGGGAGGTTCTGGCCCCGTTTATTAAAAATACCTTTAGGGTGCCAGTATCTTTTGTTGTTGGTGGGATGGACTCCTCATTCCATTATTGCTTTATTCTTGGAAACACTTATACCGCTGTGTACGCGCCTGAATATCCTAAAATGTTTCGCACTAGACTTACAGAAGACTTGGTGTTGTCTGCTGATGCTCTTGAGCAAGGCCTTAAACTGGTCCTTGGAGCTATAGACTGGCATGTGGGTGCTTTGTACCTGTAAACTAGGAGGTTGTTGTGGGAAAGTTTGATAAGGTTTCGTTTATGCTGCCTATTGCGGATATTGAGTCTTCAGCACTGGATCAGATCGAGAAGGTGGCTGCATTGGACTTCGTGAAGAGGGTGGCTATCATGCCTGACTGTCATACGGGCTACGACATGCCCATTGGCGGGGTGGCTCTCCTCGATAACGTCATCTCCCCTAGCTACGTTGGCTATGACATCGGATGCGGCGTGCTGCATTACCCTCTCGGCATCTCCCAAGAGGACTTTTTCGAGCATGTTGATCTGCTTGGGCTGTTTCATACCATCCATAAAAATATCCCCACGGGAACTGGAAGGTTCTCTAACAGCGAGATTGGGGACTTCAAGTCATCCCTTGGAGATAAGGACTTGGATGAAGAGGTTCGTGCCAACCAGTACGCGCAGTTAGGAACGCTTGGCTCTGGAAACCACTTCATTGAGTTTGGGGTGTCTGCGGCTACCAAAGAGGTTGGAGTCACAATCCATTCTGGCTCTCGTAACTTGGGGCACCGTATCTGTACCCATTACCTCAAGAGGGAAAAGTGGTTTGCATTCGATTCTCTCCTGGGAAGGGCATACTATGAGGATATGCGGTTTGCTGTGGATTGGGCTGTGACCAACCGCCTGTCTATGTTGGAGGCTGTTATTGAGTCTCTTGAGGATTTTTTTGAGGAGGGGGAGTTTGAAATAGGTTTTGAAGAGGAGTTGGTGATTGATGTTCCTCACAACTACGCACAGATTCTTGAGGACGGTATTCTGCACCGGAAGGGAGCCACCCCGGCTATGGCGGGGCAGTACGGCATCATCCCCGGCAACATGCGGGATGGGGTTTACATCGTGCAGGGTCTTGGAAATGAGGACTATCTGTGCTCGTCTTCTCACGGGGCTGGACGGACGATGAGTCGTTCCAAGGCCAAGGAGGCATTTACTGTGGAGCAGTTTGAGGAAGAGATGCACGGCATTGTGGCGTCTGTCTCCAAGCATACCCTGGATGAGTCCCCGATGGCCTACAAGAACTTGGAAGAGGTGATTGATCGGCAGCAGGGCATTGTGATCGACGTTGTGAATCACTTCAAGCCCATCTTGAACATCAAGGGATAATTTCTCTTGACAAAACCTGGAAAATTCAGGTAGGATGTTCTCAACAAATCGGGGAGGGAAAGAACATGGGATGGGTAATCACAGGCTGCTTGATTCCAGAAGCGGGCAGGAACACAGAAGTTGGGACGGGGTATTATGCCAAAGAGGCTTCCTTGAAAGACTGCACGATGTTCCGACTTCTGGATGATGATGGTAACGTGTACTTCCTTGGTAGTATCTCCAAGAAGGACATCTATGATGGGAGTGAGGACGTTGCGTTCGCCCCGCTTGATTGGGCTATGAGCAACTACGGATGTACAGAGATGCAGTACATGAACGAATCCGGTGATTGGGAAACTCTTTAATTCCTAGATAGTGGGAGGGAGAAACTAATGGCTTTTGATATTTCATCGTATATTCTGGCAGGGTATCCGTGTCTGTATGTGAGGACTACGGAGCAGGAAAGGGCACTCCAAGAGATTGTCCATAACGTGGAACATGCCGGGTTGGAAGAACCTCTCAATGTCTTTGTCTGGAAGGTCACTACCGGACTGTACCCGTATGCGTCTGATGATCCTGTCAGTGACCGGATTCAGGACACTACGGAACTTGGGGAGTTGATGCGCTACATCTCCACGTCGGATGATGGGTGGCCCCACAAGAACAGGCTTTACATTGTCTTCAACCCCAAGGCGTTCATTGACAACAACCCGTTTTCCAAGCAGGCCCTTCGGGATGCCGCCTACGCCATCCGTACCAAGGGTTCTCATGTGATCTTTGTCGGGGCGGCATTTGAGTGTCCTGAAGAGTTGTCAGAGGTCATCACCTTCATTGACTTTGACCTCCCCACCAAGGAAGAGATCAAGACCTTGTTTTCGTCCATCACCGAGGCGTACAAGGAAGCGATGGGGCTGGATATCTCTGATGACATGCTGGAAAAGGCTGCGGAAAATGCTACTGGACTCACCAGACTGAAAGCCGAAAACGCGATGGCTCTTTCCATTGTGGGCAGTCGCGGGGTGGACATCAACCTGCTGCGGAAAGAGAAGCAGTTGGCTATCAAGCAGTCTGGTGTTTTGGAGTACATGCCGACTGACGAGTCCTTTGATACGTTGGGAGGGTTCGACAACCTGAAGGAACACGTTCGCCGTCGCCGTCGCTATTTCGAGGAACACCGTAGTGCCCTGGACTTTGGCTTGAAGCCCCCCAAGGGACTGATGCTGGTCGGCCAGCCCGGAACCGGCAAGACCCTTTCCGCCAAGACGATTGCCAGCGTGCTGAATCTGCCGCTGTATCGGCTGGATGTGGGTGCGCTGTTCCGTGGGGTGGTTGGCAGCAGCGAACAGGCCACCAAGGAAGCCTTGAGCCTCTTGGAGACGGTTGCCCCTGCCTGTCTGCTGATTGACGAAGCCGAAAAGCTCCTGGCGGGGTTGGAGTCCTCTGGCAAATCGGACTCTGGTGTCACCAGCCGGGTCATCGGAAGTCTGCTGACTTGGATGAGCGAAACCAAGGCCCCTATTTACAAGATTGCGACCTGCAACACCATTCGGAATCTTGATGGGGCTATGTTTCGGAAAGGACGTTGGGATGAGGTGTTTGCGGTTGACCTTCCCGCCGACTTTGAGCGTGAGCAGATTTTTTCGATTCACCTCCGCAAGCGCGGGCGGGAAGTAGCGAACTTTGACCTCACAAGGCTCTCTGCTGCTACGGAAGGCTTTGTTGGGGCAGAGATCGAGGCCGTGGTTGATGAGGGCTTGTATGTGGCGTTTGACGGCAACCAGGACGTTACCACCGACATCTTGACCCTGGTGGCTTCCAAGATGGTGCCCCTTTCCAAGACCGACAAGGAGAACATTGACGCCTTCCGTCGTTGGATGGAGGGGCGGGCCACCCCGGTTTCCTCTGTCAAAGCGGTGAGGGTGCAAGAGGCAAAGGACGCCTTGGGCGGGATTACTCGCCTGATTCGATCAAATTAAGAGAAAAACAAGGTTTTCTCTTGACAAAACTCAAAAATGATGTATATTAGGTGCATCAACACTCTGGAGGGAGAAAAAATGTCTGAAGTTAAAGAGTTGGTCAAGGTGATTACGCCGGAAGTTATGATGGCAGAGGATGATTTCAGTAGTCTTCCCCTTCCCGAACGTCACATGGCTGAAGTCCGTCTGCGGATTCGCAATGCCGGTAAGGCCGTCAAGGATGCGTTCTTCAGCCTGTCCCGTGATCTTCTGGAAGTGAACGAGTCTGGCAAGTTGTCTGGGGATCGGAAGGCATACTATGAATCCTGGGGATACAAGAACTTTGAGGAATACGTTGAGGGCGAACTGGATATGTCCTCGCGGATTGCCTACGAACTGGTGAGTGTCGCCAAGATGGTGCGTACCTACAAACTGGACCAGGAGAGGGTCCAGGCCATTGGGTGGACGAAGGCTGCGGCGATTGCGCGGGCCGGGGAGCAGGCTACCCGTAAGCTCGACGAGAATGATATGTCTGTGGAGGAAATCTCCCAGAAAAAGGAAGAGATCAAGGGGCGTATCGAGGAACTTCTGGACCTCGCGCAGGAAGTGACCGTCCCGGCCCTTCAGGACAAGTTGAAGGAGGAGACGAAGAAGATTGACCCGAAGGATGCTACGCAGCAGAAGCACAAGATTTCCTGGCTGCTTGAAGGTGTCGAATCCACTACCTTTGAGTCCGCCCTGGAAGTGGGCAAAAGCAACTGGCCTCATCTCAAAACCGACAAGGAGATCACTGCGGCCATCCTGGGTGATTGGATGGAACTGCGGGAGGCCATGCCGGAAGGGGTTACTCTCGATGCGGCGATTGCCCGCCTGGAAAAGACTTACGGTGTCAAACTGATGCAGTCGTCTTCCGCCCCCACCGCCGAAGCCTTGATGGGTGGGTTTGAGTCTCCGAAGGCGGATGATTTGACGCAAAGTCTTATGGCGGATGTTGATTTGAACCAAGTGTTGGGGAAGGTCCAGTAGATTTTTTGAAGTTGTCTGCAAAAATCCTTCCCCTCCCGAAACCCTCCCCCAAGCGTCAATACGGCGTGAGGGGGAGGGAACTCTTATGGAGCAAGAATGTCAGAAGTTACTAAGTCAGACCACGACTATCGGTTGAAGATGCTGGAAGAGGTTAAGGAGCGGTGTAAGGATAGGGAAGGATTGACTGCGGGACAATCCAAGGGGGTAGATAGACTTGTTCGCTGGAAGATTTTCGGGAGGGCGTCTATCGACGGACATGCTTTGGCCTTGATAGGCACGATCCTCCAATCAACCCAATACGATGTGACGTTCATACGTTCCATGCGTAATGCCACCAAGTTGGGGGAGGACAGCGCAGCTAAAGTCATTACCTACCTGAAAGAGAAATGTAGCGGGATGGAGAAGCAACTCCGTAGATTTGCAAGAGTGTGTGATAACTCTCTTGAGATTGAAGAGATGTACCAATTCCCTACAGAAGAAGTCATCATCGAAGTCACCAAGGAGATTGAAGCCGAAAAGACAAAAGGCATACCGAAGAAACTCTATTTTGATCGAAAGACACCGGCCACCTATGACGAGGTGCTGGAGCAAGTCCTAGCTGATGACAGCAATGATGACCTGTTCAGGGGGTTACACAACCTCATCAAGATGCAGTACCGTCGTTTTGAGGGTCTTATCAAGCGCAGTATGGATGGGGATTTAGGGGTAACAGAGAAAGATATCGACTCCTGTGCGGACTCCATTCGTAAGACTTGGGATACGCTTGGCAAGTTCCAGATTGCTGCTGACCTTCTGAAGACGCAGCAGGAACAGTTGGCTGACAACGTAAGGAACTCCTACCACAAGTACATCCAGAACTTTGATGAAGAGTCCCGCAAGTCTGTCGGGGCCGGGATGGAACGCATGTTGGGATGGCTCAAGACCAAATCTGTAGATCGGGAACCTGCCACAAGCCCCCTGGTGCTTGATGTGCTTCCTGGCGGGGAGGAGTCCTAATGTCAGACCAGATCAAGTTAAAAGATGCCCTGGAAGGCATGGACATGGTTCTGGAGGACACCCCGAAAGAACACCGCCCCCTGGTTGAGAAAGAGGTAGAGTCCCTGCTGCATTACATGACTGATGGGGATGGATTCCTTGAACTTGAGGAAGTCTCCAAGGTCTTTCAATCAGTCGGGAAGGCAATCCAGACAGGTGACTACTCCATACTTACAACCAAGACAGGACTCCGGTGGGAGCCTGTTCCCATTGTGCAGTTCATTGAAGACCCGTTCTTTTTAGGTCTTCGTGGACAGGTGTGGCCCATGCTGTTAACCGAATTGCATGACATTTTTCAAGGTCCAAACGAAGCGATTATCAGAGAAGTTGTATTGGGTGGCTCAATCGGTTCTGGTAAGAGCTTCCGCGCACAGTTAATTCTTGCGTATCAGCTATATAAACTGTCTTGCTACCACACCCCGCAACTTGAGTACGGGTTGTCTTCTGGCTCAAGTATCTTCATGATTTTCCAATCCATGAGCCTGACGCTTGCTAGAAAGGTTCTGTTCGATCAGTTCTCCCAGATGCTACGGCGGGGGGAGTACTTCCAGAAGTATTTCCCGTATGACAAAAGCATTACAACGGAACTCCGTTTCCCGAGCGATGTCACCATCATGCCTGTGGCTTCTGGTGATACGTCCGCTTTGGGCTTGAACGTGTTCACTGCTTGTTTTCCTCCAGAACAAGAATACCTTGCCTCCGATGGTACGTTTGTGCGCATGGATGCGGGGGGGTGCTCTCCGGTTTTAACCTATGATGTAGAGGGTTCCGTCATTAGGGCTACTGATTGTCCTGTTGAGTCCGTACTGACTGGATACAAGGAGTTGTATAAAGTCTCGTTTGATAATGGAGAGCATATTATATGCACTAAAGACCAAAAGTTTATGGAGGATTCCGGTGAGTGGATTGCAGCCTCAAACATGCCAGGAAGGTGTTTTAAGTTTGTTGACATGCAAGATATGCGGAGCGCGGGTTACATATCTAACACAGCATTTGAAAAACGTACATTCGATGACTGGAAGGGTGTATCGGGAGATGTTTCCAGGGGAGATACTGTGTACTCCGAAGATGATGGAGACACAGAGAAAAAGGAAATCTCCTGGGGAGTTGGTTCCGTGTCTAGTGTGCGGTGCGGAGATGCGTATGATAACCGGGACACATTTGAAAAAACACAACATGACTCCTACGAAGTATCGGGAGCTATTTCCAAAAGCGACAATGAAGGCGCAAGACATTGCAGAGGTTTGTTCGGAAAAAGCACGGGAGCATGTTTACGAGCAGAGAAAAGCCCCTGCGTTTATAGAGGCCCTGCGCGGAGGTATAGCGAAGGTTCGGCACCTCGGACCTGCAAAACTACGAGAGTTATACCAGAACCAGGAGTATGCTGCCGCGAAGTCTTTAGCCGCGAAGGAACGGTACTTAAAGTTGTCCGTATTGCAGAAAGCAAATATGGAATATCATTGTATGCGGGGCAGGGAGGCTGTTCTGGCGACGGGGTTCAGTGGCAAGATGGTGAGGTATTTTCGCCCGGATGGCACCTTATTGGTACTAGCTTCCAAACTAGAGTTGGTGTTTGCTTTTTGGTTGGATTTCTTGGTGATTCCATACAAATACGAGTCCAAGAGGCTTCCTTACCTATATCAAGGGAAGAAGAAAATATATATACCAGATTTCGAGACATCTTTCGGTCTTATCGAGGTGAAGGGGAACCTGTGGTTGCGAGACGAAAAGACTTTAACAAAGATGACTGCGGCACGTCAGACAGAGAACATCAGGTTAGTTACGCAAGCAATTCTTCAGCAGATGGGTTTGGGGGCGTTGTATCGAAAACTTATTCGAGAGAAGGTCAGAGAAGTGACGTTCCAAGCACTCGCAGAGGGTTTCAACCCGTCTTGTGTATGGGGATTGAACCTATTTTTAGAAAGTGTGCCGTGTATGACCTGAAGAATGTTCCTAATACACATGCGTTTTTTGCAAAGGCACGAAGCGGTGTTTTTATAGCACATAATTGTCTCGACGAAGTGAACTTCATGGCGAACATTGAGAACTCATCCAGGGCCAAGTTCACCGGGGAGGCAGAATACAACCAAGCACAGAAACTTTACAGCACCATCACTAGACGTATCAAATCGCGTTTCAATCGTCGCGGGAAGGTTCCTGGTAAGTTGTGTATCATGTCTTCGGCCCACTATCCTGGTGACTTTGTGTCTACCAAGAAAGCAGAGGTTGATGACTATAAGGCGAAGGGTGTTCCCTGCCCGATTTACTTTTCCTCGTTGTCGCAGTGGGAAGCCAAGCCGGTAGGCACTTTCTCTGATGAAACCTTCCTGGTTGAAGTTGGGGATGACACAAGGCGTTCCAGAATCATTCAATCCAAAGAGGAAGCGATAGAACTTCAGGATGTACTTGAAGTACCTGTGGACTTCCTTCCCGATTTCCAGAGTGATATAGATGCTGCTATCCGTGATATAGCCGGTGTGCCGGTGGGTGGCGTGAATCTGTTCATCAAGGACAGGGAATCTATTGTCAGGTCCACTAAAGCCCACCACAAGGCATATAGCGGGAAGCAACTGTTCGCCCATGATTCGGTAGACTTAAATTCTTTTGAAAATCTTGAATTTCTACTTGACAAAACCTACATTTCTGATTATCTTGATTCCTTGAATGAATACGCGATTCATGTGGACTTGGCTTTGACAAATGACTGTGCCGGATTGGCAGTCACGCACTTGGGGGGCTGGAAGGACGTAGGGAAGAGTTACGACTACGATGAGAAAACCGGGAAGGTGCGTGAGGCCACTCCGGGGCAGAAGCCCCTGGTTGTTGTTGATGGAGCCTTGCAGATCGTTCCTCCCATGTCCGATGAGATTGACATTAACAGGATCGGGGATTTGATTGAATTGATTGCCGCTTGGATTCCGTTGATTTATGTGACATCGGATACGTTTCAAAGTGCCACACTGCTTCAACGTATGCGGAGACTTAGGAATTATCGGGGGTTTCAGATCAAGAGTTCCATTGTCTCTGTGGACAAGAACTTGGCTCCCTGGATGGAAGTGAAGCAGGGACTACGTGACGACAGGTTGATCCTTCCCGACCACCCTGTACTAACGAAGGAACTGCGAGAGTTGAAGTACGACCCGAAGAAGCAGAAGGCAGACCACCCACAGGGGGGTGGGAAGGACGTAGGAGACGCCGTGGCGGGTGGAACGTATGTGATAGTGGCCGTGAACAGCGGGAAGCAGTTGAAGACGAAAGAGGTACGGACAGAAGTTCGTAGGATCAGAACAGGCCGACCCCAGATTTTTTGAACTTAACTTCAAAGAGGGAAGGGGCACATGACCCACGAAGAGAGGAATGAACCAATAGAGCGATTTGGGACGGTCTTGACCATCACAGACTTAGCCGTGTGTCTGTTTGATGATATGTCGGAACGCGAAATATTCTTCCCACGGAGGTACATTAAGGAATGGTTTTTTACGGACATGGGCACGGATCGGGGGTGGCCCATTGGAACACTTGAACGGGGGGATGATGTGACGCTGGTCATCCCGAGGTGGCTGGCCGAAAGAGAAAACCTTATGTAGATTGGGCGGGAATTTATGCACAAAATCCACATGTTGTTTGATGAAGATTCAATCCTCACGTATTTTGATGTAAATTGTACGGATGCAAAGAAACTGAAAAAGGTTAAAGTTCACATTGACACCTACGAGTTTGAAACACCTGAAGAGGTGGAGGCTTTCAGATTCGGGGTGTGCGCGTCATACGGAAAGGGCGTAAAAGATTTTTTTGAACTCACAGATGCCAATTTGAAACAGTTTTCCAAGAGGTTAGCAGAAGCGAACGTATCCAGTAGGAAATGAAAAGGGCTTGCATTTTTGTTGCTTTCTGCTATAAAAGTTGGATTCTGAAAAAACAGCACAAGGAGCGTGTTGCATGGACTTTGAAGAGTACCAGATGAGGGCTAGGACCACGGCCATTTATGGTGGGGTTGGTGAGTTCACAGGGCTTGCCTATGTTGCGTTGGGGTTGGCCGGGGAGGCCGGGGAGTTCGCCAACAAGGTGAAGAAGATTTGGCGGGATCAGAGGGGGGAGATCACGCAGGAAAACAGGGACATTCTGATTCAGGAACTTGGGGATGTTTTGTGGTATCTTTCCAATGCAGCATCGGAGTTGGACAAGTCGCTGGATGAGGCTGCGGTTGCCAATATCGAGAAACTTTTTTCCCGTAAAGACCGTGGTGTGTTGGGCGGGTCGGGGGACAATCGTTAATGCTTTTAGATACATCCGCCTCTACTCAAGGTGTGCAGGAAGACGTTTTAACTGAAATGAAAAAACATTTGATGACAAGTGAAGTCAACTGCACTCCGCTTGGTAAGACAGTTCTCTTGTTTTTTACTTTTGAAGGGGATGTAATTGATGCAAGGGTTCGCAGGGGGTTTGAGGCTCTGGGTGTCGAGGGTCTGTAATGCCTACATGGATGGGGGGGACGGTGTTTCCGTCCCCCTAACTCAAGAGGGGGAGTAGTATGAGGCTGATTGCGCCGACAGTTGAGCTTATTGCGTGTCCAGAGAATCCCTTGGAGTTTCTTGAGGGGGTGGCAAGAACCTGTTACCAGAGTTTTGACAAGGCGGGGCCGGGGACGGCGGAACGTATGGTCAAGATGCTCATAAATCGTGGGCATACTGCCATGATAGAACACTTTGTGATGACGTTTCGTATCAAGACGGATAGAGGTGTCCTGGCAGAGATGACACGGCATCGCATTGCGAATTTCGCCGTGGAGTCCTCGCGCTACTGTGACTACAAGGATGCCATGGAGTTCCTTCTTCCCGCCTGGATGAATGCTGATTTCCTTGGTGAGTGGGACTACCAAGAGTTGTCAAATGCGTACCCTACAATGGATGATTGGACAGCTACGGCTGTTTTCATTGCAGACTGCATCCAGACGGAGAAGAATTACAAGGCTCTGCGTGAGTTGGGGTGGAGGCCGGAACAGGCTAGGCAGGTATTGAATATGTCTTTGGCTACGGAGATTGTAATGACTGTCAACCCGCGTTCTTTGTTGAACTTCTTTGAACTGCGGACTGCAAAAGCAGCCCACCCGAACATGCGGGTCATTGCTCAGATGATGTTGGAAAAGGCTAGGGAAAAAGTGCCTGTCATCTTTGATGGGGTGGGGAACGGTGATGGATAGTATGGGACTAGTTCTGTGTTTCGTGCTGGTGTTAGCAACCTTGATACACTGTATGGACAACCGAGACGGAGGGGACGATGATTGGTTCTAAAGTTGTTTTGAGCAATGAGGATTTGGTGTCTACCATGTTGGAAGGGTTTAAGATGCTTGGTGTTTCTTTTGAGGACTCTAGTAGTGTGCCCTCCCGATTTGAGGAGTTCATGGCTACGATGGGAATCTTTCCTGACATGTGTACGAAACTGCGTAAAGCGCACAAGCACGAACAGCAGTTCTTTGAGATGCACAGCGCGTTGATTGGGTATGGGGGTGTCCTTCTGGCAATGGCTAAACTGCCGAAGTCTCCCCGGCAGTTCATGCCCATTCTGAACGTACTCAAAGCACTCGCTGAAGGGATTCTGGAGTTGTTTGTACTGAACCTTCTGGATGAATTTTCTGCCAAGGACGGAGAAGACAAGTATGTGCCCACGATGCTCACAGATGAGCGGGGGGATGTATACTGGTACAAGACTCCGTTCATGCCTGAGCTTCTGAAGATGGAGCGCGAGAGCGGGAAGGCTACGCAGTGAAATTCAATGTGAAATGCCCGAACTGTGGTGCTACTACGTTGGTAGATGCTGCTAATGAAGAGTCCGCAGAGGGTGAGAGGCTTGTAGTTTTGGACCCGGACGATCTCAACGTAGTGAAAACTTTGCAGTGCGCTGCGTGTTCCGGGCATTTCATGTTGCACATCCAACTGGAACCTTCCCTTTCCATAGGGAAGGTTGAGTGGGCGGGAGGGGCTACATGCTAGATCAAAGAGATTACCAAGACGTTGTGGATGCGAGTAGCGAGGATGACATCTCTTCTCTGGCTATCATGTTAGAGGAACTGTGTTTCAAACTTGGGCCTCATGATGGTGCGTTCGCAGTCGAAGACCACCCCGCAGTTTTCGTAGTGGTTGAGAGGCTTTACAACCTGATGGCTGCTACCTGGAAGGACGATCCTTACGGAACTGCTAGGGATTATTGCATAGCCAAGTCGGTAGACCCAAATTTGTGAAGTCAATGTGAAAAAGTGCTTGACATTTTCCCAGAAAAAGCACATACTGTTTCTAACAAATCGAGCGGGAGGGAAATCAAAATGCGTTATTGGGACATGACTGAACAGGAGCGGGCGGGTCTTACGGAAGACGATCTTCAAAAGTATCTGGACTATGAATTGATGGAGCGCGGGGTGGTCAAAGTCACCGTCCCAATCATTCAAGAGGTTGAAGAGGTGGACCTTCCCCGGAAGTCTTACTACAAAGTTCGGGGCCAGAAGGAATACGGCAATCAGGAGTTCAACGCCGTTTTCAAGACAATGGAAGAGGCACAGGTGTTTGCGTCACTCAAGCCTTCCCATGCTGACTATGAGTACAGTGTCGGGTCGGATTACATGTACGCATCTCCGTACATCTCGTACAGTATCGAAGAAGTCACCCTGTGCGATTACTCTGAAGTTATGAATCAGAAGAGCGTGTTGGACAAGAATCGTGAGATTAAGAATAAGAACGAAAAGTCTCGTAAGGAACACGCGGATGCTGTGAAGGCCATGCGGGAGGCAACGGACGGGCTGTGGGGGGACTTTTACGAGTGCAAGAGTAAGGCTTCCAGGTATCAGACTATTGTTGAGACTTTTAACAAGTATCTTGAGATGACCAACAATGATGAGCAGATTGCGGCCCGCTTCCTGTCCCGCGCTTTCAGCGTCGATGACATCGAGGAAGCCCGTAAGTGGTACGGGGTTATCCCTGGTAATTTTACGGCAGACGAAGCCGCTGCATAGGAGGCCCCGTGCTGTATAAGAATATTGTTGAAGCTGCGGAAGAGGCAAAGCGTTTTTTGACTAAGTACATGGAGTATCTTGCCGTGCATGGTGTGAATGATAGTCCGTATGCCTCCAAAGAGGGAGGAGCTTTGAAGCGGGCCAGCCTGGACTTGACTAGGGCACTGTCCAAGATGCGGCAGCAAACTCCTTGGAACGTCAAACGCAGTCAGCGGGAGGGTTAACATGGAAGGGGAAGTGACTATTAGCAAGGACAGGTACTTTAAGTTGCGTAAGTGCGAGATCAAGCTAATGATGCTGGAGGGGGGTGGGGTGGATAATTGGGATGGATATGATTACTCCCTGTATCCTGAAGTCGAAGATGCTTCCTATGACGTGCTGTGTGAGCAGGAAGAGCAGCGCATTAAGGCTATGGCGTAGCATCAGGCCCGGAACCATCCGGGCCGCGCTTGGGGCCAGGACTACCGAGAGGGTGCAAGCACACCACGGCAGGCCGTCCGATAGCATACGGTAGCCGCATACTAAATCTCCGGCCCACGGTGTGTGGAGGCTGGAACGGTCCTGGCCCCAAGCGTGACCATATTCCCGGTAACGGGAAAATGATAAGGAGGATGTGATGGAAGTCAAAAGCGATTTGTCCAAGGTGCGCGTGGGGGATGAATTGGTGAGCCTGCGGTTTGGCAAGGTTGTGGTCAAAGAAATTTACGACACCTGCCTTAGGTGCTGTGTCGCCCCGTTCAAAGATCAACAGGCATACTCTTGGGCCATCAACGGGAGATTCCACTCTGAGGACTTAACCCCCGACCTCTACTGGCCCGGTGTTTGTATCACCCCCGCAGAACCGCCGAAGCGGATGCGGGTGGAGAAGAAAACAGGGTACATCAACATCTACCCACCGGCTCCATCAATCCACAGGACATCAATGGCGTTTCCTGGTGGAACAGTTTTCCCATCACGAGAATATGCTGACTCTTTGAAGGGCTGTGGCCGGATTGGTGAGGCGATTGAAATCACATGGGAAATCGAGGTGGAAGATGAAGGCTAAAGGCGACCAGATGCGGGAGCTAGCGGTGATGTTGGTTCAGTGTATACAAAAGAAACAAGATATCAAACGCCAAATCAATCTCATTTGCAGGAAAATAGAAGCACTCAACTATGACATGGAAAATGAGGTGGAGGGGGTGGAAGATGTCTGATTGGTATGTTGAGGAAGACTGCCGTCATAATGTCGTGGATGAAGATGGCAAAGATGTCGCTTTCTTCCAGCGCGAGGAGGACGCCGACCGTTGCGTCGAGGCGGTGAATAGCGTGGAGAGGCTGCGGGAGGCGATTACACCGTCAGCAGAAACGAAGGCCGCCTACATGGGGGAGTTTTATTTTATAGAGGAAACGGCCGCAGAGGATGCTGAAGGGGAGCCGTACACCTATCTGCGCAAAGTCTTTGTGCCATGGACCACCATAAAAGAGATAATGAAGGCCATTCGTACGCGCGCCGCCCTGCCCATCCCGGTGGCGCAGGAAGTCAAGGGGAGGATTGAGAATGTCTAAGTTGCAGTGGACTGAACATCAATACGGGTGCTCTCGACTTGTCGGCCTTGCTTTCAACGTGTACATCGAGTGGGCGAACGGGGGGTATCAGGTTAAAGCCGGTAACAGCACCCTCACGGGCCGCTTCCAGGAGCTTGAGGAAGCAAAGGCGTACGCAGAAGAGAGGGCGTTTGGGTTGGTGTACCTCATGGTGTCGCGCATTGAAGACTACAGGCAGACCAAGGAAGTCAAGGGGAGGGTGGAGGGATGAGTGGATGGACTCTCGTGGCACTGCTTGTGGGCTTCGTCCCGGGTGTTTTGGCTAGGACGACTGTGAATACTGGTCCAGTGAAGAGCAACAACATCAAGGCCGCGTTGGCAGAACTGGGAGAAATAGAGGCAGAACTCGCAAGGATTCGCAACAAGATGGCCCATGGCGGCCTCACCTACAGCGTGTGGCCGAAAGGGGTAGAGTCATGAACGGCTGGACTCTCGTGGCGCTGCTTGTGGGATTTATTCTGGGCATATCGTTTGGTAATGTAAACGTCAAAAAATCCTTGATTCGCTGTGTTGGTGCCGGGGCCATCGTTGTAAACGGCATCGCCTACTCTGTGCGGCCCATGAAAAAGGAGTGGGAATGAGCATGTCAAGAACACAAAAGCACCACCATGAACTTACCAACGGCGTCGGAAAATGCTCTGTTCCGGCGTGGACATCTGGTTGCCCCGCTGGGTTTTGCGACAAACCGGCATACGGCCGTCGCCCGCCGTGCAAGGAGTACAGAGACCCATACACGGGCGAAGTGTTCCGCGCTGACTTTCGCTACAACGGGTACATACCTGGGCTTGCGTGTCCTAATCATGGTGGGCCAGAAAAGCCAGAAGGGGGCAACGATGGACAGGATTAAGAGATATCACTTTACTGATGACCACGGGCACCCTCTTGAGAATTGCGTGGACTTTATTTCCATCTTCACCGACCACGCCGCCGAAATCGCCGCCAAGGACGAGGAGATTGCGCGGCTTAACAGGGGCATTCTCGCAAAAGATTCCGTCATTGAAGAGCTGACGGCGACGCTCAACGAAGTCGGGTCAGTCGATGCCAAAGCACGGGCCGAAATCGCCAAGCTCCGCAATGTGGCCCAAGCAGCGCGGATGCTGTCGGTCAGCACGGGCCGGAAGCAGTTTGACGCCCTATATCGTGCCCTGGCCGACCTGGACGGAGGTTGTGATGTATAACTATGTTGCATGGCCTTTGTTGCTGGTGTCTTTTGTGGTGGCTGCGTATGGGCTTTTGATGGAGGAGTGGGAGTACAGGCAATTTCTAAAAAATAAGTCTTGACAAAACCTAGATAAGTACCTATAGTGTCTTCATACCAACTGCCGAAAGGAGCTTGAGATGAAGACACTTTTTTTGTTAATGACCTTGTGTGTGACCCTGCCCGCTTTTGCGGGTGCGGAGACAAAGACGTATCGTATCTACGACAACAGCGGAAATTACAAGGCGGTTGTTAAGGACCACGGAACCACCTCCACGGTGTGGTCTACGGATGGCAAGTATCTGGGAAGGATGTCTAAGACCAGCAATGGAGACACCAACATTTATTCTGGAAACGGTTCTTACCAGGGGAAGGTGCGTCCCTCCCGCGACTACAGCAACGATGAGGATAACGACGATGATTGATCCAGATGTTGACTTGTTTTTGCATAAGTGTTTGAGGCTTGTAATGCGTATCCGAAGCCGTGCAACTTTTCCTGACGCAGTTGAGAAGATGTCAAAAGAGTTGAACTTGCTTTTGTATGAGTATTGGAAGAAGCATGGGGATACCACTCTAGATGGGTGTATTGAGAGATACCGTAACGAGTTGGAGGGGGAGCGATATGAAGTGCCAGAAGATTGATGTGGGGGAGGCAACCCGCAGGGCTTACAGAGAAGCACGGCGGGATGCAATGCCCAAGGACTCCAGGTATCTGACGAAGGTACATGGGAACGGCAAGAAGCAACGTAGGTACGAACTGGAAGAGGATGAGTTCTGGGAGGAGTTTGCCTCCCTCTTCCTGACTAACTAGGGGGGGGCAGTATGCAGTCGTCTGCGAAGACGGATAAGGTTGATAAGCGTTTGGGGCTGGACGCCATGAGTTGGTACAGATGGAAGTGCCGGTGTTGCGGCCCCAAGAGCGGGAAGGATCGGCAGATGTACCATCAGGCAGAAAGGACTAAAGTGAGAGAACTTCTGCGGGAAGAGTTAACCGACCCCGAAAATTTTGAAGTTGACTGCGAAATTCCTCTTGACAATGCCTAGAAAAATTGGGTAAGATGTTTGTAACAAATCGAGCGGGGAGGATTCCAGATGATACTGGTGTGTGGGGATCAGCATGGGGAGTTCGGGGAGTTAAACAGCATCCTCGCCAAGAAGCAGCCCGAAATCTGCATTGTGTGTGGGGATATGGGATACTGGCCTCTGGTGCAGGGTTCCAGGGACGGGGGGAGGGTACTCCGTACTAACTTCGAGAAGAATAGTGGGGTGTTGGAGCGGGGAGATGTACTGACGTATCTCCATGCTATCAAACCTCAAAAGACCAAGATTCTGTTCTGTGACGGCAATCATTGCCAACATCACATGCTTAGAGAACTGGTGGATAAGGCGGGGGGGAGGGTTCCCATAGAGGTAGCAGAAAACATCTATTACATGCCCCGTGGGAGCTACTATGAACTTCCTGATGGCCGTCGCGCCCTTTTTATGGGGGGAGCTAGTTCTGTTGATTTCCGTCAGCGTGTTGATGGGTGGGATTGGTTCTCGAAGGAGGAGATCATTTCTCAAGAGGACTTAGATGCAGTAAAGCATCAGACGTATGACATACTTATCAGTCATACTTGCCCGGAGTGCATGGTGGATACCATGATGGAGATGCGACAGAAGGATAGGAACGATCCATCTACAAAGGCTTTGCAGTCTCTTATTGAGGAGTACCGGCCCGCTTTGAGTCTTTTTGGGCACTGGCACAGGTATGTTAAGAGGACCATTAAGGATACAACGTATATCGGCCTTTCCATCCCCGGCAGAACGGGCTGGTGGGTCACAATCTAGGAGGTCATTGTGGAAACGGTTACGAAAGAGTTTCAGTCTTTGATTAAGGACGCCAATGCTGCACATTATTACTTCAACAAGGGCAACGTGCTAAAGACCCTGAACATCTTGGCCGATGTGGTGGGAAGGTCGGTGCATCTTCGTGACAATCTGAAAGCCCTTTACAGAGAGACTGTGGAAGTGAGCGGGGGGGACGCCTAGTGGCTCTTGTCTTTAACTATGAGCGATTGTCAAGGATTCTTTCTCTGGCTTTGAGAGCCAAGAAGAACTACGACTATTCGGAGTTCTGCCAGAATGTCTGGCATACCATGTATCAGGGCATCTGCGACATCAGGAATACGTTCGATGGGCAGGATGAACTGCTGACTATGCACGCCGACCCCTACGAACGTGCTAGTGCCTTGCATACTGATCTGATGTGGAACGCACTTTTTGAGTTATTTGAGGAACTTGAATCTCTTGAAAAACCTCTTGACAAATCCTAGAAAAGTGTGCATACTGTCCCTAACAAATCAAGGTTAGGGAGGACAAGAGAATGAAGCGTTTTGGTTGTGTGACTTTGTTGGTTCTTGTTTTGGGGATGGCTGGTTGTGCTGGTAAGTGGTGCAAGCCCGGACTTAACACGCAGCAGTTCAATGCGGATTACAGTTTTTGTATGGCCCAAGCGGGTCAGGGTGCCTTGGGGAACATGTTCACGCAGATGGATTTGTGCCAGCAGTGCATGATTGGCCGGGGTTATAGTATTTGTCACTAGGGGGGGTATTCACCCAGATTTTTGAAATCAACTTCAACTCTTGATAGGGGGGTATGTTCTAGAGAGTTCCTCTGGGATAACCCCCTCGGTAATGGAGGCGTGTAGTATGCGGTATCTGCTGTGTTTCTGGGGTCTTGTGTTTTTAGTGACTTTTATAGGGTTTTCTGTAGGGATTGTTGTTCCGTTCTTGTTCTCCTACAAAAGCACTTTCGCGGTGTTTGGCGGGTGGGCGTACATCACTGGAGTGATGCCCGTCATTGTATATCTGATCTACAAGTGGGAGTGCAAGATAGGGAAGCCTCTTGTGGACAAACACTTTAACAAGTAGGGAGGCTTTGTGAAAATTAGTCGCTTGCTGGTTGTTCTGCTGCTACTGTCGGTGCCCTTCACGGGGGGTTGTTTTGGTTGCGCCAAAGTCCCTGCTGGCTACAAGGGTGTCAAGGTCTATCTGCTTGGTGGTGACAAGGGTGTGGACGCTGAAGAGGTTGGCACGGGATACTACTTCTTGGGGTGGAACACCGATCTGTTTTTGTTCCCTGTTTTTACGCAGAACTATGTCTGGACTGCTGATAAGCGGGAAGGAAGCCCTGAAGATGAATCCATCACTTTTCAGACATCCGAGGGGCTGTCTGTCAACGGTGATTTTGGAATCTCTTTTTCTGTGAAGCCTGAAATGGTTGATATCTTGTTCCAGAAGTACCGTAAGGGTGTGAACGAGATCACGGACATCTACCTCCGTAACATGGTGCGGGATGCTTTGGTGGCGTTGTCGTCAACACAGCCCGTGGCTAATGTGTATGGGCAAGGTAAGGCCAAATTGATGGCTGATGTTGAGAATATGGTTCGTGAGCAATGTCTCCCGATTGGCATCCTGATTGACCGCATTTATCTTGTGGGGGACTTCCGGCTCCCCGAAAAAGTTATTGCCAGTATCAACGCTAAGATTGAGGCTACGCAGCGTGCTGAACAGCGTGAGAATGAACGCCGGGAGGCTGCTGCGGAGGCAGCTAAGAGTGTTGAGAAGGCCCGTGGAGAGGCCGAAAGCATCACGTTGAAGGCGAAGGCACAGGCAGAGGCTAACCTCATTCTGGCGAAGTCTCTCACTCCCGAACTGGTGCGCTACAAGACTGTTGAGAAGTGGGATGGTATCCTCCCCAAAATCTCTGGGGATGTTACTCCGATGGTGAGCCTGGGAGACATAACAAAGTAGTCGAGGGAACGGCGGGTTGCAACGTAGGGAACGGCAAGGTTCAACGTAGGGGACCGACGACTTACAACGTAGACCCATCAAGTGACCCCCTAAGTGACCCCCTAAGTGACCCATGAAGTAAGCCGGGTAGATAGCCGGGTAGTTGAGCCAGAAGCCCTCATAGTGTCTTATAGGATGCTTTGGGGGCTTCGGCTGTTTTCCCACCCGCCCCGCTTTTTCCCATTGACTTCAAAAAACCTCTTGACAAACCCTAGATTTTTCGGGTAGGATGCACCTAACAAATGAGCGGGAGGGACCACATGGAAGCATACGACCTGGGGTACAGTGCCTTTCTGGAGGGACGGGAAGAGTCTGCTAGCCCTTATACTATTGATAGCGTGGACCGTGTGGCATGGCGGGATGGTTGGAGTGACGCCGCAGCCGACAGGCACAGTGAGTACCTAGCGAACTTGGAGGATTGCGCGGTAAATTACTGGAAAAATAGTGCTTGACATTTTCCCAGAAAAAGCACATACTCTACTCAACAAATCGGGGGGCATATGGACAGATACACGATGAAGGCTGACAAGCATGGGGAGTGGGTGCTTTGGGAAGACGTTGCTGTAGAGCTTGACCTCAAAGACTCCGAAATAGCCAAGCTGGAAGCCCGGATAGAAGAACTTGAAATGGACAGGGAAGACTTGGCGTGCTATATTCGCACGCTTGAAGAGCGTCTAGACTTGCTTGGAGGGGACGACTAAAATGACCAATATCAATTTCATCAATATGGAAACGGACGAGGAATTAACCATCCGGGGTGAGGCTAAGACCCTCCCGCAGCGGTACTTTCAAGTCAGGCCGGGCGGGAAGGCATCCCGGCAAAAGCTGGCGCAATTCTTGGGCAAGGCCAGCCCGCAGGATGTGCGGGTGTTTCTTGGGAAACAGGTCTACCGTTTACACCCTGACATTATTTTTTGAAGTCAATGGGAAAAACCTCTTGACAAAACCTGGAAAAACGTCCATAATCTACTCAACAAATTGAGCGGGAGGAGCGATGGAAATTAAGCCTGGGATGAAAGTGCGTCTGAAGACGCTGGAAGAGTTGGCAAGTGCGTCCACAGGGATTGATTTTGCGGGTGCCCTGTGCAACCCCATGTGGGTGGACAGCATCGTCCCTGACATGTTTGCTTATCTGGGAACTGTTGTTACTGTATCGTATGTTGTGCGGCATGACTATTTTGATATTCTTGAGGATGATGGGGTGTGGGGTTGGATTCCTGAATGGGTGTCTGAAATCATTGCCTAACGTGTAGACAAGAACACGAGGGAGCTATGGAAACTGGAATGAGACTTATCCGCGAATCGTCTACGGTGTCTGCTATCAAGGGGCTGTCTGTTACCATCCCCAAACAGCGCAACGAATTGGCCGAAAAGGTTGACCGGCTGGCGACTTTGATGACTGAAATCGACCTCAAGGAAAAGGCTTTCAAGGAATCCCTGGCCGCTGCGAAAGCAGAGGAAAAGGCTTTGAAGGAAGAGTTGGCCGGGGTGGCAGAAGACCTGGAGACGACCAGCCTTGAGGGTGAAGCCTCCATGCTGGTGTGGGAAGGCAAAAAGTCCAGGGACATTGACCCGCTACGCTTCTTTCAGTGGCTCAAGGAACGGGATCGGGAGCAGGACTTTTTCAAATTGGTAAAGGTCGGCCTGACTGCGACAGAGGCTTTTCTGTCGAAGGCCATCGTCTCGAAGTCCGGGCTGGTTGCGGAAGAAACTGACCTGTATGCGAAGGTGAAGGCCGTCCCGAAAATCAAGAACTAACCGACCAGTGGGGGCTACCATGTCAATGTGCGAGTCGTGCGGCTGTGGTCAGGAGGTTGAGTTTCTTCGGACGGCTTTGGATGTCAAAAATGCGGAAGTTCATGAATTACGTGAGTGGCTTCGGGGGGCTATTGATACCAACGGGGATGCCTCCCTGGAGATCGCCCGCCTTCGTCGTGTGGCTGCGGCAGCGGCATGGTATGCACAGTGCCGGGAATTGTATGAAACGCTGCATGTGGTTTGTGCGGACTGCTCCGATACGTGGTACATCGAACACGCATTTGCGTCCCTAGGGACGCACTTTGACCTGTGCAAAGTGGCTTTTGCCCAACTGCGCGAAGTTTTGTCTAATTTAGGGGATAAAACCTCTTGACAAAACCTGGAAAAACCGGGTAGGATGCACCTAACAAATGAGCGGGAGGAAAAGAACCATGTACGAATACAGCTTTCAGGAAAAGCGGGCGGATGGTAGCTGGTCCACTTTGATGCAGTATGACAGCCTGGAGGAAATCCAGGCGTCCCTGCCGGAGTATTGCCGGGAGTTTTGTGACGACTACGGCTTCTGGCCCGTGTACGGCAGGCACTACAAGGTGTCCCATGACGTTCCTTCCCATCATGTTTTGATGGGGGTGGATTTGCCGCAGGACAGTGACCGGGAGGCCCGCGCATGGTAGTCCTCGTGTTATGGGCAATATGCGTAGGGTGGCTCATTCTGAAAGGAATTGAGGCGGGAAAATGACATGGACGCTCAGACGCTTTCGGCCCTCATGTCATCCGCTTGCCAGATGAGAAGTCATTTGGCGGATATCCGGGCGGTAGTGGGTTGCCTCCCCGCCCCGGAGCGGGAGGGCTTGGAAGAACGTCTGTTCTCCATCCATGCGACCCTGACAGAAATTCTCACACTAACTTCAAAATAGTGCTTGACATTTTCCCAGAAAAAGAACATACTGACTTCAACAAATCGGGAGGGAACACACATGTCACACTTTACGGTATTGGTTGTCACTGAGGACGGCACAAAAGAGTCCATCGCCAAGGCCCTGGCTCCGTTTGAGGAGTACAGCGGGGAGGATGACTTCCCGAAGGAACTTTTAGAGTTCCACGACAAGGAAGAGTCCGTCATCGCGGAGTATCAGCAAGGCTCTGTGGAGAAAGTGCGTCTCAAAGATGGGCGTATGTTCTATCGGTGGGATGATCGTTTCAAGAAAGACCTGTCTTCCCGCCAGGAGTACCCGGCAGACAGCGAGAGGGTTAAGGTGCCGCACCTGGACCAGTACGAAACTTTGGAGGAGTTTGCCAAAGGTTGGTATGGATACGATGGGCGCGACCTGGAGAAGGGCCGCTACGGCTATTGGGAGAATCCCGACGCCAAATGGGATTGGTGGGAGATCGGCGGGCGGTGGCGCGGTATGTTTGACGGCAAGGACATTTGCCGGAAGGATCAGGCCGGGGATGTTGAAACCACGTTTGCCGTGCTGAAAGACGGCGTGTGGTACGAGCGCGGCAAAATGGGCTGGTGGGCTTGCGTGTCTGAGGAGAAACGCCCTTGCGAGTGGGAAGACCAATTCCGGGTGCTTTGGGAGGAGATCAAGGGGCATGAGCTTGTGGCCCTGGTTGACTGCCACATTTAAGACATGTGCGGGGGGTGTAAAAGCCCCCCGTTTTTTTGAAGTCAATGTGAAAAACCGCTTGACATTTTCCCAGAAAAAGAACATACTGACTTCAACAAATCGGGAGGGAACACACATGAAGGCACAAGCGGAACAAATTCAGGACGCAAAGCGGGCTTACATCCTTCAACTTTCTAACACGCGCTTTGCCGTGTACCTGGACGAGGGTGAGGGGTTGAATATCCTCTGGCCGTCGGATTCGGACCTTGGCAAAAAGTCTAAGGAAATGCTGCCCGATCAGATTTACAGTAAGCATAGCCAATATCCGGCTTTTCATTTCCGTCTGGGGGGTTCCGGGTACAGTAAAACGAACGACATTCGCAGCACTTTGCAGCGGGTTAACCCGCTTCTCAGGGTCTTTTGTCTGCACGGTTGGTCGCCTTCCTGAAAATAGTGAAGTCAATGGGAAAAGTGCTTGACAAAACCTGGAAAATAGCACATACTGACTTCAACAAATCAAGCGGGAGGGTAACGAAATGAGCGACAGAAAAATCTATGTGTCCATCCTGGCCGACTACAACAACGGGGAAGCGCGGGGCACATGGATCGACGTTGACGGGGAGAGTGCGGAAAGCCTTCAGTCGCAGATTAACGCCTTGCTTGCCATGAGCAAGTACCCCAATGTCATGCGTAGACGTTGCAAGGACTGCGACGTTTATGTGGACGCCAAATGGGAGCGGTGCCCGGATTGTGGCGGTGCTTTGCCCTCCCCGTTCCCGTCTGCGGAGGAGTGGGCCATTCATGACTCAGAGGGATTTTACGGGCTGGTCGAGGAGTACACCCCGCTGGACAGGATTGTCGAGCTGGATGGGCTTCTGGAAGAGGGTGGGGAGGCTTACGCCATTTACGCAAACGACAACGGTGGGGATGCAACCCTGGATGATTTTCAGGATGCTTTCCAGGGCACTTTTGATTCTGAAACAGCATTTGCGGAGCAACTGCTTGACGAAATGGGGGAATTGGATTCCATCCCCGAACATCTGCAAGCGTATTTCGACTATGACGCATACGCCCGTGACCTGTTTATTGACAGCTATTGGTCCGAACGCACTTATAACGGAGACGTTGCAGTCTTCGCCAGGATGTAGGGGGAGGCCATGCATACCACATACCATGCAGCGAGACGCTTAAAAGAGAGGGTTGGACTCCCAAAGAAAGCCCTTGACAGGACTGCAACAATCGCCTACAGTAAGGGCATGGGAAGGAGACACGCAACGGGGAGGCTTGAAAAGTATTTCGATGCGCTGTTTTCCGCGCACCACTCCAAGCCCAAAGACATCAAGATTTACGGGGAAATGGTGTACATTTACAGTCTGGCGCAGGTGCTTATAACGGTTATGCCGTTGCCGTCGGAATACAAGGCCGCAGTGAGAAAGCACTTCAAAAAGGGGTTGGCTACATGAGCATAAAACGGTACTCTCTTGAGTCCAGTGCGTTGTGGCTCAGTGACGACGACTGCCCCGGCTGTGACATGGAACTTGACGCCGATGGCACCTATGTGGAGTGGGAGGACTTTGAGAAACTTCGTGTACTCTTGAAAAAGGTTATTGCTGTGGCTGAGGATTTATGCGTGGACTCCCCCACCCCAGAAGGCATGAGTCTTCTTCAACAAGCGGTGGATATGGTGAAGGAGTATGAAAGTGCGTAGACCGACACAGATTTACGGTAATACGATAGACTTTGTGTGGGGGGTTGTGGTGGAAGTCCACGAGGTCGGGCCGTACAGCATCGTGGAGCATCTTGACAAGGAGGACCACCGGATATTTCACCCGTATGTGGAGGGGCGGGACACGAACTGCGGATGCACTACGATTGAGGGTGCCTTGTTACAGGCTATGGCCGTCAAGCACATCGGGCACAACACAGATTTTTCTTTCCTGGCGTGCCGGGCTTTAGGGGTTTATTATTAAATCTCTTGACAAACCTGGAAGGATTGAGTATTCTTCTACTTCATGGGGGCATAGTTTAATCGGTAGAACGACAATGGACGCCCGGACGCGGGCACCCCTGTAAGGGGCCGGTAGATGCCGGTTCGAGTCCGGCTGCCTCCACCAAAAAACAAGAAAACGCTTGACAAACCTGGAAGGATTGAGTAGACTCCTACTCAACGGAATGGGGAACACCGCCCCGTCTGGGGATGGCGCGGGACATGAAACAACAACCCCGGCAGGGGCCGGGCGGGAGGGAACGAAAAATGAAGGCGACGATCACTTACAAGCTGACTGAGGCTGGGCAGCGTGAGGCTTTGAAGCGCGGGCTGGACGGCAAGGCCATGCAGACCTTGACCGGCGAGATTTCCCCGGAAGACGTTGACTTTTTTAAGGTTGACCGGGACGGCAGCCTGACCCTGGCCCTTTTGCAGACTCAGGTTGTGGGGGGTGGGGTGTCCATCCGCCGGGAGCGGGAGGGCACTCAGACCATCAGCACCGACAGCCTGTACATTGTCAAGCACGGCTCCCCGATCATCGGCATAATTGGACATGATAAGGACGACCCATCCCTTGCCTCTTATGTCATGAAAGAGGGGTTTGACGCACCTTTTGAGAGTTTTTCCGCCGCCTTGGAGTTTGAGAAGGCCCGCTATCGGTGGGTTGAGGAAGAGTTTGACAGCATCAAAGCGCAACTGGTAGAGGCGGGAGAGGCCAAGAAAGCCAAGCGTGAAGCGGAGTTAGCCGAACAGTTGCGGAAGCGGCAGGACATGGAAAAGAGCCGGGACGAGTACGAGGCCCGCAAGCGGCAGGAAGCGGCAGAAGGTGAGGCGGCTTTGGAGAAGTGGGCCAAGGCGCATGGATCGGAGTTGCTGCTTGCCAGACTTGAAGAGGGCTTTGATTGGAAGGCCCTGGCCCGTCAGGAATACGTCGTGAATGTGCTGGCGGACGCCAAACTTCCCGCCGGAATCCGGGAGGGGGAGGCTGCGGGATGGAACGAGCGCGACAAGCCCGAACTGGCCGAAATTGAGAAGTTGCGGGAGGCCCGCAAGGCTTTGGGTGACAAGGCCACGGTGACTCTGGGGTGGCTGAACCTGGAAAGTGGGGAGGACGCCTACGGGGACACTGAATACCGGCACACGAGCGGCCTTGTCGTGACGATCACAACCCCGGACAAGGCGGAACTGATCCGGCTGATTGAAATCTAAACATCTCAAAGAATCCTGAATAGTTAGTGCGGGAAGGTGCAAGCCTTCCCGCTTTTTTTTCGCCATTAACTTCAAAAAACCTCTTGACATTTCCAGGTTTTTAGCGCATACTCTACTCAACAAATCGGGGAGGGAAACACACATGCAATCAAATGGATTCATTTTGAAAAGGACAGGTGGCGAAGGTGGATACGTTGCCAAGCCTGGAAGCAAAAACTCTTATACAAGAGTATTGAATCGAATCCGGGTTTTTCCATCCAAGGAAGCGGCAGAAAATGAGCGTTGCGTAGGAAATGAGATCGTTCTTCCTTTGGATGCCCTTTATTAAAAAATCGGGAGGGAAACACTATGGAACTTACCAAGGAAGACATCAAGGCTATCAAGTACGTCCTCAAGGCTGAAAAGTATCTGAGCAAGTCCCTGGTTTTACGGTCTGAGCCAGGGGCGGGTACTTGCAAGTGGGAGTTTCACATCGTGCGGGAGAACGGGGAGTACACCTACGCTTTTGAGACAAAGGCGTATTTTTCAAACTATTCGGCCAGGGCAAAGGACTTGAGCGGATGTTATTACACGGCTTTGTACAGCACGGCATATCATGCGGAGTCTATCCTGTCCCTTTTGCGGGAGGGGGACGAGGTGCGGGTGGAATGGTACAGCGGGGCCAAGATGACCGCCAAGCACAAGGAACTTGGTCTGTATTCGGATTCGGTGTACTTGGTCATCTATCGCAAGGGTAAGCGTCATCTGTATCTGGAATTTGGAACGGAGACGACTACCAACCCGCAATACCGCATGATCCGGGTCAATAATTGAATTTGACTGCGAAAAAACTACTTGACATTTCTGGGATTCTTGGTCTATACTGTTTCTAACAAATGAGGGGGGTAGGAACATGGAAAGAATGGAAAGAGTTGCCATCTCAAGCGCGTCTTCGGCTTGTGAGTTTTGTTCGCACCTCCGGGGCCAGGGTGCGGGGTGGGATTACTGCCCGCATTGCCAGTACACTTATACAAGCGTGACCGATGTGCGGTCAGACTATGCGGATCAGACGGTAGGTTTTTTTCTTGACCGGGAGAGGGCTGCGCGGGTAGAAGAGTCCCTGATCCCACTCACAGACGCCTTGACGCAGGAACAGGAACGTCTAGACTTCCTGGCAAAGTATGCCGCATGGAAGTAATGGGGGGATCAAGTTGCAAGTTAAAAATAACGCTTGACATTTTCCAAGAAAAAGCACATAATGTCTTCAACGAATGAGGGGGAGTCATGAACAGCACTACCGTTGACATCTTGAGAGAATCCGCAGCGATCTTCGAGGGACGCCACCCGGCTTATGGGGGGGACAGGGTGGCAAATGCAATCGGGTATCTACATCTACTTGGGCGAGTCCTTCCCGGTGCTGCCGATGTGGCTGACGATATGGTGGTAAATCCAGAACTTAGCTCAGATTGTTGCGGGCTACATCCTGATCGTGTGTTGTGGTGTGCCAACCGAATCCGCGAAGGGATTAAATAGCAAATTAAAAATACGCTTGACATTTTCCAAGAAAAATCACATACTGTTTCTAACAAATGAGGGGGGTAGGAACATGAATGCCATTATTTCCAGAAAGCAGGCCGCACAAATTCGCCAGTTAGTTGACAGTGATGGGTGGCAGGCAGTCCGCAAGCACCCTGAACTTGGGGCTGTCCTTGCGAAGTCTTTGAAGGCATCCCGCCAGTACGTGAATGGCGTTGTGGACAGATAGACAAAACAAATGAGGGGGGTAGGAACCATGTCAGACACTTACGAAAATCACTACTGCGGTGCCGTCCATTCGCCAACCACCACAGGCCCGTGCCGGGTGGGCAGCATAGGGGATTACTGGTGCGTGTTCAACGACAGGAGCCGAACGGTTCGCAAGATCGGCAGGATAGGTGCCAAGCGTCAGAATTATTTTGACAAGGCTATGACATACGCCGAAGCAAAAAATCGGGAGTATGCCGGGGGTATGCACATGAAAAAAGAAACGACTATCCGAGAACTACACACAGACAGCTCCTTGACCCTCGTCAAGTCGTTGTTTTACCTTGCTTTGGAAAAGGCTCCCGGGGTGGAGGTACATGGTGATGGGTGCCTTGACAAGCGGATCGCTTTCACATTTGACGGGCAGGAGATTGACTTTATCCCGGTCCTTGAACACTTCCACGCGAGTTTAGGCAAGTTCATAGAGAAAGAGGCATTGCAGCGTTGTGCGAAGCAGTTGGATGACTTCGAGCGGCTTATGCAATGCCATATCGAGCGGCTACGGGATGCCTTTGTGGACTTCAAGTGGGAGGCATTCCGGGCGGGGCTGGAAGAATTTGATAGGGAAGACACTTACTAGATTTTACCAGATTAACCTCTTGACATTTTCCAAGAAAAAGCACATAATGTCTTCAATGAATGAGGGGGAGCCTATGCAACTCAAGGAAGGGACTTGTCATACCTGTAAGTATTGCAACTGGAATACGATCTGGGAGACACACAACGGATACCCGGAGGATGACCATTTTATGGGGCGATGTTTTTACCTGGACACCATCCCGCTTCCGCCCACCGGGGCACATGCTGACGGTGTGATGGTAGAAGCGGAAACCCCGCACGAGAATTGCCCTTGTTACAAGAGGCGGGAGGGTTAGGTCATGACATTACAGGAAGCGAGAAGCATAGTGGGGAACCAGCCCGCTTGGGCACTCAAGAATATGGTCAAGGCGTTGAACATGTGCCCGTGGTTGAATACCAAGGAAGACGAGAAGCGTCTGCAAGCGGCCAAACTGGTCATAAAAAACCTTGACAAACCTGCCCGAAAGCGGTAGTCTGTACTCAACAAACGAGCGGGAGGGAAAGCACATGACCTACAAGATACAGTACGCCAGCGAAGGTATGGGGGATGGCAAGGCCCTTGAGATCACTTGGAACGAGGCAAAGCAGGGATACCTGTCTGTACCTATCTATTTTCGGAAGGGTATGTACAAGAGTGTTATCATGACCAAGGCGGAAGCGGATACTTTCCAAGAAATGGAAAACATGGGCTTGACAAAGAACATCGAACCGGGTAAGACTTTTTTCATCAAGTACGCCTGGGATTGAAATCAACTTCAAAAAAACAAAGGGGGGGTATGCTCTACACATACACGTACATGGCAACTCCGGGGACGAATATCTACACCTTGAAGTGGACTACCTTAGATATTGAGGCCAGGGACTTGAAGAGCGACTGTATAATGGGGTTTGACGCCTTCAAGGTGTTCAAAGACATGGAACGTCGGGGGGAGAGTACCCGGATTGTGCGGGGGGTGGGTGACTTCGGGGATGCGTGGGAAGACACATACGAAATTTCTGCTTAATAAGGGGGGTTATGGCCGGGAAGGTGACAAACGAGTACAGTCGGCAGATATCTTTTTACGAGCAGTGTCCGAAAGCGGTGTTTGCGGCTATTGCCGTTTCTGTTTTTACTTGTGGGGGAGACTGGCTGCCAAAGGCCCACGAGAACGTGCTAGCAGAGTGGTGGGCTTTGTACCATAACCACATCGTGTCACAGAAGCCTCCGCTGCCTGATCCATCGGACATCTAAACATACCAAAAATCGGGGAGGTATCCTAAATGCTATACAAGATCAGTTGGATGGATGTTTTTACTGGCCGACGTTGTGAGGGATTGTGGGACCACCTTACCCCTAACACGTTATGCAGCGAGGATGAACACGCGATGCATGGAGGAGATGTGGCGATTTTTGAAAAAATGAAGTCTCAGGGCCTCTTAGAGTGGGAGTGCGAGGGGGATGTTTACACCATTCTGAAAGACTAGCCTAACCCAAAAAATCGGGGAGGAAACACATGCCGAAATATCAAATGGAGTGGGTTGACAGATACTCAGGTGAACAGTTTGAAGACGTTTGGAGCGTGTTAGCCCCCAATGCCATGTCTGATTCTGGGGGAGGCGTACTTCCGTGGGAGGATTTTGAGATTTTCAAAGCAATGGAGCGGGAGGGCAACCGCAGGCATTGTCGTGCCGACATTGACATGGAAGGCGATCCGATTGAGGATATTTTTACGATCATCGACGCCTAGCAGAAGTCCAAAAAATCGGGGTGGGAAAGCAACCAGAACTAGGCTAAAAGAACCCACCCCGAACAGCCAAAGAACACTCAAAACCAGCCAAAGACAAGCCATTCTAAAGCCAGCCTACCAAGCAGACCGTATCCAACCCCAAGAATCAAAAGAAAGTCCAGCACAGGGCATCCTGACAACAATCAGCACTACCTCAAGGAAGCGGGCAGGAAGCACCCAAGGGAACGACAACAAGCAACGTAGGTCAAGAAATGAAAAGGGACCGGCAACCCGCAACGTAGGGGGGACCGGCAACTTGCAACGTAGCATTTTTTGGGGAAGGATTTAAGACAGAATACCTAACAGGTAAGCAGGCTGCCCCACCTGGAACTTAGCCGCCGCCCCGCCAGACCAGACTACCGCCAGCGTTATGCTCCACAAAGCATAGGTTAGAAAAAGCATATGTCCGAGCTAGCATATGTTCAAGAAAGCATATCGGCGTGGTCAAGCATATGTCCGCGAAAGCATATGCCCAAGAAAGCATAAGGCAAGCAATCTGCGCCATTTTTTTGTCATGTCGAGAGTATATGCGAGAAAAGCCGTGGTAGTATAGTCAAAGTTTTGTCAATTCACGTTCCATGCCAAAAACCAGGAAAAGCACAAGAAAATGCGAAAAAAAGCAAAAAAAAGCAAAAAAATCTGGCAGGAAAAAACGCCAAGCATATTTCATGCCACGACAAAAACCATGCCAAAAAAATCTTTTTATCGAGCTTTTTTCCAGTTTTTTTCGTTATGCTATGCGAAGCATATAGGGCTGAAACACGCCAGAATGCGATTTGCCGCGCCGGGCATGTTTTGCTAGGCAAGGATACGTTTTTAGATTTTTAGCGCAATACAAGGAAAAATGGCCTTTTTCAAGATTTTTTGGCATGAAAAATGCTCTTCGCGCGCCCGGATCATTACATACGGCATTTTTTGAAATTGATTTCAATTTTTTGAGCGGGCCAAAAAAAGATAGAAAAAATGCTTGACGGGAAGGCCAGAATGCGATTAGAAAATAATCACGACGTGCGGGGAAGCGGCCCGCAAAGATCACTGAAAATTGACAGGCCAGAGCTTAGCCGGGACAGGCCCGGCGAGAGTAGCCGACAAAGGATTGCAAACAAGCCGGGAACAGTTCCCGGCTTGAAACGCAACCCTAAAAAAAGCGAGGAAAAAATGGGCGGTTATTACTATGACGGCCAGGGGCGCAAGATATTTTTTGACGAGGTAGGCGCACAGATACGCCGAGAACGCCCGGACTTGATCGGGAGGCATATCCGGGAACAGCTACAGGCGCTTGGATTGTATGCCGGGTTTCGTGCGGGCCAGACGGTTTGTGGCCTGCCATTTTCGTTTACCGACGCAGACAATTAAAAAGCGGGAAGGAAAAGCACAATGCAGCTCAAGATGGAAGGACAATCGTGGGAATGGGATGATACGCGCGGCAACTATTTCCATATGCGGCACGCGCTTTTTCTGCCGGGCAGGCAGACGGCCCGGAAAGCGCGGCAGGCATACATGACCGCGCGGCGCAAGTGGCGCGCGGAAAGCGGCACGCCTGGGGCAGACATTATGCTATCTGGCGGCCTGTATCGCAAGGCCCGTAACAGTTAAAAAAGAGAGAAAAGACATGTCATGGACCGTTTGCAAAGACATGGACGTGTACAATCGGGCATGGAGCTTGGCCCGTGGGAGTTATCAAAGGGGGATTATAAATGGGATTGAAAATTTATCGGGTAGTACGCTAAAGGGTAAGGCCAAGCTTTTTTCTTGTCGATATTGCGCCAGCCGTCATAACCTGCTTGCCCGTTTACGGGCGGCTGGCATTAGTGTGGGCGAGACGACAGGCCCGCACAATCGGCGTATTCTGGTCATCGGGTAACAATTAAAAATCGGGGAAGGAAAAAGCATGAAAAGAAAATATGAAATGTTGTCAATAGATGCATGGGGAGATGATTATGGCTGGTCATGGAATGACGCGCACAAGTTAGAAACCGTCACTTTTGCGGATAAAGACATAACGCCACGAAAGCTTTTTGCCTGGTTACGTAAAAATGATTATCTCGGCACGGGCCGAAAATATTGGGGCAAGGCATTGCTAGTTGAATACGGGGAGTACGATTTCGAGATACAAGAACGCCGTACTGGTATGCCGGTCTATGCTTTTCGGGCAATACCGGGAAACCAGTAAAAAGCGGGAGGGAAGCACAGTGCAAGCAATGCTTGATTTACTACATGGTGACATTACCGTTGCCGATGTCATGGCAATGGCCGAAACAGAAACGCCGGAAAGCGAAGCAATGTCGGACGATGATTTGACAGCGTATGCTATCCGGCTTTGGGAATTGTCCATGCAATGCCGGGAAAACAGCTAACAAAAAATCGGGAAGGAAAGCACAATGGAATATAATGGCTGGAAGAATTGGGAAACGTGGAATGTGGCTTTATGGATGAGCAATACAGAAAGCCTGTATCTGGCGATTGAAAGCAGAAAAGACGATTTAATTGAAAAATACGGTATTGAAGACAGGCGCATTGTGCGTATTTTGGCAAGATTTATCCGGGCAACGTGTGAGGATAATTTTCCAGAGGGAACGCCCGATATGCGGCCTTTGCCGGGCAGAAAATACGCAAGAACGGATTTTTTAAGCATTGCCGAAGGATTTTTTGATTAACAAGCAAAAAAAGCGGGATGGAGAACATGAGCTACATAAAGACATTGCAAGAAGAACTACAAAAGGAAAAGGAAAGAGTGAAAGAGTACGAAAAGGGTATGCATGATTTATCAAGATACTTGAACTTGCCTAAGTTCCATGAAAATCCCTATGTCAACAAGCAGGATATTTTCAATCGTTTGGCGGATACATGGCAAAACGTGGCTTGCATTGATTAACAAAAAAAAGCGGGATGGAAAACTATATGAACTACCTAGGCTTTGATGTAACAACAAACGCGGCAAATTATATAGTCAAAAGACTGGAAAAATTGAAAACCACAATCGGCATAGAATCGCAGGGCATGTATCACCAAGATAGAACTTGGACAATGGTGCATATTGATACGACATGGACGGAAAGCCAGCTAGATGAATGGCTTTATGTGACCAGGTTCCCGATACCCGTGGACTATGGCACGTTTACGCGCAAGGGTTGAAAAACAATAAAAAATTATCGATAAACGATAAGCCACAAAAGAAGGAAAAAACATGAAATGCAAGCATATCGGCCAGCATGAAACCCATGTCTTTGAGCATAACGGTTTCACTTGCGTCTTATATCATGATACGCAAGTTTTCAAAATCAACCGGAAAACGGGAACAATCGTTCTAAACTCCGGTGGCTGGCGAACGGTCACGACGAAACGCAGAATTAACCAAGCGTTTGAAGAATTCGACATTGCCGCTTCGCTTTACCAACACAAAGGCGAGTGGTTCGTGACAATCAACAACACAACAATTCCATTCAACGATAGAATGGAGTTTTGTTACTTCAAGAGTGAGGAAAAAGCGGCATAACAAACCAGCATGATAAAATCGCGATAATGCGCGCCAATACTGGCATAACAGGAAAAAGAAAGGTGAAGAGATGAAATCCTTTAGGTGGTTTTCAATACGCCTTGAAAAATACTGGTTTTTACATGGTGGAAAAGACAATTTTCCACGATATCATTTCTCGCATTACAGGCGCCATGAGGTTTTGGCCCTGCGTTTTTTTTGTAAAAATTCGCAGAACCTCGACTGGTATTTTGCATCAAACATAGTTGAACATCGCGCACTATGGAAAGCATAACAAAAAGGAAAGGTAAAGAGCATGAGAAAAGCAAAGTATTCTATCCATTACGATAGTGGGAACGTCATAGCATATATTCAAAAATTCCAGCCAGTGCAATTATCTGCGGGAACGTATGACGCGGTCTATATTTATCGCGAAGGAAACGGGTATTTCGTTTTGTCCAGGCATCCCGGCATGGGATATATCGGCCTGGAATACTTCGAGCGCGACGGGAAAGCGCTTGTTTTGATGGACACTGTTTTCTTTCAAGATGGACAGGTAGACGAGCTATCAATTTATTTGCCGAAAAAAGATATATTCGCATATGCACCTATAAATCAAATAAATATTCTTGCACAATATTTTTCATAACAAAAAGGAAAGGTGAATAAAATGGCGCTTAAAAGGATTTACATTGCAAGCCATGACGGCGTGACGGTTCGGGTATTTCGGGACGCAGAGTGGGACGAATACAGGGTAAGATATTATTGGCAAGGTGTTCTTATGCCGGATTCCGATTATTTCACCGATGACAAGGCGGAAGCGCTTGGTATGGTTTCGATCATGCTACGCTACAGGCCCGCACAAGCCGCATAGGCAAACCCGATAGCAAGGCAAAACAAAAACCGTGCCAACACGTAACCACGGCAAGAACCGTGCCAGTTAATTCTATTGCCGATATATCGTGAAAGTGGCCCCCCACCACAAAAATCACGATATATCGGCAATAGGTCTAAAGGTCGGTAGTAGCCTACAATTTTGGGAGAGATTGCTCAATAAAGCCTAGTAGTTAGGGGCCTCTTTTCTACAATTCCTGCTGATGTGACCGAATAAAGCCTAGTCAGTACAGGGGGTTACAGTTTTTTACACGCCAGGGAGAATAAAGACTAGTTACCGGGGGGATCACATGAAGGCTATGAGGACTGCCTTTTTCTTATCTCTCAGAATGAGACTTATGATCTCCTCTAAGGTCGGTGGTGCTTTTTCACCTAAGAGTTCTTTCTTCATCGCTTCTGCCCCTTCCCGCCCAAATTCATGGGTCCAGATGGGCCTGCCTAATGTCTTCTCCATTGCTTCATGGAACCTTGAAAAGGGACAGCAGAGGCGTGGGGTGTTTATTTGAAACTCTGCTATCTGTCTGTCAGTTGCTCCTTCCCACCAGTTGGTATTAAATAATGCTATTGCCTGTTCCTCAGTCATGTTTTCCATCCCGCTCATGATCGTTTCCTCCCCGATTTTTTGGTTTGTTTTGAAGTTGATTGCAGTTTTTTCCCACCACCCGCTGATAAAGCCTAGTCCCTAGTAAGACTTTTTAGTCAAAGTGGTAAGTGTTGTTCATTTTGACCTAGTTTTTGGGGTCAAAGTGGTAAATGAAAATTTGAAGTGCCGTAATTTTGCCTTTTTTTTCTTAAAAGTGGGAAGCCGTCCCTATTTGACTGTTTTTAGGTTTTGGTGCGTAGTCATCTTCATCAGATGCTAGGAATAGATATGCTTTGGGTGGTGTCTCAAAGTCTCCAGCCCGCGCTGTGGTACTTATATGCTCAGGAGACAATGCTATACTGTACTCCTCCAGTTCCCCTGTCTTTTTGTCTAGCTGCTGAACTAGGATCGTGTTCCCTCCCGCCAAGTGGGCTAGAAGCCTGTCATCTGTCTTTATGTGCTGTACCACTTTTTCAAAATTCACTTGTGCTACCTCCCCGATTTGTTGAGTAGAGTATGCGCTAAAAACCTGGAAATGTCAAGAGATTTCCTACGCGGCATCCATCTCCATTCTGCGAATTAAGTGCTGCTGCACCTCGACCCGCTCCTCTAATGCCTGTAGATACTCCAAGATTGCGGGGAGGTCGTTCTTGGCCTTCACAAGAAAATTCATGAACCTCCATCCCTTTGCATCCTTCAATGCGTACACCCCCACATCAGAAACACCCTGCAAACTCAGTTGAGGAAACCTCGTCCCGGGAGGGTCGGCTGAAACACTCCACCTACTCGGTTCCAACTTATCCAATAAGTCTCGTAACTCCCCCGCCTTCCCACTCGCTTGCTGCATCTCTTCCTTTGTCACTTCTGTTCTCCTTCCCGATTTTTTGATAGACGGATCACCCGCATGGTATTCATGCAGCTTCCAGATTGCTGCCGTGGGCGATGTTCGGCAACCCAATCCTTATGAAACCACCAAGGATGGTCTTCAATAGTGAAGCAGTTTCTAGACTCGGACACAGAGTCAATCCTATGAAAGCCCCCATCCCCAAACACATATAGTTGGGTCGTTCCTTTAATTACTCTGTATGTCTCCCAAGAGTAATGACCCAAGCACTCATTGAGGTGGTCATTGAACCTCTTTGTATAGACTCCGGGCAACTTAGCTATGCTTTTATAGGATAGCAGTTTCACTCTGTCCCCAACCCGCAACCGTATTTGGCTACTCCTAGTAATGGTGGTGGCCTGTTCGGGCACCGGGCGTTGTGCCACATAGAAGTGGCTTTTTAGTGCCTCCCACATGGATGAAATCCTTGAACGAATCATCGAAGTATCTCCTTACTTGTGTGTCTTAGTTCGTCTTTCTGCAACGTATCAAACGTATATCCAGGTGATTGGAACGTATTTTTCGGGGTGCCTCCTTCCCCAAAATATCCCAAGAAAGCACCAGGATGTCGGGTATTGGAATGTCGGAGAAGGCACCTACAAAGACACACCCATGTTTGATAGCGTACACCTGATGCTTGCTCACACCATCAAACACGGCATCGAAAGCACCACGCTCCCTATGAGACATTTCTTGTAGTACCACTGGAAAACCATACCCAACCAGACTATGCAGTAGAACATCGTCTGACTGTATGCTCTCGCGTGAGCGTAAAATAACGAACACCCCTAACATGTCTAGGGCCTCCGTGTTCTAATCAATCGAAGGTCGCTGTGTCTCACTTGGCTCGTAGTTGAACCCCTCACCAATCCCACTACCCAATCCTCATGGAATGTCCAGGAATGCCCCATGATGTGGAAAAACTGGCCTTCCACAGAAGTAACCTCGTGAGAGGTTATACCATCACACCCGCATCGGAGTGCAGAATCCTTAATCACAACATTCCTATGCCAATCTGGGTGGAGTAAGCACGGCCTGCTGGCATCACCACAGAACCCCTCCTCGTACACACCAGGAAGGGCTTTGATCTCCCCATAAGAGCGCAGCTTGATCCTATCTCCCACCTGCATGTCCAGCCCCCCACTTATGTGTAGTTTCGTCCAGCAACTCGATCTTTAGATTCTCGGGATGGAGCATCTTGTCTACCTTCTGCTCTAACGTCTCCCCCTCCCGCATTTCAATGCTGCGACGTAAGCACCATGCCTTGAATTTCGGGTGGGCTGCCAACTGCTTCATACACTCACGCTTGTTCGTATGCTGGCTTCTATCACTCTGACTCTGTACTACCACCCCGGAAGGTCTGTGCGTTAAACGTACTGCCGATTCCGTCTTGTTCCTGTGCTGGCCTCCAGGCCCCGTCCCGCGATACGTGTCCCACTCCACATCATCCTTGGTTACGCTGAACATCAGTGTCTTTGCCATACTAAACCTCCAGGTATGCTACCTGACCCGTAATCGAATCAGCCGAATGTCCCGATGATAATCCAGCCTAGATGCAGCACCCACAGACTTTATCCACCTTGCGTCATACCATAGGTTTGAAGCATCTCCGCGTATCTTGAAGTGGCTTTTGCACCCCGACAGGTCTGCTATTGTTACGTCTGTCCCAAAATACTTGTGCATGGGTGTGTATATTGTTAGACCACATGTCTTTTCGGCACACTCCTGCTTCATGAGTCTGACAACCGTCCCGACTTTCAGTTCCATCACACCCTCCGCAACCGGATAAGTCTCAAGTCCGTGTGCTTCTCCTTGGGAACGATGCTCTCAACCCAAGATGTGTGGTAGGTGTAGGGGCTTTCTTTGATCGTAAACCGCACCCCAGAATCGTAAGCTGGATACTGCTCTACAACCACTATCTCTCCGAACCATTCATCCATTTGTGCTAGGATGTGTGGACCGTTATGGATACTGCTACAAAGATCGCGTGCTTTTAGTCTAACTCTCGTTCCCTTTTTCAGCATAGACTTGTCCCATAGAGCATCCCCATTAGTCTTACTGCAAATCCTCGCTACCCAATCTTCTGTGAAATACCAGCCGTCTCCATCAACTATTTGGAAGTCTCCGTACTTATCAGGGTCAGTCGCTACGGTGACTACCCTCCCAAAATAATGCTTCATTGCATCCATGATGGATAGCCTAGTGTCATCTGCATGTAGCCATGCTTTGAGTTGTACTCGCATCCCTTTCTTGAGTTGCATCACTGGCCTCCCACCCGCATACGAATCAACCTGATGTCCCTATGCCGTTCTTTGGTGAACGGCTCCGTGTATGTAACTGTGACACTCTCCATCCAGTCTGAGTGAAAGGACCAACTACATACTCCATCATCAGAATCTTCTGGCAATTCTCTGAGGGACACCCACCTATGTATAGGTTCTACACTGTCTACAATGAAGATTCTTCCAAAATATCCACGCATGTGTGGAACAACCCCAGGAGCCTGATCGGTGTCTATGTCTTGCAGTCTCTTCAGCCTTATATACATCCCAGGTTTCAGTTCCATGGCATTATTCTCCAACCCGCATTCTAATTAAACGAACATCCCGGTGTTTCGGCCTTTCGGTATGGGGTGCGGACTCACAAACCCAAGCGACGTTGTATGTGTGGGTATCCTCTTTAACCTTAAATGAACCTATACCCGCTAACTCTTCTATAAAATGGTCCACAGTTACAACCTTCCCAAAGTAAGGGTGCATAGCTAAGGCTATGACAGGCCCTTTGGGGATATCCGCACAGAAGTCTAAAGGCTTCAAACGAACACGCATCCCTTTGGTAAATTCCATAGTTATCCCCCTCCCCGCTCATTTGATACGAGTATCCTACCCGAAAAATCTAGTCTTTGTCAAGAGGTTTTTTGAAGTCAACTTCAGTTTATTTCTTGCTTTGTTTGCATACCTACGGTTGCCTTCCCGCCTAAAATCTAAACTCCGTCCCGCAACCAAGCAAGTAATCTCTCCAACGCCTGTTGGAAGACTTCGTACCTACGAGGCGGGCAGGAAAGCACCAAGGAGTTCCCCTGATACTTAACAGTCAGCCCGTACTTCATCTCTTCCTGTAAGGCATACATAACCCCGTACAAAGAATCCTCACGAAAGATTTTGGGGAGGAAGATCAAGTACGGAGGCTGCTTCCCATAATGACCACTACACCCTTCCTGCGTGTAATAGCCAATATCCCAAAACTGCTTGACCACCCCGCGTATCTCCACATCCACCAAAGATTCCACATCTGCCCACTCTTTCATCCTATCCTCCTCAGTCTGATTAACCGAATGTCCCTGTGCTGTGTCTTCTCGTGGCCCCCTACACTTTTGGGAGCGTCCCGCACACCGCGTACAGCAATAACCCAACTAGAATGAAACCAAAAGGTGGAGTCTCTTAACCGGAAGTAAACGTCTCCCCCGCTTGGGTCCACTTCGGACACAGTACCCCATGTCCCGAAAAACTCCTTCATGGAGGGGTATTTATCTAAATGAGTCTCGTCGGCAGCATTGTAATGACAAAGAAACACCCAGCACCCAACTTCGATTGCGTCCATGCACCCTCCCCAAATTTCTTGAAAGGATTCTATACACTTTTCTAAGTTTTGTCAAGCATAAAAAAGCCCCCAAGCAAACTATTTCTAGTCTACTCGGGGGCGGGTGGAAGGCCATCGTTACCTACAAACCGGTATTACGCACCAAGTCAGCAATAGGACCACGAGACTTGTTCGACTTCAAAACAATATGCCCATAGTTGGGCTGACCCTTGAACATCTTCGTCACCCAATTTAACCCGTTGTTGAACTCGTTCAAGTACACAGCGTCAATCTGCTGCACATCCCCCGTCATTACACACCGCACGTTGTCCCCCATGCGGGACAGCACCACCTTCACTTCCTGCCGGGATAGGTTCTGTGCTTCATCAATCAACACAAAAGAGTTGTCGATGTTCTGACCACGAAGAAACTGGATCGGAGTCAACTGCAACACCTTCGGGTCGAAATCCAACGTCGGAGACTTGGCGTCAATAAACAACCGACTACATGGGCGTATCCTGTGCATCTTCAGAAGTAAGTCTGTCACCGGCTTGAAGTACGGGGCAACCTTTTCTGCCGCCGACCCCGGAAGAAAACCCAAAGGGGCCTCCCCAACTTCCAGGTTGTGCTTGACCACAATGATCTTCTCAAACTTTTTCTTCTCCAGCACCCAATACAAAGCAGCCGCAATCGCTAGCTGCGTCTTGCCAAACCCAGAACACCCCTGCATACTCACGACATCGAGGTTGGGGTCCAGCAGCAGTTCCATAGCGGCGTTCTGGGTGGGGTTGCGCGGCTTGATCCTCCAAACCTCATTGTCGTAATCCACCAATTTGACCTGTGAATCATCTGTCCCCAAAGACCTGTGTAGTTTTCCCTCCTGCCAGAAAAAAGCGTTGGGGATGTACTTCTCACCGACTTCAAGAAACCCTGTGAACAACTGAGACTCCGACTGATAGGGCAGAGCTTCCCGAAAATCCTCAACTGTGAGGCCGAAATTCTTCAACTGAAGCCCAAAAAGACGGTCATTCACGACAAAAGTACACCCAAGGTGCTTGTGGTTGTTGAAATACTCCTTACAAGCCCACAATTCGTCCATTTTGCAGTCATAAATGGTGATATGGTCGCTATGTAAGTCCAATTCGTCGATGATTTCCTTGATAATGTGAGCTACACGCGGGTTTTTTTGCATCCTATCAAGGGTATCCAGGGTGTGCCTCATCAAAGAAATGTCGTTTTCCTCCCCATTTCGGAGGATGGTGACGGCCTTCGGGTTGTCCAACAGAACCGAAACATGCACTACATAATGCTTTTTCATGTTCACCCTTTTTGGTCAGGATTGTTTTTGAAGTTGATTTCAGGAAATACCTGCTTCATACCCGCTGTTCATCTCCTAATATACAGTTTTTCTGGGTTTTGTCAAGGGGTTTCTTCCAAGTTTTTTGCAGTTGACTTCAAAAAAATCTTGATTTCTGCTTGACATTAGACGAAAAACCCGTATATTAGGTGAAGTTGAACGGGAAAACACCCACTAGGAGGTCCATGTGACAATCGTTGTGTTTCCAGAGGACAAGAATCTTGGCACGCCTTATGAGAACTGCGTTTTCTGCTTCAAACCCACCCCGTACTGGACTGATCCCGATGGGGAGGGCGTCCCTGTATGTATCCGGTGTTCGGAAACCCGGCATCCAAAAGATATCCCCTCCAAGGAGGAGTGGTATCTTCAGGACACAACCTCTCACTACGTCGAGGAGAACACAGATGACGATTGATCTGAAGTGTGGGGAGGATGAGGCGGCTCTGGTGATGTCCCCGGATGGCTCTATGCGTATGTATCTTCCTACCATGCAGGACGAGGACTTGGTTCCCGAACACATGGCTAAGATAGCCGCGCTTGCTATAGTTGCCAAAACCCCGGCACTCATGGACTATGTTATCAATACCGTTTACGAGGACTTTAACTCGTGACAAAAATGGACATACTGAACAAAAAACTTGACTTACTGTTCAAGTGTGTGTATCTTGGCGCGGTGTCTACGAAAGTACCAGATGCCTGTCGCTTCATGCTTAATCAGCACCACGACAAGTACCTGGAACTTCAGCGGGATTGGGAGAACCTGTTTACGGACGGGGAGTGGACTGCTACTTTTGGAGGGGTGCATGGAAAAGAGAAGCCATGTTGAACTGTTCCAAGATTTGATCGAAGAGACTGTATGGGAACTCGATCTCTTGGATGCTTTTGATGACCTGGAGGGCCTACCCGAATATCTGTACATGCTTCGGGGTGGGATTGAGCGTCGTGCAAAAATCTTAGAGGGATTGGGGGTGAGGAAGTATGTGGACTGATGAGCAATTGGTAGAGAAGGCAGAGGGCATGTGTGCTACGGAGGGACACGAACTTCTCTACCTCACGCATTTCGGGAGCCGTCTGTACGGCACCAACACGGAAGCGTCTGACACAGATGTGAAAGGCATCTTTCTGCCAAGCACAAGGTCTTTGTTCCTTGGGAAGACTTGCAAGCACCTGTCCTTCAAGTCGAAGGAGGGGGACGGAAAGAACAGCCCTGACGACGTAGACATTCAACTGTGGTCTGTGCAGTATTGGTTCAAACTGTTGGGGATGGGGGACACCAACGCCCTCGATCTGCTGTATGCCCATACCAACCCCAAGTGTTTCTTGCAGGATGATTGGTCACTCGTTAATGACCTCCTAGAGATTCACAGATATCTGTATGACCCGGCCAAGGTTCAGGGCTACCTGGGCTACATCATGCAGCAGACGAAGAAGTATTCGATCAAGGGGTCCAGGCTCAACGCCATCAAGAAAGTCTATGATTGGCTGACGAAGGCCCACCCCAAAATCCTTGAGTTCAAGTTGGACTTCTGGATGACGGAGATTCTTGCGGAATGTGGGGATGCCTCGTACTGCTTTGAGAAGGTTGTGAATGGCTCCAGAAGCCTCGTGCTTTGCGGGAAGGTCCACATGGGGGGTATCACCATGCAGGAGTTTGCCACCCGCGTTACAGGCGATTTTGAACGCTACGGACAGCGGGCTATTCAGGCAGCCAGTAATGAGGGGGTGGATTGGAAGGCAGTCTCTCATGCCCTTCGCTGTCTCTATCAGATGCACCAACTTCTCACTACTGGTTGGGGGGTTTCCTTCCCGCTTCCGTGTGCCGACAAGTTGCTGGAAGTGAAGCAAGGAAAGGTTCCTTGGGCAGACTGCGAGAAGATTCTGGTTGATGGGCTGGAAGAAATCAAAGCATTGCAGGATGCCTACCCGCCAGAGAAAAACCTGTATGACCCAAGGGTTGGAGATGAGTTCATCTTATCCTGTTACGTGGAGGTTTAGACCGTGTTCCATAAGACTTACTGTCAGTATTGTGGCAAGATCGTGGAGAGTTCTGGACACACCTGTGAGACTCCGCAGCCCGTCCCGGTGGGATGGAAGTGTCCTGTGTGTGGGTATGGAAATGCTCCGTGGGCGAGTTCCTGTGATAACTGTATCGTGGTGAACTCCCACAAGGAACTGCTGGACCACCTGTCTAAACGTCCTGCGGACTGGCTGTGGCGTCCAGACCAGATAACTTTTACGTGCGAGGGGAAGGGTTAATGAGTGCTGTCTATCTGTTTCTGCTGGTGTTTCTGGGGGACTCTATCACCAAGGGGTGGGAGTCCTCCCCGCTGCTTCCTAACGGTTCCGTGATCGTCGGGAAGGTGTCTGGCACAATCGCTGATATGTCCAAGATGGTAGATACGGTGCTGACACAGAAGCCCAAGAAAATCTTCATCATGGTGGGTATCAATCAGATTCAAGATTTGAAGTTGACTGCAAAATACCAAGCCCTGATTGAAAAAATTCGGGCTGGCTCCCCGGAGACGCAGATTTATGTGCAGTCTGTCCTGCCCACCCGCCGAGATGAATTGAATCCCCATGTGTATAGGGTGAACACAGAGTTGCGACTTCTCTGCCACCACATGATGGACCCGAAGGTTCTTTTTCTGGATTTTCATCTGTTTTTTCTTGACAATAGCAACAGATTGAGTCAGAATTTCACAGTTGATGGGGTGCATCTCACCAAGAATGGATATACACTGTGGCGGAAACTGCTTGACCCCTACCTGGGGCCTGATGTTGTTGACATGCACAAATACTAGCCAAAGTGGGGGTAGGATGCACAAGGAGAATTGTTTTAGTTGTGCGAACAGGCTGGAGCCTTTTGTAGAGAGCCATGTCCAGGGCATCTTCTACGGGAAGTGCGGGCTGTACGGAACACTTGTGAAGTATTACCACCCAGAAGGTGCAAGTCTCTACATCTCAGAACTGTTCCATAACGTGGGTAACTACGGCTGTGCCAAGTTCGTGAAGCAGGAGGAAGTTACATGCCACGAAGACCTTCAAACCTCGTAGGTCAGCAGTTTGGGGAGTTGTTGGTGAAGGCCAGAGCCACCCCGCAGGATAACTCCGGTAAGACTTGGTGGATATGCAAGTGCCTCAACTGCGGGAACCTAAAAACCATCAGAGTGGACAACTTGAAGGGCGGGACGGTCATCGCGTGCGGTTGTATGAGAGGTATGCGAGATATCTCTTGACAAAAGAGAGAAGACTGTGTAGGGTACGCACATGGTTACATACTCGACAGAAGAACTGACCAAAAACGTACACAGAAGGTGCCGCATCAAGAGCCGGAAGGAACTGAGGTGCATAAAAGACCTTCCGAAGTACGTTCTGGAAGACCCCATAAAGCCGTTTCTGAAGGGGACTACGTTTGGATACATTCTTGGGCTGGCCCAACTCCAAGATGGCTACATCATACAGATGGACACGGGGGATGTCAGGATTCTGCCCCCCAACTGTGTGGAGATAGTAAGGCGGGATGCAGAACACAAGGATATAAGACTGATTCGGAAGCGGGTGGGAGGCTGTAATGAGACTTAGGAAAGGGGATGTAGTCACACTTATGTCTTTGGATGGCTTAGATGCCCTCCCAGATAGAGGGTTGTACCCGATACTACTTGGGATGGTAAAATTTCTAGGACGCCCTGTAGTTGTTGCTGCAAACACGCATCCAGAAGCCACTGGTTTTTGTGTAGTGGGTAGTCCTGGCATTTTCGATGTGCTGTGGATTCGCTCACGACAAAAACCAGCTAACACAGATTTAAGATGGATTCGGAAACGGGTGGATTGAAACTGAACTTAACTTCAAAAAAGAGAAATGTGAAGAGTATGTCGAAAGAGCAAGCAAGCGTTATTTGGTACATTCTGCTGTTTATCTCCATCGTCCTTCTGGCGGGAACTCTGTCCAAAGAGTTGTCGTCTGGAAGACCCGTCATTCACGATCCGGCCCCCCGTATTGAGATGCCAGACCCAGAGCCAGCCAAGGTGTTTCAGAACACCTCCCACATTGAGACGATATCCCTCAAGGCTACTGCCTATATGGCGACAGAAGCCTCTTGCGACAGTAACCCTAACGAAACTGCGTTCGGTACGGAACCCTTCCTTGGTGGGGTGGCCGTCTCCCAAGACCTGCACAGAGCGGGATGGTCTAAAGGTAAGATCATCAAAGTTCATGGTGTGGGTCTTTTTGTTATCAATGACCTGATGCCCAAGAAACACAAGAAGACTATTGATATACTTGTGTCCAACAAGAAAGACATGAGAGAGTTCGGGGTGCGTACTGTCGTGGTGTCTCTTCTGAAGACCGAAGTGACTAAATCTTAACAAATGGGGGGGGAAGTACATGCTGACGTATAATCAGGAAGAGACGGGGATGATGAAGATTCTTAGCATGAAGTGTGATGCTTGTCAGAAGGCGTACACCACATCAGAAGACATGGAGAAGTTTGAGCACATGTATCTGGGCACTATGGAGATTTCGGGGGTGAACGGGGTGATTATCCTCGATATATGTGACGAATGTACTCGAAGGATGCTAAAAGAACACTTGTCACTGTAACACCGGACACAACAACTACATACTAAGACCCCCAAGAGATTGGGGGTCTTTTTTTATGCCTAAATTATGATATATCGTTAATTTAATGCTATACCGTCAAATATAACAACAGTTCTCATTGAAAATATTCAAGTATCCCTGCCAATTAGAACCTCTGCTTGACAATTCCCAGAAATCGCTATATTAGCCTCAAATTTTGACGAAAAATCGTCAATATGAGGGCATATCATGGGTCAGAAGCATTATGTAGAAGGCGTGGTGTACGCCCCCAACATCCTAGATACGGATGGGGAAACCATGCTGGCTGCTGACATCAAGAAAATGGCTCACGATTTCATTGCCTCTGGAAAAGTTCTCAATATCGACACGGGTCACGACAATATCATCAACGGTTGTGAAGTTGTCGAATCGTTCATTGCCAAATCAGATGATCCTACCTACCCCGAAGGTGCTTGGGTGCTTGGTGTCCGTGTTGACGAAGAGAACCCCACCTGGGAGATGATTAGTAAAGGTGAGTTGAACGGCTTCTCTGTGCAGATGCGTGTCAACAAAGTCGCCAAGAAGGTCATCACCGAAGTTGCCAAGATTTTCTTTGGAGACACCGAGGATAGTGTTTCTGCTGATGAAGTCCCGGTCCACAAGCACTCCATCTATGTGGAGTTTAATGCTGACGGTACTGTGGGGATGGCCGTGTGTGAGAAAGCCTACGAGCATACGCACGACATTCTGACCACAACCGCAACAGCCACCAAACTTTCCCACTCCCACCGCTTTTTTGTCGAGTAAGCACTGAAGTTAACTTCAAAAAGCGGGAAGGATAGCACACATGCCAATTCAAGAGACACATACAGCCGAACGTGAAGTCAACTTCATGGTTAACCCAGAGGCTATTTACGTCAGTGCCGTTCAGTACGCGGCTAATCAGATACCATTCAAGGTTGTGAAGAGTCAAAAAATCCATAAGAGCGAGGTTGGTATGCGTGTAATCCATTCGATTCTGGCCCCGAAGGGCACTGACGTAGAGGTCATCAAGCAGTGTTTGGGGGAGGACATCCAGGCTACCTTTAAGTCTGATGCCTCTCTTGAGTCTGCTTCTGGTGTGTCCTTTGTGCAGCACGCCCGCGAGGCTTTCAAGGATGATTCTTTTGAGATTGTGGAACTCGATGCTGAACACAAGATCAAAGCCATCGTTGGTATCCCCAAGGACGAGGAGAAGAGCGGGCTGCTTGGCAAACTCTTCAAGCAGAAGTCTGAAGTTATCGTCCTTGATGATGAGGTTGGCCCCATCCCCGCCGAAACTGTCACCAAGATGATGTCTTGGGAGACTTGGGATGAGATGGACGCCCTGTGGGCTGCTATCTCCGGTATCTTGAACCAGACTGAAGGGGATGCCAAGTCCAAGTTGAAAGCCGTCCAGGGTATCTGGAAGAACTTTACGTCTTTCCTCGATAACGTGTTGAGCGTGACGAAGGGAGAGGCGTTCCTGCCGACGAAGAGAGAAGTCGAAGCAGAACCTAAAACCGAAGATGTCAAGGAGACTGTTGTGGAAGAGAAAACCGAAGACGTTGTTGCTTCGACTGAACCCAAGGTCGAGCAGAAGGAAGAGGCTACCACCCCCGCAGAGGCCGTTGTGGAAGAGGCCAAAGCCGAGGATGGCGGGAAGGCTGCCCTTGAGGCCACCATCACTGAACTGAAGACCCTGGTTCTTGGTCTTGCTTCCAAGTTTGAAGATATGGGGAAGGAAGTCACCAAGATGCAGAGCCTTGTTCCTGGTGTGGTTGTGGACAAGACTGAGGATGCTCCTGTCGCTACCAAAGAAAAGACCGCTGCCGAGAAGGGTGATTTCACTGGTGCCCTCTTTGGTAACGTCCGCTAATAAGGATAAGGAGTAACACGCTATGTGCGCTTACGCTGCCGGAAGTTCTGCGGGATTCCGCTACGTGCCCGAGGTGACTTACGGGACCACCCCCACAACCCCTAGCATGGTGGACCTCCGTTACACCAGTTGTTCCATGCAGTTGACGAAGGACGCCTTTCAGTCCGCCGAGCTTCGTTCTGACCGCCAGATTTACGGCTTCAAGCAGGGCAACCAGCGCGGTGGTGGTGATGTGGCCTTCGAGTTCTCTTGGAAGGAGTTTGATCCCTTCCTCGAAGCTGCTTGCTTCGGAAAGTGGAACTCCAACGTCCTCAAGGCTTCTTGGGATGCTGAGTCCACCCCCGCCAAGACCAACCCCGTCTCCTCGTTCTCCATCGAACGCTCGTTCTCTGATATCGGACAGTATCAGGTCTACAAGGGCTGTATGGTGAACACGTTCTCTCTGTCCATCAAGCCCAACGCGATGGTCACTGGTTCCTTCAACATGCTTGCCAAGACCGTTGAAGCCATGACCGGAACCCCCCTCGATGCGTCCCCCACTGCTTCGCAGGCTGAACTGCCGTTCGACGGCTTTAGCGGGACCATTAAGGAAGGTGGCACCACCATTGGTCTTGTGACCGGGCTGGATATCCAGTTGCAGAACGGCCTGGAAGCCTTGTTTGTTCTGGGCAACCGCAACGCCGCTGGTATTACGGCGGGCCGGTCCAACCTCACTGGTACGCTGTCTGCGTTCTTTCAGGACACTACCATGTTCAACAAGTTCGTGAACGAGACTGTTTCCAGTGTCGAGATCGTGCTTGGGAACGGCACCACCAAGTCCTACACCATTCTGATTCCCCGCTTGGTGTACTCTGGTTCTGATACTGCGGTTTCGGGTGAAGGCCCCATCACTCTGTCGATGCCTTTTCAAAGTCTCCTGGACCCCACAGAGCAGACGAACCTCAAAATTACCCGCACCGCGAGTTAAGCGTTAAAAACCAGGCACTTATATGGATAGCAGCCACAAAAAATGCAACGGGTGTGGAGTAGAACTGCCCCTTACGGAGTTCTACTTCCACAAGACCGGGAAAGAGGCCGGAAAGCCGTGTAGCCGGTGCATTTCTTGTACTAGGAAAGATGCTGTTGCCACTAATAAAGCCTCTTATGACAAGAACCGTGAGAAGCGTTTAGCTACCAAGAAACGCTATTATGAAGCGAACAAAGCAAAACTTCTTGAGCAGAACCGTGCTTATCATGAAGCGAACAAAGCAAAACTTCTTGAGCAGAACCGTGCTTATCAGGTATCCTACAGAGATCAGAAAAAAGAGTTGTTGCAAGAAAAACACGCGACTTATTATGCTGCTAATAAAGATGTTATTTCAGTTAAGAATAAAGAGCGTAGAGCGTCCAGCCCCGACAGGGTAGTTCGTAGCAGCGACTTGAATAAAATCTGGAAAAAGTCTTGGGCTTTATTTGACACATACGGAGATCGTTTAGGTATGTACGACACGGTTAGGCGTACAGGCTCCGGGTATATTGAAGTTAAATGCAATTATTGTGGGCAGTGGTTCCTACCCACCAATGGACAGGTTAAGAACCGCTTAGAGGCCATAGACGGTAAAATGTCTGCCGGTGCCGAGATGCGCCTCTACTGCTCTGAAGGGTGCAAACAGGTGTGCCCTGTCTATTACAAGAAAACATTAACTCCAGGCTTATTAGAGTTTTCTGGTAATAGAGAAGTGCAACCCGAACTCCGCATGTTAGTTCTGGCAAGAGATAACTACACCTGTCAGAAGTGCGGTGTTGGCGTAGAAGAAAGTCTGGAGTGCCATCATGTAGACCCGGTGGTCAGTAACCCCATAGAATCTGCTGATGTAGACAACTGCATAACACTCTGTAAGCAATGTCACAGGCAAGCACACGCTATTCCTGGGTGTACATATCAAGAACTTAAATGCTCCAATTACTAATTGGACATACAGGAGAAGACACAATGTCGAAGATTTCAAATCGGGATTTAGTGACGGCAGACAAGGCCGATCTGGCGGTTTCCAGCCTCGTTTCCAACGGCGGCTATCTGGAACATGAGCAGGCCAACAAGTTCATCGGTCTGGTCTACAATGAGCCGACCTTGCTGAAGCAGGCTCGTTTGGTGAAGATGGGTGCCCCCACCCGCTACATTGAGAAGATCGGCTTCGGTAGTCGTATTCTCCATGCCGCCCCCTCTTCTGGTGTGACTCTGGATGCCAGCAAGCGCGGTGCGCCGACCACCAGCAAGCTGGAACTCGTGACCAAGGAGCGCATCGCGGAGATTCACATCCCCTACGATGTGCTGGAAGACAACATTGAAAAGGGTGGGCTGGAAAACACCATCATGGGCCACATGGCTACTCAGGTTGCCCTTGACCTGGAAGAGGCTTTCCTGCTTGGTGACACCACGTCCACCGATGCTGATCTGGCCCTTCAGGACGGTATCATCAAGCGTGCCACCTCCCACACCGTGTCCTTTTCCAGCGGTGCTATGGGCAAGGCCCTGTTCAAGAAGGCTCAGCTTGAGATGCCCGCGAAGTACCAGCGGAACAAGCAGGCCATGCGCTTCTTCATCTCGCCCAACCAGGAAGTGATGTACCGTGATGTGCTGGCTGATCGTCAGACCGCCACTGGTGACTCCCTGCTGGAAACCAACCGCGCTATCCAGGCGTTTGGCGTCCCCGTCGAGTCCGCTGCCCTCATCCCCGACACCAAGATGCTGTTCGTTGAGCCGAAGAACATGATCTGGGGTATTCAGCGCGACATCATGGTGGAGACTGACCGTGACATCCGTAGCCGCGTCTTCATCGTGGTCCTGACCCTGCGTTCGGACTTCGCTGTTGAGGACGAGGCTGGTATGGTGGTCATCACCGACATCGCTTCCCCCGCGTAACCAACCCGCGTAACTTGTGGGGGAGGCTAAACCCCTCCCCCGATTCACATAAAACACATAAGGAGATACGTCCATGTCTTGTAAGAATGAGCATGAGAAGATCAAGATGTCCCTTTGCACTGGTGCTAATGCCGCTACCGACATTACCTGCACCGGCCTCGCTGTTGGTGACACTGTTGTGTCGGTCATCGACATCACCACCCCGGCTGCGGTGTCCCTGGCTGGTCTGGCTATCACCGCTGGTAAGTTCCAGGTGACTGCCTCCACCGCCTCCAAGAACCTGATCGTTCTGTGGATCGACTCTTCCGCTGGCTAAGTCTTTTTGAAGTTAAACGCACTTTTGCATAGGAGATAGATCATGGCTTTGCAGGCTATTCCTTCCAACTTCGGGCAGGGCGGCTCGAAACTCTCTGAGCAGGGTACAGGTGGGCTGAAGTCCATCCTTACCGAAATGAAGGCGGCTATTGAGGCCCTTCAGACAGAGACTTCCGCTGTCCAAGACCTGAAGTTCACCACCGTCACTGGTGCTGCTACCGCCACCAACATCGCCGTTACTGGCCTGTCCGTTGGTGATAGCATCAAACACATCATCAATCTTACCGATCTTGCCGACGTTTCCCTTGCCGGGCTGGCTATCACGGCTGGAAACTTTCAGATCACCGCCGTCACCACGGCTAAGAAGTTGCTCGTGATCTGGCAGGACGTGGTTTAACTCTCCCCTCCCTCCACATGGGGGCCGGTTCCCTCCCTCCTGACCGGCCCCCTTAACATAAAAAAGGGAGTTTTCTTGTGACCTTAGTGACGACAATCGCGGACCCCGAAGCCAATTCGTACATCTCACTGGCTGACGCTGAAACCTACCTGGAAAACCGGGTGGGTTTTGATTTGACTGCGTGGAACGCCTTGTCTGATGAGCAGAAGGAGTGGAACCTGACCCTGGCCGTCCCGATTTTGGATTCTCTAAGATTTCGCGGGGTGAAAGCCACCAATGCACAGGTGCTTGCTTTTCCTCGTATCCTTCCCAGAACGGATTGGTGGGATGCCACCAAGGCTGCGTATGAGAACTCTTACGACACCTGGGAAGACATGCAGACGGATGCTACAGAGAATAGTTACACCATGCCCTCCATCCCCGATGGTGTGAAGCACGCACAGGTGGAGATTGCCTTTCAGGTTATCCAGAACCATTACAATACCCTGGACCCCATGCAGGAAGGTTCTGCACAGACAAACTTTGTCGGAATTGGCAAGTTGCAGGTGCAGTTCGGCCAGAAAGCGGGGGAGGTCACGAAAGAGTTTCTTGATAAGTCGGCTTTTGGTGCTACCAGTATCGTCAAATTTTACCTCAAGCCCTATCTTGCTAGCGGTATGACCGCTTACGGGTTTTAATCATGGGACTTCTAGGCAAAGTCTCCCAAGCGGTGGATACGCTCTTTGACACACTAAAAGAGTTCACCATCACTGCTACGCTCTCCCGCACCACCAAGGGGGGTATCAACCCCGCTACCGGGAAGCCTGTGACTACGACCCCTAGCACATTTTCTGTTGTTGGATTGCTTTATAACGAGACTGTGTGGGAACAGGAAGACAGAACGCAGACCAAATTTGTGAAAGTGTTTACTTGCAAGCAGTCGTCTTTGAGTACGACCCCTGCGGTCTTTGACAGGCTGATTGCGGATGGAGTTACTTACGAAGTGACACACATTGAGAACGATCCTGCTAACATCACCTGGACGTTCCAGTTGAAGGCCGCGTAATGTTCCACCCAGCAGTTGAAGAAGGGTACGGGAAAAGGGGCACCATAGGTTTCGCTACCGGCCCCGTCTCGCAGGCTGTAGCCGAAGTTGTGGATGCTGTTATTGAGTCCGTTAGCCGTATTCCCCGGTTGTTTGCTACGGAGTGCGCCTTCCGGGTTGTGGACAACTCCCCGATTGACACGGGGCATTTCGTTACCAACTGGCAGGCCGGTATTGGTAACATCCCCACATCCGAAGTCCATATGATGAATCCGGTCAAAGCGGCTGTCACCAAGAAGTCCAAGTACGGAGATGCACGCACTCACTTTACTAATGTCGGGTTGGAAAGAGCAGCGGTAAAGCGTCGTATGCGGGATGCCATCTGGAAGGCACAGCCTGGGCAGGAAATTAGGATTCAGAACAATACCAAGTACGCTGCTGCGCTGGAGACAGGGCACTCTAAAAGCCAAGCCCCCAATGGGGTTGTCACCCCGGTTCTTAATGATGCGGAGTCCATCCTGAACGCTATTATTGCCGGTGAGATCGGGCACTTGTCGCAGAATCGTGGCATCCGTGGAGATACCATGCCTAACTCCCCGATCCGGGGTAGCAAAGGATTCTCTGAGTAATGGGCATCTACAGCGATATCTACACCGCAATGAACAACAAGTTCGGCACTCTGGCTACCACCAAGAGTTGGACATTTGTTGTAGACAACGAGGAGTACACCCCGGTCACAGGGAACAAATATTTTGAGGTGTATTGCTCGTTCGGAACTCCTTCCCAACAGTTTTTAGGTGAACTTGGACAGAACAAGATCACGTTTACCTTCCATGTGCTGATTCATGATGTGTTGGGTGAAGGCTATGGCAACACTTTCGATGATGCTGAAGACATTATTGCAGAGTTCAAAAGGGGTGTTCGTATAGCCACCCCGGATTTTGAGATTGTGGTGCAGTCTGCTGCGGCTATGGGCGGGTACAAAGATGAGAATGGTTGGTTCACCGTCCCGGTTTTTATCCGCTGCACGGCGTACACCCCCAACTAATTTTGAAGTCAATGTGAAAAAGCGGGAGGCATACAGTGGCTAAAGCAAAAACAGTCTCTTTTGAGGTTCCAGTTACCCACAAATATGTGATCTTCGGTGGGAACTCCGAAGCCCTGGATGACATGGTGTTTCTGGACGGCGAATACGCCTTTGTAGGCGTTGAAGAGGCCGGGATGACATGCCCCAAGCCCATCGACATTTGGGTGGCTTACAGTGGCGTCTCGGACGCCTGGAGGCACATCCGGGCAGAGCAGGGCATCTCTGAAGAGTATACTGAAGTGTCTTGGTTTCCCACCCCCGGCAGCGAGTCCTACCAGACCTTGATGAGTGGTGGAGGCTCTGCGTTGTATGCTGCCCTGATGGTGCTTGAGTGCGATCCTGAAGCGACCATTGTTTTTTGTGGGGTGGGTGTGTCCAAAGCGGATGAAGAGGGTTGGCAATATGCCCTCCCCCGCCTTGAAGGCCGTGCGATTGGTCTGTCTGGTTTCCCCCAAGAATTTCTGGGGTAGATCATAAAAGTTGGGGCGGCAAACGGCTCTAGACCGTGGATGGAACCCATCGCTCATCCAGCCGCCCCAAGAAATCCACAAAGCGATGGAAAAACATTCTGATGGGAGAAGAGAAAATGGGATTTGATCTGAAGAACCTGGATGTGGTGACTCTGGCTAACGCTGGTACGACTGTTGACGTTGTGCATCCTGTGACCGGCGATCCTCTGGGCATCACCATCACTGTGGCCGGGTCGGACTCCGACCTGTACCGCAAGGCGCAGCGCAAGCTGCTGAACAAGCGTCTGAACGACAAGAAGTTCAAGACCCGCGCTGAAGAACTGGAGAATGAGGCCATTGACCTCCTGGCCCACTGCACTATGGCGTGGGAGGGTGTTGAGGAGGATGGTGTCACCGTTCCCTTCACCGTGGACAATGCCAAGAAGGTGTATCGTACCTACCCCTGGATGAAGGAGCAGGTTGATATGGCTATTGGTGATCGGGGTAACTTCCTGGGAAACTAATAGAGCGACTTGAAGAAGCTCTTGCACAGAAGCTCACGTATGATGTTATCCAGGAAGATGGAAACACCATGCGTGAGCATCTTGAGCAGGTTCGTGACCAGATGAAGGGGTTGCCAGAGGGTGAGAGGTTACTGTTTGAAGCCTCCAACCCCGCAATCAGAGACTTAGACGAAGAAGCCGATATCCCGCACGAACTTGATTATCTTCTAGTCGCTTTTTTCGAGATGAGCAGGAAGCGGGGTAGCAACGGATTCGGACCCTCCCCCATAACCTATACAGAGATTGAAAGTTGGACACGCCTCCGTAAGTTCCCTTTAACCGCTTGGGAAGTAGATGTAGTCACAAAGTTGGATGATGTCTTCCTTGGAGACGCAGCCAAACGACTGAAGAGCAAGTCGAAAACCAAGTCAAAGTAAAGGAACATTCATGGATTTAGCCAAATTATCCGTTTCCTTCTCTTCCACAGGTACGCAGAATGTTGTGCAGGATGCACAGCAGTATGTGAAGTCTGTCGGGGAGGCCGAGAAGGCTACCAAAACGCTTGCTAACACCACGAAGCGGATTAGTGGGGCTATGGACGCTCTGGAGAATGGGAGTAAGGGTAAGGGTTTCATCAGCACTCTTCAGAAGATGACGCAGGACATTCAGGCTCTTGAGCGGCAGACCAACAGGCTCAACGCTCTTCGTGGGTTTCAGTCTTTCTACGATCAGTTGGGCAGATTCAACTCGGAAGTGACCAGCCGTTTCGGGGCCACAACCAACCATTTCACTGGTAACGTCCAGAAGCTACAGGGGCAAGTTCGCGCTCTGGAAGGGTCTTTCAAGAACCTTGGTAACACTGGCAACATGCCTGGGATCATCAAGCAGATCACTGACCTGGACAAGGCTCTGGACGCTGTTGGCAAAAACAAGCGGGGAGGAGAGCACAAAAGTGACTACTTAAAGGCAGTCACGGAAGGTATTCGCGCCCAACTCAACACGCTGGCTGCTGAAGTTTACACCAAATCTCAAGAGATAGCTAACGCTTTCTCTGGCACAAAGAACCTCACCAGTAAGGGGATTGGAACAATCGCCCCTGGTAAGGGGTCTGTCTCTTCGGACGCTGTGTACAATTCCTTCTGGGGACCGATGGAACGCGCTTTGAACGCTGTCACAGTCAAGGCGCAGGAGTTGGTCACGCGCAGTGATATGGTGAATCAGCGCATTATGAAGGAGTTGACCACCGGCCCGAATTTCATAGCCCCCCACGGACAGGGCACTATCTCCAGCGAAGCCATTTACCAGAGCATGTATGGTAATCTGGATAAGGCTATTGAGCAGGCAAGCGGGAAGGCGCAAGCCTTAATCACTCGTCAGGAGTTACAGGCCAAGCAACTGCAAGAGCGCCTGAAGCAGATTCAGACACAAAATCTCGGGACAACCACCTCGCAGACCATTGCTCCTGGGCATGGATATGTGGGGGCGTCGTCTGTCTACGACTCCATGTTCGGCGGGGCAGAAGCCTCGTTACAGAAAGCCTTTGCTGCCGCAGATGCTAACATGTCCAAAGTCGCTGCTTCTGCCAAGCAGGCGTCCTCGGGTATGCGGGAGGCTCTTGTCAAGCCTTTGGATGATTGGGCCACTATTGGTAGGCGCTCTGCTTCTGCTATCAAGAAAGAGATGGCCGAAGTTGAGGCCGCTTATGGCAGACTGTCCCGCCGCGATCTGAGTGGTGGGGACGCCAACGCGGCCCTTAACGGCCAGATAGCCGCCCTTAGAAAACTCCGTCAGGAGTTGAAGGCTGCTGAAGCCGATCCCTCCAGCATGGGCACAAAGTTTAACAACATCGTCAAGAGCATCACTGGCATCAAATCCATCAGCCAGATATTCACCAACACGGCTCTCTATTCTGGTGCTTACACCTTGTTAAACATCCTCATGCAGATGCCTGGGGCTATCATTGGCGTCAGCCTCAAGATGGAAGTATTACGCAAGTCTTTTGAGGGGGTTTTTGGTTCGGCAGAGGCCGGGGCCAAACACCTCACTTACGTCATGGATACTGCTAATAAGTTTGGGAAGGACATTGAGTCTGTTGCTGGCGGTTACAGAAAGTTTTCTGCGGCTACTGACTATGTGGGGATGTCCGCCAAAGAGTCTCAACGTATCTTTGAGGCTGTCACCGCTGCCATTGTTAAGATGGGTGGCTCCTCTGACGATGTGGGGGGAACCCTTACCGCTCTGACTCAGATGATTTCCAAGGGAACTGTCTCTGCGGAAGAATTTCGATTACAGTTTGCTGAACGCATCCCCGGTGCCATGAAAATGGGTGCTGACGCGATGGGGGTTACTGTCGCGCAGTTCAAAGAGTTGATGAAAGCAGGCGATCTGGATTCCATCGACTTTTTGAGAAAGTTTGTGCCTGAACTTGAGAAGTTTGGGGTTGGTTGGGAGAAGGCTGCGGACACCGCTACCGCCAACCTTGAACGCATGAAAAACAGTTTCATGAAGTTTGCTGACGACCAGACGCTAGCCGACCTCGTGTCTGTTGGAGCAAAGATAGCCACCGCCATTCTTGATGGTATCAGCGGAACCCTCTCAAAGAGTGAGCGCACTAAAGACCTCAAGAAAGCCCTCTTAACTGGAGTTACAAACTTTTCAGACATCTCAGGTCAGAGCATACTCGGGCTGACTGCTGGTGTGCTTTCTGGCAATCCGCTGACTAGCATGTTGGGGGAGGCTCTACTCACATCTAACAAGGATATTGAAAACTCTCAGAAGCAGTTGTCCACCATAGAACACTCTGTGGAACGCGCTTTGGAGTTGAAGAAGACCATTGAAGAACTTCAAGGGGCTAAACAGCGCGGGAATAACATGGATGGGTCTGGGCTGGAGAAGTATCAGGAACAGTTCAGGTCTTCTGAAGCGGGAAAGAAAATCATTGAGGACTTGATCGATAAGATCAAGACAGCCCAAATGATGGCTGCCCAAGGCATAAACACCGAAACAAACAATACCAAGGTTAATGAGTTATCTAACCTAATCACGCAGTTGACCGGAAAGCAGTATGTGGTGCAGATTTACACTGCTGTTGATATGAGTCAGGTGAATCTGCTCATCGCTACCATAGGTAAGTTGGCTAAAAACTCCGCAGAAGTGAAGATGCAGGAGGCCGATGCACAGTTAAAACTCCTGAACAATCCTAACTATATAAAGGAACTGGAAGTTCAGCGGGATAACGCCAGAGAGATGGCGAAGGAAGAAGCCCGCCGGGGCGGGAAGGCTGATCCCAAGGCAATGGAAGACCTTAAACGCCTGGAAAAGATCGTTAAAGACATTCCAGCCGCCAAGCGGGAAGCCATATCCGAAGTCGAGAAGGCTCAAGCGGCCCTCGCTAAGGACATGGCAGACCATTCTGCTGAAAGTAAGGCATATAAGGCCAAGTACGGAGACGCCTCCATAGACTTGAGCAAGTTGCCTCGTTATGGGGATATCAGTCAGGCGGACGCTGCCGTGCTGAAGTTTGGTGAAAAACTTGCAGCACTTGATGCTCGTGCTCAAAAGGGGATGGTTAATGAACAAGCCTATTGGACCGGCGTGCAAGTTATGTACGCTGAGAGGGAGGGTGCCCTTAAAAACATAGCTGAGGCGCAGGACCGCGCCAATAAAAAAGGTGAGGCTGGCGCAAAGACAGCGGCTCTTCAAGAGAATGCTTACGAGAAGTTGACAGAAAAAATCCGTGACAACGCTATGGTGTTGCAGGAATCTCTGTCTGGTAATGACATTGCGTCCCAGATGGCTAAGATCGAGAAGACATTTAATCAGCAAGAGCGCGAGATAGAGAGCCACAGTATCAAGGGGCAGGATACCGAAATAGCGAAATACTGGAATACCTACGAGAAGGGTATCAAGTCTATCGCTGTGTATAAGAACGTGTTTGAAGGCATGTTCCCTTCGGCTAAAGAGGCTGAAGACCTTCAGGCCATGACGGACAATCTGGATGCGGCTGCCAAGGCTTTGGGGTGGTCTGCGGAACAGACAGAACTGTTTAAGAACAAGATTTTGCAGTTGACTTCAGAAAACACCCTCAAGCGGTTGCAAGAACTGCAAGAGGTTGCGACCACCCTCCCCGAAAAGTTGGCTGCCAGCAACGCCAAGATGGATGAACTCACCAAGGCGGGCGGGAAGGGTGAACAGGACGTTTGGGATTCTATCCTGAAAGACTTTGAAGATAACTCTAAGCAGATGTTGTCTTCCCGCCTTGATGCGTATGACAAGATGATTGCCGAAGCAGAGCGGGCTGGAAACGCTGAACTCAAAGCCTTTGCCCAACTTGGGAAGGAAGATACCTTACGCCAGGGTCTTGAGGACACAGTTAAACGCGGCTCCCCGGATGCTGCTGCTGGTGCCCGTTGGTCTTTGGAGTTTGATACCTACAAGTCCTACGAGACGCGGAAGCGGGAAGAGGCCGTAGCTACAGCCGACATCATGATCGGGCTGACACAGGATGTCTCTAGCAATGTGACTTCTGGGATTGGTGATTTGATTCGCGGGTTTGGGGCGGGCACTGCCAACCTGGAAGACCTGTGGAAGAGTTTCTTGGCTTCCATGCTGGACTCTTTTGCTTCTGCCGTGCAGCAGATCATAGCTAATTGGGTTAAGAGTGGCCTTACATCTCTCATGAGTCCTTCCACCTCGTCAGGTGGTGCTAGTTCTGGTGGTGGTAGTTTCGATATAGCTGGCCTCCTGGGGAGGGGTAGTTCCAATACATCCCTCTATAATGGGGGATACTCTACACATGATGGGCGCAGCACCCTGACGGCAGGTTATGGCGGCAATGCGTTCTCTAACGGTGGGAAGTCTGCTGGTAGCGGTTGGAATGTCAATGGTGCCAACGTGATGGCCGTTGCCGCCGGGGCTGGTACAGCCATCGGTGGGCTGACCTCTGGTAACGCCATGCAGAGCATTGGGGGCGGGTTGATGACTGCTGGTGGCATCATCTCCATGATCCCCGGTGGGCAGTTAATTGGTGGGATAACGATGGCCGTTGGTGGCCTTGTGACCCTTTTCAGTTCGATGGCCGAAGAAGAGAAGAAGAAGCCACCCTCCGAAGTGTGGTCTGGTAAGTCTCTGATGTTCTCCAACGGCTCTTTCTCTGGTTTTGGTGTCACCCAGATGAGTGACGGCAGCACCCAAACATCTGGTCTTGATCCGATGGAGATGGAAGAGGAACGCCTGCGTTTCAAAAAAACAGTGAAAGACATCAATCAGTCCATGAAGGTGTTAGATATCGGTTTCAACCAGAATTGGGACCGTAACTTCTCCTTCCAGGCTATGGGCGTTCCTGATAAACTGGCCCCGATGGTGTCCTACAACATGAAGGACAATGCGGCTGCACAGGCTATGGGCGAGATGAGTTACATGGTCAAGTTGTTCAAGCAGGGCATGGAAAGCCTGGACCAGACCTTGATTCGGTTGGCTAAAGCCTTCGGTACTGTCTCCCCCCTGGTTGAGCCTCTTGGTATCGACTTAGCCAAGATGGCCGGTGCCACCGACGCGGTGATCCTGTCTTATGCTGCCATTGCTACCGGCTTTAATGCCGGGGTGGGTGTCATCACAGAGGCTATGCAGAACCAAGCGGACACCACGGACGAACTCACTGATAGCCTTCGGGCCGTTGGCGAGTCTGGTGCTGAAGTTGTTCGTTACTTTGAGCAGTACCGCAAGCAGTTGACCAACATCGTCCTGGCTCAGTATTCCGAACAGTTGATTGATGCTGCTGGCGGGGAGGATGCCTTCCAGCAGGCCATGACCGTGTTCTCCAACTACGCGATGGGGAATGAAGCTAGAGCTAATGCCAATGTGAACTACTACAAGTCGCAGTTCACTTCCGGGCTTACCGACCTTGGGAGTCTCCTTCCCAATTTTGACACGGATTGGATTGGGGACAACACCGACGCTTTCTGGGCTGCGTATGCTGCGGCGATGAACGAGTCTATGCCTGCCTCGATCTTCGACGATTGGGTTGCGATTGCTCAGAATGTCGCCAACCTGGAAGAGGCCGAACAGGCGTTGGCTGATATTGAGTTCTCCAACTACGCTTGGGATGCAGAACTGAAGTACCGTAGGCAGATTGCTGATGAGCAGACTGCGGGTGCTGAGATGACCCGTTGGGCTATCACGATGGAGCAGGAACTTGCGGATGCACGCAAGAACAATGCTACCTACGCACAGCAAGCTGCCCTGGTTGAGACTCAGATTTATGAGATGGAAGCCAAACTGCGTGAACTTCGCGGGCAGGAAAGCGATGAGGATGACCTTACCTCCCTGACCAAGAAGCTGAAGGATTCTGTTGCACACCAGATAGCCGCGTTGCAGGATTTGGCCGCAGAGGCGTCTGCTTCGGCTACCGCGTTTGAAGCCTTTGGCAAGTCTTTGCGGGATGCTATCGAAAGCATCACAGAAGATACCACCACCCCGCTTGAGAAGTTCACCAAAGCGCGTGCAGAGTTCAACACTGACTTCAGCACTGCTATGAAGGACTTTAGTGCGGATGCCCAAGAGGCCATGGGGAACCTCCCCGAACTTGCGGAGAAGATGTTGGAATCCGCCAAGAAAACCATGTCGTACAGCGACTACAACGTCCTTGAGGCCAGAACGCTTTCCCGCCTTGGGAACGCTGCCACCCGCTCTGAGTTGCAGGGTGAGTACGGGGGAGTCGCCAGCGACCTTTACACCAACGAGTCTGATTTGCTGACTCGTGTGCAGGAAGAACTTCAGTCGGACAGCCCGGATTCCAAGTTCGTGGCCGATGCCAATGCGCTGTTTGAGAAGTTGGCTAAGATGTCCGATGCCGCCAAGGACACCGCTGAAGGAGACATGACAGAAGCCTCGTTTAAGGCCCTGGCTAAGTCAACGTACAATGATTTGATGTCCTCCTCTGACCTGAAGCAGTTGTTGGCTGGTACGTTGAACACCGACAACTTGTCGCAGGATCAGGCCAGACTGCTGCTGTCTTCTGTGGATGCGTTGGAGTCCTTGGAGAAGTACACCGGGCAGGATGTTGATGTCTCCGATAAGATGGTTCTCAAACTGGAGTCTATCGCTGCTGGTGTTACCGATCAGTCGCAGTGGGACGCCCTGATTGACCAGATCGAAGTCGGGCAGGAAGAGTACATCTCCTGGCTGGAGTTGAATATAGCCGAACGCAGGAAGGAGGCTGAACGCCTGTATGCCTTGGAAGAGGAGCAGAACGCTGCTGCCGATCAGATGGCTAGTTACTTCCAGGCTATCTCCACCTACCTGCTGAAGCAGACCAACATTGAGGCCCTTTCGCAGTCTATTGCGGGGTTGCAGAGTCAGGCCGCTTCTAAGCAGCAGATGGCTATGATGGCTATGATGATGGGTGTTCCGATGGCCTTCATGATGTACATGCAGGAATACCAGCAGATCATGAATCAGGTCAACTCCCTCCAGAATCAGTTGAACTACTGGATGAACCTTGTTGTTGACCTTCCCGAATATGCTACAGGCGGGATTGTGTACGAGCGCACCCTGGCTACAGTCGGGGAGGCTGGCCCGGAAGCCATTGTGCCCCTGTCCGGGGGAGCTATCCCGGTCAGGATCAACGGAATGACAGGGGGCAGCAGTGAAGATGTTGTGGCTGCTATCTACCAGATGAATCAGGACATGGCCGAATTGACCCGTAAGGTTGTGGATAACACAGCGGCCATTGCCGGGCACACCTACAGAACCAACAAAGCCATTGAGCGGTCCAACTACGCCGCCGAACTGACGGAGGCTTAGAGCATGGCTACCGTAATCAACCCGGTTGATGTCACTGATGCGATACTTCTCAGTTCTAACATCCCAGAACCGGACACTGCAAATGGTGATCCTGCTATCTATGTAGCAGGAACCACCTATGCGAACGAAGCCCGCGTCTGTGTCGTGGCTACACACAAGATATACGAGTCTCTTACTGCTGGTAATGTTGGAAACTACCCCCCCACGGATGTCCTTGCTGACACCCCGAAGTGGGCTGAAGTCGGGTACACCAACAGATGGAAAGCCTTCGATCCCTACGTCAACACCACTACTGTGCAGTCAGAGCGTGTTCAGTATGAGTTGGACGCAACACGCACCTCATCTGTTGCACTGCTGAACTTGGAAGGTGCCTCTGTATCTTTAAGTCTGTACCCTGCGGACATGTCAGGAGCCATTAAATGGGAGACGATATCTCTCATAGATGACTCAAACATAGTTGATTGGTATGATTACTTTTTTACGGACAGCACTTATAAAGACAAAATACTTTGGGACTACCCCCCTGGGTATGGGACACACCTGTTCATTCAGGTCAACACCCCCGGAGGTACTTCTAGTGCGGGTATCATCAAGCACGGGATGACCAAGTATATCGGTGATGTCGGGCAAGATATCAGTTCTGGAATAATCGACTTCTCCGTTAAGGAAGAGAACAGTTTCGGAGATATCTACTTGAAGCAGGGGGCTTATAGAGATGTTTTGGATGTGATGCTCTACATCTCGAACTCCGTTACGGACACCATCTCAAAGTTTATGAAGAGTCTTCGTGCCAAACCCTGTGTTTGGATTCTCGACAACGAAGATAGTTATAACGACTCCATGCAAGCCCTGATTGTTTATGGGTTTATTAAGGATTTCGGGGTGGTCATCAAGACAAAACATCCCGGCTCTATTGATGAGTGCAGCCTGACCGTTGAAGGTCTGATATAACGAGGAGGATTCGATGGCTATTGCTCAAATCACGGAACTGATTGATCCGCCTTCCAAAAGTAACCCCTCCAATTTTGCTACCAAAGCGGATGCCTTTTTGGGGGCGTTGCCTGTCCTGACGGAACAGATCAATGCTGTCATTACCGAGATCAACAGTCTGGCTACGCTGTCCGCTTCCAGCGGCGGTAACGGGCTGACTGCTGCCTCCACCACCTCGTTGGCTATGGTGTCCTCTGGCAGTGTGACTCTCACGATTGCTTCTGGAAAATCCTTTGTTCCTGGTATTCAGGTGGTCATCTGGAACGAGACTAACCAGAAAGGCATGACCGGGAGTGTCACCAGTTATTCTGTGACAACTCTGGTTGTGGCTGTCTCTGGCATGGTGGGGGAGGCTGCTACCCTTGCAGATTGGTCTATTTTTACCATCCCCTCTGTCTATGATTTCACCGACACCCCCACAGGCACAGAGGTGTTCTTCCCCCCGTCCATCCAGGCTATTCTCGACAGGACTGCCAATGAGACACGCACTGGTTTGGTGGAACTCGCCACTGCTGCTGAGACGTTGGATGGAACGTCTTCGGCTCTAGCTATCCACCCCGCCGGGTTGGCTTCTCTGGTCCCTGACCTTCCCACCGTGACCCCTGCTATGGTGCTGCCTTTTGCTGATGCGAAGGCCCTTCCCGCGATTGTTGGATACTCCAGGGCGTCAACCGGGACGGATATCAACCAGAACGGACTTATCACCAGCAAGGCCGTGGATGTCCCACGGTTTCCGTTCGATGTCACCGCCGGTACTTGTGATGGGCTGCTCATCGAAGCGGCTGCCACAAATCTGTGCCCGTACTCCAATATGCTGGAAGTCACCAAGCGTCTGGCCCTCACCAGTGTTACTGGCACTTTCCAGGTGGGTGAGACTGTGCGCGGCGGGGGGGCTGCTGGTGTTGTTGTCCATGTGACTGCTGGAACCACCACTTATCTGGGACTCAAGACTGTTACCGGCACTTTCTCTGGGACTGTCACTGGTGATACGTCTACAGCGTCAGGTACCTACAGTGCCATTGTGGACATGCACCTCCCCACAAATACAACTGTCACTCCCAACGCTACCACAGGCCCGGACGGCGCAACAAACGCCGAAAAAATCTGTGAAACAACTGGAACCTTAGCGTATTCCTGGGCAACCCCCCTAGTGATCGTTACCGCTAACACACTACAGGTTTTTAGCGTCAAACTGAAAGCCGCTGAGAGAAATGTTGTGCGTCTTGGTCTGGTGCATAACGGTTGGACAAATGGTGTCAATGCTTTTTTTGACCTCACCACTGGTACTTGTAGTGCTGCCGGGACGGATGCAGCCACTTGGGATGTCGCTACCGTCGCTGGCAGTGGCACTCTCCCCACCGCTAAGATGCGTTATGCGGGGGATGGCTACTGGCTTTGCTCTGTGTCCTGTATCGTCGATGCTACCTCAACGCAATTGCGTGGCACACTGAGTATGTATAATGGTACAACTGTCACGACTTATGGTGTGGCTACTTATGCGGGCACCGTTGGTTATGGTGTTTATGCCTCGCAAGCGCAGATTGAGTCTGGCTCCATCCCAACCAGTTACATAGACACCACGTATGCGACTGTTACTAGGGCTGCGGATGTCGCTACTGTCCTGCTGTCAGGCATAGATTTTAACACCTCCGAAGGTACTGTTGTTGTCCGGGCCAGAACACCAATGAACGCCCCGGTGAGCAACGAACTCCTTGTTCACTTGGATGATGGAACCACAAGTAATAGAATATACATCAACAGAGGCACCAACAAAGCAGTCACGGCTTCCGTTGTCACTGGTGGTTCCACCGTTGTTTCACTCGGCACCACGGTTATCCCAAATAATACGGAGTTCTTCTGTGCTTTCTCATGGAAGGCAAACGACTTCAAGTTTACAATCAATGGAGCCACAGTGTTGACTGACACCGCCGGGGGTGTTCCCACAGGACTGACAACATTGCGTCTTGGCAGCCCCACCACAGCAGCAAATATGTGGCAGGGTACTATTGCCAGTGTTGTCTACTACCCCCGTGCCTTAACATCTTCCCAACTCCAGGCGTTGACCCTGTAAGGAGCGGATAATGATTGACCTCTATATTGGAACACTTGACTACGAGGATATGTACGACGCACTGGCGTCTGTGACTATCCTGCCAGCCCCCGGCCTGACATTTGAGGGGGAATTTGTGACTGCCTCCCCGCGACACGCCCTACACTACCTGGGAGCCGTCGTGGACGTTCCGGGCACCTATGATGAAGAGGGCAACGAACTGACCCCCACGACGTTTCTTCCTGGGGTCTATGCTGCCTTGCGGTGTTACGACACTGAACTTGCGGACGCCGTTCGGACCTGTGGTGTCGAGATCGTTGACCGCCCCCCGAATGTTGGGACATGGGCCTAGCCATGACAAGCAAACTACTTCTGAATGGCGTGATTCACGCCGCTATTGCCTTGCTGCTGCAACTGATAGTTGGCTTCTCCACTGGTAATTGGTGGGCCGGTGCGGCTTTGGGTATTGGCTTTTATTGGGGGAGGGAGAAACGTGACTTCGAGATACACTCCAAAGACCTTCGCTGGTGGCGGGGTTGGACTCCAATAGAGTACGATTTGGATGGAAGAAACGATTTTATGTGGCCCTTTTGTGCCTGTCTTATCATGTCTGGCATAATCACTTATCTGGGGGTATAGCGCGATGGCTATCAATTTGAGAAACTGGTTTCGTAGGGAGTTGTCTGCTGCCCTCCCGAAACAGGCGTTTACGGGGGCGGTTCCTGCATCTTCTGCCGAGATTCTTGCGGCTACTAGCAATGACAAGTTTCTGACCCCTGCCAATGCCACGATGTTCCGTCCTAACGGAAGCGTTCGGCTCACGAAGTCTGGAGCCAACCTCCTGTTGTCCCGCTACAATGGGGGCTGGATTTACATCAATGGCGTTATGGTTCAGATTCCTGCTGCTGGTATCACATTGGCACCTACTGGAGCTACCCCAAACATCCTGTACTATATCTATGTGTCTAACGCTTCCAGCCCGACTCTTGAGTTTCTGACAGACACCCCCACCCTGGATGCTACCGGCACGGTGATGGTTAGTTCTGTCACTGCTGCCAAGACGCTTGTCGGGATGGCCTACCCCATCACCGGACCCGCCTGGGCCGACACTGAACAACAGCGACTCGTCCTTAGTTACTACAATAGGCGTTCGGTTGGGTTTGGTGCCCTTAAATCCATAGATCGTACCAATATCACAACTGCTAGTGTGGATATTGAAGTATTTGATGCTGTAGACAGAATAGATATCCTATCTTGGGGTGAAGAAGCCACTACCATAGGGATAAATGTGTATGCCCAATATGCAAACAACAGCTTTAAGAGTATCTTTTCAGTCTATGATATGGTGTCTGCTACAAAAGTTCTTCCTGATACGATTGCGACTGGCTACGCGAGTGGCGACTATTTAAGTGTCGCAGCTATTCACAGCCCCGTGTTGACTACTGGAAAAAGAACACTCAGTTTGTATTATAGACAGCAAACGGCGGCCAGTTCCTCAGTCTTTGCATCTTCTAGGATAACTGGAACACTTATAGGGTAGGTGGGTAGTATGTTCGGAATAACAAATGCAAAACTCATGGGGTACGCGGCAGTTGTCCTAGTTATTCTCTTTCTGGTATTTCGAGCCTACCAGCAGGGGAATACCATTGACAACCTCAAGGCATCTATCGACAAACTTGAAGCCCAAAAAGTGTCCTTGCAGGAGAAGTTGAATCTAGCTGAAATCAGGAAGAAAGAGTTGACCATTGATGTCACCAGCCTGAAGGAACTTGTTGGGAAGATGGATATTGAATGTGATAAGCGGGTTGATAGGGCGTCTGCTAAAACAACTGTAATTGAAAAGCGGACTTACATCCCCGCCAAGGAAGCGATAGAGAAAGGAGTCCTAGATGAAAAGTCTAGTAAAGACCTTGTTGGTTATCTTCGTACTCACATTTTCAATTAGTGGCTGCGCGGGGGTGCCCACCACCGGCCCGGCTAAGATTGAAATCGGGCAGGCGATGCTTGACCTTCCCGAAATTCCCCGCCCGCAGTACCAGGAGATGGTGCAGGACGAACCTCTAGAGTCCGAACTGAACTCTGAAATTTTTATGGAAAACATAACGAAGTTGAAGGATTGGGCTGAAAAATTGTTCGTAAAGTACGAGGCTGCTAGGGCACAGAACACCAGACTCAAAGAGTTGCGGGAAGCCACAAACAAGTAGGATTGAAGTCAACTTCAAAAAACCATTAAGGGGACGGCATGAGCTTTCGCGTACTGCACATAGAAGACGATCTGACACAAATCCTTGTAGTCCAAAAACTCCTAGAGCGCAGCCTGGGGGATGAAGACTACATGTACTCTGCCGTCCGCTCCCTGGAAGATGCTAAATACAAATTGTCGGAAGGCTGCTTTGACATAGCTCTTGTCGATCTGCACCTTCCCGACAGTTATGGCACACAGAGTGTTGATGCCGTTAAAGCCCTGTGCCCGAATATCCCCATCGTTGTTCTCACTAGTGACGATGACTTGCATACGGCCAAAGAAACCATAGCAGCGGGGGCGGACTCATACGTCCTGAAGACGGAACAGAAGACCCTCCCGCTTGTTTTACTGCTTACCGCAGAGAAGTACCGTCTTAGACAGGAACTTCAATCCAAGTGTGACCTGTACAACTCTGTGGTTGACCTCTCCCCTGACTACATTGTTCGTTTCCGTCCCGATGGCACCATTACTTTCGCCAACAAAGCCATCTGTGCTTTATTGAATATGTCTTTGGGGAATGTTCTTGGGACAAATCTTTCTGATTACATGCGCGGCAAGTTCATGTCCATGCACAATGATAAAGTGGAAGCCCTCACACTGGAGAACCCCACCTCTGAAAGTGTGGAAACGAAACTCTCAAACAGATGGGTGCTATGGAAGAAGGTCGGCATTTTTGACAGGCAGGGAAGACTTCTTGAGGTACAGACCATCGGACGGGATGTCACATACAGGCATCAGCAAGCAGAAGAGTTGTTGCAGTTGGCACAGGTGGAAGTGGCTAGAATGAAAGATGCGTTGTTCAAGGCCACTGAAAAGACACACCAAATTCTCAAGGAGAATGAGGTGAAGATTCAGAACCTAGAGAGAGGTCAGTAGTGGATATTGAGCAGGCACGGCAACTCCTTTCTCTAGTGAAGGAGGTTACAGATTCCCTGGCCCAAGAGGTGGCTAGAAACACCCAAGCATTGGCAGGCATCTCTAACAGCGTTGTGAGAATACTGGAAACCCTGGATACCGTCCCCGAAAATGAGGACATCCGAAAACTACTGAAAGAGCATATCGGTGAGCATGAAGAAACCATTTCTGTGTGTTTCCAGACACATGACAGAGAGTGCTCTTCCCGCACCGCCCTGGCTGTAGAGCGCGAAATCAGGCGGGAGGAAGACCTCCTGAAGAGCCTCAAAGAGGCCGTGGAAGAGGCGTCCACCCCCGTCAAAGAGATGCACGCAGCTTACAAGAAAGTGCTGTGGTTGGGCACTGCTATATCGGCAATAGGGCTGACCATGTTTGGCTACCTGAAATACACACTTGACCAGATAGGGGTGAAGTAATGGGCTTCTGGAGACAGGTGTTTGAGGATGATAATGGCAACCCATCGTCTACGAGAATCCTTGTGGCTGGCGTTGTTGCTTATTGTGTCTTGGCATCTACTCTCATTCTGTCTATTTGGGCATATCTTTCTCTTATGTCCCAGACTTTCATCCCACTAGGGATTGGGGAGGTAAGCACTTTGGCAACCTCTGTCATAGCTATCCTCTTCAAGGTTGTAAGCAAAAAGTACGAAGAACTTGATAAAACCACCAATGAATAGTGGGGGTGTAAGATGGACAAGAGTAGCTATGAACTCGCACAAGATTTTGTCTTCAAGTGGGAAGGCGGCTATTGTGATGTGGCTGGAGATTCTGGTGGGGCTACTAATATGGGTATCAGTCTTCGGTTTCTATCTGGTCTACCTCTTAAAGATGGAGATATCGACGGTGATGGAGACATTGATAAGGCTGACATCAAGCATCTGACCAAAGAGGATGCGCTTCGTCTCTACAAAGACTTCTTCTGGGATAACTACGATCTTGATTCCTTCCCGTTTTTTGCGTCCATCGTCTTCTATGACACGGCTATCAACGCCGGTGGCGGGAGGGCGTCCCGCATCCTTCAGCAGATTTGTAACTTCTACTCTGGGCATACGGTAGCCATTGACGGCAAGATCGGGCCTAAAACCATAAAGGCTGTAAAGGCTATCTGTTCCAACCCGGAAGCAGATAGGACATTTGCCATACGTTTCATCGAGGAAAGGCGGAAGTTCTACAACAGCATCATAGCCAATAACCCCGTGCTTCAGAAGTTCAAGAAAGGCTGGTTCAGACGTTGTGCTGACTTGGAGGCTTTAATATTTGCCCTTTAGTTTTTGAAATTAACTTCAACCATCTTAAACAGGAGACTCTAGCATGTCTATGTCCAATGATACTGAAAATGCGGTTTTGAGCATGGTTCTTGGTGGGGAAGACCCCTCCTGGCGTACCGGGGCCACGCAGTACCTTGCGCTGTTCACTGCTGACCCGGGCGAGGCCGGTAGCATTGCCAACGAGGCCACCTACACCGGCTACGCTCGTGTTGCGTTGACCAAGGCTTCCGCCTGGACTGATGGTGGCTCGACTTTCACCAATGCCGCGCTGATCCAGTTCGGGGCTTGCACTGCCGGGACGAACGCCGTCACGCATTTCGCCGTGGTGGACACCGCAAGCGGGGCCGTTGCGATGCTCGTGAGTGGTGCGTTGTCCGCAACGCTGAACGTGAGTGCTGGCATTCAGCCGCAGTTCGCCATTGGGGCCTTGAGCGTTGGAGCGGACTAGGCCATGCCAGGATTCAACGCCGTTGACGAGATAACCCGCGCTCTTGAGGCCGGGAAGGCATGGACTTCCATGTGGCGACGTACTGCGCCCGCGTTATCGCAGTACAACTTCGTGGACATGTCTTATGGAGGCGGCGGCCCCCCTGCGAACTACTACGCCAGCGCACCCGGTGTGTGCAGTAGGCTGGCTGCGGTGGACGGTATCTACCACGGGCCGGATGTCGCCCCGGCCCGAAAGTATGTCAAAAGCATCTCGATGTCTGGCACCGCGACGAGCGCGGGGGTGGCGTATGTTTTGCTGGATTACGAAATGTACGTGCCTTTCTTGGACGGCGACGAAACCGGCGTGCAGGGTATATCGCAATTGGCGTATGCCCGCCACGCTGGAGGGAATGGCATCCGGCTGATGCTGGTCGGCCAGGGCGCAGGCACGGGCAGTGCCTATTTCACGATCACCTACGTCAACCAGCACGGCATGGAGCGGACATCTCCACGCAATCTTGCGGGCTTCTCGCTTGCCCCGGGGTCTGTGCTTTCGTCATACAGTTCGTCGGCTGGTCTGGATGACCCTTTCATCAAGTTGCATCCTGGCGATTTCCCGTCAACTGTAACGGGAATCCAACTTGAGTCTGCGGTGGGCGGCGTCTTCGCCCTGGTGTGGGTCAAACCTGTTGTGCATATCCCGACTATGTACCCAAACGCAAACTCTTGGGCGGCAGGTGCGCCGTCTTACAACGCCACACAAACCGTCAACGAGATCGATTTTACACTTGAGAAGGGCTTCTTGTCACAGGTTGGAGACGGTGCATACCTGAATTTTATCGCACGTTCAACATCCGCCACGACTCCTTTGAGCGCGGCAGAACTCACTTTCGTGTGGTCCTAAAGGAGATACAACATGGCTGGATTCAGTTCAATAGACGATTTTGTGTCTGAAGTCACGACACAAGGCAAGATGTGGCGTCAGGATTTCGCCCGCGTGACCAACGCCGCTGCTCAGGTTGCGTCGGTCTGGTACAGCCTCCTGCCTGCTGGAGGCACGCCCCCGGCGTTCCTCTTCGGCGGCACGACCAAGACCGCTGTGGCGATGTCCTCCACGCCGGTCAACATCACCACGGGCACGGCCACCGCCGCCAGCGCGACAATCTCAACCACGCAGACCTCCGGGCTTGCCATCGGGATGCTGGTTTCCGGGTCGGCGGGCACGGTCACAATCCCGGCCAACGCCTTTATCACGGCTATCAGCGCGGGGACATCGTTCACGATCTCGGCAGTCACGGGTGGCTCCAGCACCGGAACGCCCACCTTGACATGTGCTTTCCCGACCATCTGGCATGGCGGCGACGTTTCCACCGACCAGAAGCACCTCGTCAACCTGGGCGCGGCTGTGACTGCCGCTGCTTATGGGCCGTCCTGGCTCATGTTGATGGACCACCTCCTGTACTATCCGATTGCGTCCGCCGACCTTATAAGCACGTCGCAGCGTACCCTGGTCAACACCATCACCCTGCCGCGTTACGCCACCGGGGCCGGGGTGCGGGCCTTCTTCGTCTCCACCGTCGCCGCGACGGCTGGCGGGCCGAACCTGACCGAGTTCACCTACACCAACCAAGCAGGCACATCCGGTTGCAAATGCCCGATTGCCACGCTGTCGATGAACGCGACTCCCCCCGCCGGACAGATCATCCACACGGCTGCTGGTGCGAACAAGCTGAACTTCATCCCGCTCCAGGCCGGTGACACGGGCATCCGTTCGGTGCAGTCGTTCACCTTCTCTGGCGGCACGGCCTACACGGGGGCGTCTGCTGCCGCCGCGCTGGTGCTGGCCCGTCCGATTGCCTCCATTCCGATCCCGGCAGCGGGCGTCGCGAGTGAGCGCAATTTAATGTTCCAGATGCCGTCGCTCCCGCGCATTTACGACGGTGCGTGCTTGGACTTCCTGATGTACGCTGGCGGCGCAACCACTGCGGCGACAAGCCTTTACGGGTATCTTGAGACGGCCTGGGGTTAATCCATGTTGATCGCAAACGGCAACTATCTCCGCACCGCGCAAACCTTGGACACGGGGTTCACCTCCTTCGAGCCGCACCGTCTCAACGGCGACGGCCTCGCGGCCTACACCGGATGGGCGGGTGTCCGGCGGCAGTCGGCTGTGCCGGTGGGCTACGGCATGTCCGGGTTCGTGCCACCGATCACAGGCGGCGACCTGTGTGGGCGCGTTTTCAGCAACACGATCACGGCCACCGCCAACGGCCTGATGGGCGTCCCGATCACGGGCGTTATTGCCTTGAGCATAACCCCTGCCTCTTTAGACGGGCAGTTGATTGCTTGGGGCACCGGCACCTGTACCATAACCATGCAGCCCGGTAGCATTAAACTCGAAGCAAACGTCAAAGGGGCTGGTTCCTCTGCAATAACATTTAGTGCTACCGCAAACATCCTCCCCCTAGACGATTCTCCTCCTGCCCGCACAGGGCACTCCCAATTAGAGTTGGTATGTGACGCTGATGCCTATCCTCTAGACGATTCTCCCCCTAGTCGTAGTGGTGAGGCACTTATAGGGATGCTCACAACTGCTCTGTTGGGGGCGGTGCTTGATGCAGATGGTTCTGCTCAAGTTTCTATATACGGGGAAGCCACCCCGCGTCCGTTGAACATGGAAATCCAACTATACACCGCTACGGGCACTATACACCTAAATGTCCCTGTAGTGAACATACTGCCTGTTAATGACTCCCCTCCCGCACGAAATGCTACGTCCACGCTCACTGTTACGGGAACGGCTGCCATGTTACCTTTGGATGATTCACCTCCTGCTAGGACAGCATTTGCTGGTATGTCCTTTTCTGGCAATCTCGACCCCTATGCTCTGGGGCATATGGTGGGGTCTGCCCTACCTTACACAGAGTTGTCCCCACAGGCGTTAGCGGATGCTGTGTGGTCTTGCCAAGCAGAAGCCTTCACTGTCACAGGTACTATGGGCAAGAAGATAAATGATGGAGGGGCTGGAGGACTTACGACAGAGCAAGAGAACTGGTTACAACAAGCGGCGGAAGAGTCTTCTTCAGCAAGAAAAGCATCCGTCAATAAAGCAATAATCACAGTAACCGCTGAAGGTGGACAGCGTATCACTATCTACGAAGACGACGGTGTTACACCCATATTCTCCTTTGACTTGAGCTTGGATGGTACGACTAGGACTCCTTTATGAGCGTTCTCCTTCCCGCTTTTATGGCTACTGGCGGCGGCGATAGAATAATCACTATCGTGGTTTCCGCTTCCAGGGCTTTAGAAGTCCCTCCCCCCGCTGTGTCGGGCACCAACGGTGCAGTGGGGGAGGGGGATTCTGGATACCTACAACTAGCAGAGGTTGATATGGAAAACAGGGTAGTAACCCTAGGTGAAGAAGTTAGAGTCGTGGTTGTCGGGTCGGAAACACGCTCTGTTTCTGTATCCTCTGAAAATAGAACCGTTCAAGCGTAAGGAGTTAAGATATGGCACTGTTATGGCCTTCTAAAGACCCCGAAGAAGAATTGGACTACACTGTTGATTGGGCTGCCCGTCTTGTCACAGGGGACACCATTTCCGCAGTTACCTGGACTGTTCCCACAGGCATTACAAAAATGAGTCAGACAAACGACACCACCAAAGCGGTTGTCTGGCTGTCTGGCGGGACGGCAAAACAGAAGTACAGCGTTAAGTGTGCAGTCACCACTGCCAACGGAAGAAAGATGGAGCAGACCGTCACCCTGCCCGTGGCAGAGAAATAGTTTTTGAAGTTGACTTCAAAACCAAGAAAAGTCCCCATTTTACCTTGACAAATCTCGAAAATGATGTATATTATCCCTTTGACACTAGGAGGGAATATATGCACTGCGAGGGATGTCCGCTCTTTGAAAAGATCGGAAAAGAGAAGGTTCCTGTTTTGGGTCCATACCGTCGCAAGGTCGGGGAGGGTCTGTTCACCAATCTCAAAGGATTCGGTAATACAGACCACCCCGAAATTGTGGTGGTGACTGACGGGCCATCGGCAGAGGACTTGGCTAAGAGCCTAATAATGACCGGGGATCAGCGTACTGTACTTGCCAACGAGCTTGCTGCCAACGGATTTGATGGCAACAAGGCGTATTACATGCCTGCTCACCGTTGCCACCTGACCATTGAAGAGAAGCAGAACAAGAAACTGGTGAAGAGTGTGCTTGAGCATTGTAAGCCTTACGTTAATGATGTTCTCAAGCACCTCCAACCCAAAATGATCCTCACCCTTGGGGATACTGCTTTCAAGCAAGTCCTCAACCAGACAGGCATCTCCAAACGTCGCGGGATGCTCCAGTATTCAGAAGACTTTCAGTGTTGGGTCATGCCAACGTATGCCACTGGTTTCTGCCTCCGTGACCAGAAGCAGTTTGCAAAGTGGCGTCCAGACATCTCCCAGATGTTCCAGTTCATGAAGAACGGATATCAGTTGATGGAAACAGGAGAACTGGATTATCGTGACGTTGAGTCGATTAAATCTCTAATCGCTTCAAATCCTGAAGCGGTTGCGGTGGACACGGAGACGCAGGGGAAGGACTTCGCCAACCCCAACTCCATTGTGATTTCGTACTCTGTGAGTACCAGCCCGACCAATGGATACAATATCTGGCTGGCTACAGAGGTGGTGGAAGGGGAACATGAACTTGTTATCAAATGGCCCCGTAAAGTGGGGAGGAAGGAAGAACTTGTTGATGTTTTTGTGAAGAAAGCAGCACACTATGATGAAAAGGTGGAAGAACTTCGCACGATTCTTTCCGACCCGACCATCAAAAAGTACATGATGAACGGTAACTATGACCTTCATCGTTTTCGTCAGTTAGGCATTGAGCGGGAGGAAGTCAAAGCGTACACACTTGATGTCCAATCAGTGATGCACACACTCGATCCTGACATGTACAAGAGAGCATCTTTGCAAGACATTCAATCCGCAGTTGCTCCTTATCGTGTTGACCATAAAGCGAAGTTTGCACAGGAAGTTGATAAGTCTGACATGCTTGCTGCTGCAAAAGAGAATCCCGAAAGACACTCGCAGTACGCTTGTGGTGACACTGCCTCTACTTTTGATTGTGCAACTATCTTGAAAGATCGTCTGTGTACCGACATGAGACTTGCTGAATACTACATCAAGTTGGTGCATCCGGTTACGACAGAAGTGCTTTATGAGATTGAGAAGAACGGTGTATTGTTCGACCAGGAACGCCTTCCCGCCGCTAAAGAGAAGGTGGCAGATTTCCTGAATCAGCAGACGAACAAGTTCATCTCGCTCATGCCCAGAAAAGTTCTTGAACGCCAGCGGGAGAAGGGACTTAAACTGTCTCGTACTGACCTTCTGCGGGATGTTTTGTTTTCCAAGGAAGGCTTCAATCTCAATCCTCTGGAGAAGACCCCTGCCGGTGGGGATGGGGTGGGCCGGAAACTCCTGGTGCGTATGCGGGATGAATTGGATGATGACCATCCCGCCAAGGAACTGATTTCAACCTACATAGAGTGGGGACCATACCAGAAGTTGTACTCCACCTATCTCAATGGCTTTCCTAAATGCGTCTTTCCTGATGGGCGGTTCCATCCCAACATCAGTAAATGTGCTACAGCCACGGGTAGGACTGCGGTTTCCAACCCCAACTTGCAGCAGATTCCCAAGCGTAACAAAGACATCGCCAATGTCATTCGCTCTTTGATTATTGCTGACCCCGGCTACTCCTTCGTCACTGCCGATGCTTCACAGGCAGAATTGCGTTGGGCTGCTGTCAGAGCCTTCGATGAGATTCTGCGAGGGCTGTACGTGCAGGGCAAAGATGTCCACACACATACAGCAGAAATGCTGATTGCTATGGACGGACGCAACCCGCAGGATATGTCTGCATCTGAGATGAAGAGTTACCGCACCAAGGCGAAGGCTGTGAATTTCGGGTTGCTCTTCGGTATGCAGGCGAAAAAGTTGCAAGCATATGCTCGTGATGAGTACGGGGTTAAGATCACACTCGCAGAGGCAGAAGCCTTTAGAAAAGGGTTCTTCACTGCTTACCCCGCTCTAGAAGGATGGCATAGAGACGAAATAGCTAAAGCCAAAGAGCAGGGGTTTGTCCGTACAGACTATGGGTTTATTCGTAGGCTTGCTAATATCAACTCCAAGGACTTCTCTAAACGGTCTGAAGATGAGCGGGCTGCAATCAACACGCCGATTCAGTCTGCTAGTAATGATACTGTTTTGTTCTCTGCGTTGACTGCCCACAGACAGAACATCTGTGAAGATAAAGCGAAGTTGGTTTGCTTCATCCACGACGAACTTATCTACATGGTTAGGGATGACTTCATCCCGACGTTTGCACCCCGCCTGTATGAGTGCATGGTCAACCCGCCGATTAAGAAAGAATTTGGGATTGAGTTTCCCATCCCGTTCGGGTCGGATATCCAGACAGGTAAAACCCTGGCAACCCTTGAAGACTATCAACTCTAGGAGCAATCAGATGGCAAAAGTGACAACCGACCCGTTTGCGGAAGGTTTCAAAGAGGGACTGAAAGAGGCCAAGCACAAGTCCGCTTTTCGGAAAAGGATCATGGCTGAGATTTCGCAGTTGACTTCAAAACAGGGAGATAGCGTCAAAGCCTTCTCCCGTCAGGTTGCCTATGACGACTTCTATGAGACTCACTACGAGACGAAACTTGTCCTGAAGCCCCCGTACTCGCCAGAGCGTATGTATGAACTCTATGAGGAGTGTGGCTGTCTCCAGGCATGTGTTGATGCTTTCATTTTCAACGTGGGTGGTTATGGGTGGAAGATCAAGCCTAAAAGTGGGTCGGAAGTTGATAACCTCCCTCCCGCTGAGAAGTATGAGGCCCACCCCGAAAAAGTGAAACTGGAGAATCTATTTGACTGCCCGAATGGGCAGGAGTCTTTCAGTGCCCTGCGTGAGTTCGTGGATCGTGACTACAGTGTCACCGGAAATGGTTACATCGAAGTTGTGCGTAACCTGAAAGGGGAGCCTACCCTACTGTTCTGGCTGGACGCCAAGCGTATGCGTCTCACCCCTTTGGATCGTGATTTCACTAACATCGTGCTGGATGTGACTCGGGATGGGAAGGACATCAAGATTCCTTCCCGCAAAAGGTTCCGTAAGTTCGTTATGGGCATCTCCAACCCCAAGGCGGTCACTGGTACTCTAGGGAAGGACGTTCGCTTCTTCAAAGAGTTCGGTGATCCGCGTAACATCAATGCTCTTACCGGGCATACGGAAGAGGAAAAAGATAACTCAGATGATGTCTGGGAAAATGCTACTGAGGTTATTCACTTCAAGTACGGCAACGGTACTTATGGTATCCCACGTTGGATTGGAACGCTTCTCAATGTCATGGGTATCACCAAGGCTGACTTCATCAACCACAACCTTTTTGAGTCGCAGGGCATCCCGCCCCTCTTGATTACGATTGCTGGCGGGGAACTCACCGAAGAGTCCATGAATGACCTCCTGGCGATGCTGAAGGGCCATACAGAGGACATCGGTAAGTTCAATAAGCCCCTGCTGCTGGAAGCCTCTGGTACATCTTTCAACCTCCAGGGGAAGGACACCCCACCCAAACTCAACGTCACCAGTTTGACTGAATACCGCAAGGATGACCTTACCTTCCAGAAGTATCTCGAAGACAGCCGGGGGGCTATCCGTTCCTTTGGCTTCCGCCTCCCCGCCATGTTCCTTGGTGAGCATACGGGGTTGAACTACGCGAGTGCCAACCTTCTGCGTATCGCCACAGAAGATCAGGTGTTCATCCCGGCCCGCAACAAGTTCGATGACGTTATCAACAACACCATCGTAAAAGCCCTTGGCGTTTCTGAGTGGATTTTTGACACCGTTGATCCTGTTATCAAGTCCAATGCTGACCTTATGGGTCTTCTCCCCCACATCGTCAACACAGGTGTCCTGTCTCCCAATGAACTCATTGAGTTCTTTAACGAGAACTTTAATGCACAACTTCGTCCGTATGTGGGTGAGCATGAAGAGTGGGCGGACTCCCCGCTTGCTTTCAGCAAGTCTCTCTACAACTACGGCACGATCTACGGTCAAGGCGAAGGTGATCCTCAGAATCCTCAAGGTCAGGAGCCTGCTGTTGGGGGTGGAGAGGACGAAGGCAATAAACCCGAAACTAGTGAGGGGACTGATGGGAAGGCCGCGTAAAGTGAAAGAAGATGTCGTGGAGGAGGTGGCTGTGATGGATGCTCCTATCCTGGCAGAGATTGAGCCTCAAGAAACCGGGATGGAACAGTACGACACAGGGCTGTTTCCTGATTGGGAGTTCAAGCCCGGTGCCCCTGTGCGTAAGGCTACCGTTAGGACTCAAACGGAGTTCTGCTTGTCCGCTGTTGAGGGTGTCGATAAAACGAATGTCGTAGCTTGGGGGTGGCAATCAGTTCTGGACTTTGCTGCCAAGATCGAAGCGATGTCTGAAGGACATCTGAAGATCACCCTGGACATTCCACCCCACATCCGACAAACGCTGGAAAACGCGAAGTAACCAAGAAGCCCACCCCAAAAAGGTGGGCTTTTTTTGAAGTCAATGTGAAAAACCCCTTGACAAAACCAAAGAAAGTGGTATTATCTATTTCAACAACGACGGGGAGGGAAGGGATGTCATACTTTTTCGAGTACAACGGTGGGACGAACAGCTTCAAGCCTGGAGCGCAAGCAAAGTTTCTGCTGTTCCTGGTTTCTGGTGGGAAGGAAATCCCGGTATGGGAAGCACAGAAAAACGGATGGGTACTGAAGCCGGATGTCCTGCCCGCTGGTGTGTCTGGGAAGTATGCTTTTGAGACGGATATCCCTATTGCAAAGATATTCATATTGGAAGCAGAGTTTGCGAAACCTCGACTGACGTATTCATACTACATCAAGTTTGAGGTTCCTGCCCGCCCGCAGACCGTAGAGGTCAAGTCGTACAACGATCTGGTGCGGAAGCAGAAGTGGTTCTTCAAGACCCGTGGGCGTATCCTGACGAAGAAGGAAGTCATTGAAAGCGGGGTGGTGGAACAGGACAGTTTGAGTTACAAACTTCTACTGAACACGCAACCCATCTCGTTGGATACGCACCAGAAGATGTTGACCATCACGTTGCCAAAGGAAATTGAACAACAAAACGCTGTTCGGTTTATCCGAATGAAACAAGGAGGTTGAGGCTACTGTGATTTTTCCTTCTGATATGACAGCAGAGTGTGACGAATGTGGTGTGCTCATAACTGTGTACGCTGTAACCTCAGAGACGGAAGTTGTACTTAGGTGTCAGAATGAGGGGTGGACTTTCTTTGATAGTGTGATTAGATGTGAGGAGTGTTCTAACAAGTACTTGGAGGAAAAGAAATGAGCCATTTGAGTAAAGTGTCGATCAAGTTGACCAATGCGAAGGCGATTGAAGTTGCTGCCAAGGCTATGGAATGGGCCATGCAGAAGCAGGACTTCACCAACTCCTACTCCAAAGAAACAGTCAAAAATGCTACTGTCCTGCGAGACAAGAGCGGAAAGGTCAAGTACGTGATCGGGGTGGACGGCACTCCTGTGGTGGACGAGTGGTCTATGGCCCGCGACTACTACAGGTTCAATCAGGAATACACCCAACACATCCTGAAGCAGAAGGCTATCATGTCCGGGGCTGCTTTCCGTAACTGCGGTGTGGATGCGAAAGGAAACCTTGTTCTTGAAATTGAGGTTCGCTAACATGAAGAAAGTGAAATTCATCATCTCCCCTGACGGTACGAACATCGAAGTCAAGGCCGAAGGGTTTGCTGGTAAGGGTTGTGTGGAGACTGCCAAGAAGTTCATGGACTCTCTTGGAACCACTACGGATCAGAAGTTGACTGCTGACTACTACAAAACCGAAGGTGCTGGCATCACCGTCAGCCGCTAAAAAGCGGGAAGGAAACGCCATGAAAAAGTTATACCGTATTCACCCTGACGGTTCGATTGAAGGACTCCACGATGACCTCCTGGCGGGGGTGGGGACCACCCAAGTTCAACGTGCTTCCCGTGTGGAGTTTAACGAGGATGAGGGCGGTTGGACAGTGGAGTTCTTGGTGGGACAGTACGCAGGGTGTTTCCTTCCCGCCACCTACGCCAAACGAAAAGATGCCCTGGAAGCAGAAGTCCTCTTTCTGAACCAGGAGATGCGGGAAGGACGCCTCTAAAATAAATCCACCCCGCAGAGTCACCCCACAAAAAACCGAAAAGGGAGTTAAGTCGTTAGACTTGCTCCCTTTTCTTATGCTCTATGTTTCGCGTGACTGGCTAACCTAGCAACACGGCCATCCCAAAATCTTCAGATATAACCCTTGAATTGCTTACTTTTTTGTTTCGGCGGGTGGGCTTTCCTCCCAAAAATCTTCAATGATTTTCATACCACCCCAGAGAATCCACCCCACAGCCCACCCCACAGATCACAGGAAGGCAGAGAACTCATCTGACAGGGAGTTGAGAGGTCTTTCAACAGGAGTCTTCAACGTGTCTAGGTAGATAGCCGTGGTTCCAGGCTTCTTGTGCCGGAGAACGTGCTGGATTTCAAACAGGCTGGCTTGGTGCTTGTCCCGAAGGATGGAAGCGACATAATGACGGAGGGGATGGAAGGAAAAAGGCTTGACTCCAGCCTTCACACATAACTTATGAAGTATCTCGGAAACAGTATTGATATGACGAAATGCCGTCATTTTCTTGGTACGATACTTGGGAGGGAATACCGCGATTCCATCCCCCTCCCGCTCTAGATGTCTACGGAGAAGGACGCTTTCAGCGATGCTATTCATCGGAAGGTTGTCCCATTCCTCCCCGCCACCCCGTCTCTTTTTAGTCTTTAGCCTGATGATCTTCTTCTGAAAATCAATATCATCCCAAGTGAGTTTTCGTATCTCACTTCTCCTGGCAGCAGTCGCTAACACCAAAAGCAAAAAGTCCTTGATCCACCCTTCGGCAGTATCAAGAACTCTTTCAATATCTTCTTTGGGTGGGATGTACGGAACGTACTTGGATTCAGGTAGACTAGGAACCTTGAAAGGGTTGGAAGACACGATCCCTGTGTTAGTGATATGCCAATTCCAAAGGACTCGTAACTCTCTAATGTAGCGATTCACATTGATAGGGTTGGTGGTTCTGAGCATGTACTTCTGAAAAGCAATAGCCACTTCCCTGGTGATGTCCTCAATAGGGGTATCCTTCCCCAAAAATGCAAAGAAATCCTGAACATACTTCATCTTGTAACTGAGCGTTTGTGCTGAAATGCGGGATGCCTCTGCCTCAAAATACTTCTTAGAAAAGTCAGAAATGTGGCAGCACAAGCTCCGTTCCATCTCGGAGTTTAAGCGTCTCCTTTCGTCCACTATCCAGGCGTCGGCCTCCCTTTGCGTCTGGAATCCTCTTTGCTTGTGCCTTTGTCCCTGGAACTCGAACACCGCCCGATACCGCTGCCCGTCTTTGGTCTTGTAGCCTTCGATTGTCATGGGCCTCCTCCTGAAAAACTGCCATGACATCGTTAATCATGAAACGGGCAGAGCGCAAGTCCTTCCCGCCCCCTGCGAAGAAATGGGGCAGCCGACGCCACCCCATTCTCCGAAAGGAACTTGGACTTATATTCAGTAGTCCACAAAGTTCTTCATAGTTGCAGATGTCCATCAGAATCTAGTCCTCAATAGGGGCGTCTTTACTACCGATGGTTATAACTTTTTTGTTGTACTTCTCTTCGATATTCCTACGCGCAACGCTTCGAGCAACCTGCACCAGGGTGTACTTGATGATGTCGTCAGCACCCTCTGTGACCTCCACGGTATCCGGGTCAATGTACTGTCCTGTTCTAAAGACCTCTTTGAAGTCGTCTTGCTTGAGAAACTTCCAATCCAACCCCATCAATGTATAGACTCCACCTTCCTTAACAAAGATACCAAGTCGGTCTTTTGCAACAGCCAGACATTCATTTGCATCAAGGATAGTCCCTTCTTCATAGCCATCGAAGGGGCGTTGCACGACACGATAATCAGCCTGACCAGCAATCAAAAAAATCTGTTGCTTGGATGTCTGGCCCACCATTGAGAGCTTGAACTTGTCAGCATAGTTGACCTTGGCGTCTGCATCCCGCTCCTTGGGGTCAGCAGAAAGACGCGAGGCGTTGATGGACAAACGACAAGCATGACGCAGCGCATAACCACCAGGAGTCTGCTCCTTCTCCTCATACAGAGAGGCGTTCATCTTCGCCCGTAACTGATTGAGGAAAATGATGGACACTTTGTGTCCGCGCTTCGTCTCTTGGATCATTTGCAGATTCAACTTCTTAGTCAATTTCCCGATCAGGAGGGCGTCCCCACCATACTGACGATCTTCAAAGTCAGACTCCAAAATGGCCTTGGAGGTGATACCCACAATGCTGTCCACAATGATTAACGAGATATCGTCAGCCTGGACAGCAGCCATGATGATGTCACACGCCTGCTCACCGTATTCCGGCATGGCCCTGATGATGTTGTTCCGATCTTCATCCCACGAACCATCGGGGAGGTACTTCACATCCACCCCAAGTTTCAACAGGTAAGATTCGTCAATGCTGTTCCCTTCAGTGAGGACGTAGAGAACCTTCCCGACCTGTTGATTCTCACAACTGCACATGGACAGCGGCTTGAGGCAATTCATACAGGTCTTCTGGACAGCCTTCGCCATCAGGTGCGTGAACGTACTCTTGCCAGAGGCGGGGAGTCCGTAGAGATGGGTCATGACGCCACAGGGAAGCCCTCCAGCAGTCGCAAAGTCAAATCCGAATACATAGGACGGGAGCCGTGGGTAATCCCGGTATACCTCATCCTTGAACATCGGGGACACCAAGGAAGACATCTTCTTGAGACGGGCACTGGAAGACAACACATCGTTGAAATTCGCCACGGTTCCTCCGTTTAGAAAAGGGTTGCAGCCTTGGCGGGCTGGTCGGACTTTGAAGTTAATTGCAGAATTTTCTTAGCCTCTTCTTCAACCAAGACCTCCACCTTCTGCGTCAGTTCCTCATAGACCTTCACAGCCTCCTCCACGTAGCAAGGAAGCTCAATGGAGACATCAACCCTGGCAGAACTGTAATTCGGCAGCCCAATGGTCAGGCCCCGTCCAACCCGAATCCGGGCGGGATCGGTAGCAAACGGGCGAATATCAATAGTCTCTTCAGACACCGCCTCCTGACCAAACATAGTCCTACGAACCGTCACCAAGCCGTTGGAACTTGTAAGTGCCGTTCCCTTTGTCATACACCCTCCATCCCCATCTGGGACGTAAATAGTTCCTGATACATTCCCAATCACCCTTTCCACAATGCTCAACCGCTTCACACAATAACGCTATCTGCAACTCATCGAAGTAATGATACGTCCGCTTCTCTGTCTCAACTTTATACGGTTCAGGAATGATACCTTCCTTAATCATCTTGACAACACGAACACCATTACCAACTGCACCAGCAACATCTTTAATAGTGAATATAGCATACGGATTACCTCGATTGCCTAAGTCCTGTATCATGCTTTCGGCTTCAAAAATAGCCTCCGCATTTTTCTTGCGTACTTGTTCAAGTTCAGACCTGAGTTTATCGTACTGCAATTTCCTGTCAATCAACTCCCGCATGTGCGGGATGCGATACCAGCCAATCCTATACTTATTCCCCTGCAACATCTTGAATCTGATCTTCTCTTCATCAGTCAACGATTCTTCTGGAGTGTTCTCCAACCTCTCCAATTCTGCAAGTTGGCCTGACAACTTCTGACGATCATACTCTCGATTTCGTGTCCGTAAATGGGGGTGGACACGCTGAAGACTTTTAGGCTCGTAAGAAACAGTCTTACCGTTTTCACTCATGCTACCAGGACTGCCTTATTCTTGCGATACATACTCTGTCGAGTAATAGCCCACCGAACACATTCCTTGTACGCCGTGTCAATCAAGTCCAACACTACAGGTTCTTTCGTGTCATCACACATGCGAAGTATCCTACCCACAGCCTGTTCTGCGTGGGATGTCGGGGTGCCGAACACCAATCCCCGAAGATCAGGAACATCAATCGCCATGTTCATCACACCATAGGTAGCCAATATAACCTTGCAAGAAGACAGCACACGTTCCTTTTCAGCCGTTTTAGTCTTTCCATCGAAGATACCTACCTCAGTTATATTGTAACCGTGTTTATGCACCAGTATGGCTTGAACAGTCTTCAACTGCTCTGTCCTATCAGACAGCATCAATGTGCGCCTTCCCGACTGTTCAATCTGCGTGATGAATGACGAGAGAAAGTGATTCCTTTTTCCATCTTCAGCCAATGCTGAAATGATGATCCCTCTGCGTTTCTTTGCATCTGTTAGTTGATGGAGGTACGGATGCTTCGTGCTTTCTGTCGTGTATTCCCTTAAAATGACTTTAGGCACAACATCGGTTGTACCCTTGAGTTCGATCTTACACTGTCCCAATGCCCACTCAAACACCGTGGACATGCCATCTGGACGATCTAACGTAGCAGAGCATCCTAAACGGTAGCGGGCTGGAAACATACCTACAACCGTAGAGAATGTAGTGGCAGCCACCGTATGCAATTCATCAAAACAAACCACCCCGAAATACTTCTTAAACTCTTCAGGATATTTGTCTTTAGCAAGACTATGCAGCATACCGATGACGATCTTCTTGCCTTCATAATTGCACACGTTCTGCTGTGCAATACCAATATCGTCTTCTGTTAGATTCGTGAACTGAAGGATACGTTCCTTCCATTGGTCAACAATGCGGGAGCGAGGAACTACAATAAGTGCTGTAGTTTTGAGATGCGCTAAGTAGTTGAGAAACATGACTGTTTTGCCCACCCCTGTCGAAGCAGCAAGAATGAACCCGGTGCTACCGGCCTCTACACCAGCAAGAAATTTCTGCTCCAAAGGGAGTTGACGGGGACGTAGCTCCCCAACAAACTGAATGTCTACGGGAGTCCCAAAGGAACGGGCATCAATGATCTCGTCTGCGATAGCCCCGGTGTCAAAATAATGACGAGGAATACCAAAGTAATCTTCGGTTTCCTTGTATGTCTTAATCGGTTCATTATCTTTGAACTTGGAGCGTACTGTGAGACGCCCCCGGAGGACATCCAAGTCAATCGGAATCTCTGTCTTCTGAACGAAGTAGTGTGTGGAATCAATGGCTTTTGAAAACACGTTTTTACCTATTCTTACAATTCTATTAAAGTATGCTTTAACTATACCTGTTGTTATTAAACTTGTCAAGCGAAATTTTTAGTGGAGCTGGACACGGGACTCGAACCCGCAACCTGCTGATTACAAGTCAGCGGCTCTAGCCATTTGAGCTAATCCAGCAGACACACAAAGAAACTCCAAAGGAGGGAACCCACCCATCGTGAGTTCCCATCCCAAGGAGGCTGGAGGTTTACAGGAGGGAGCGGATGTCCTGGCCGGTCATACCGGCAGGGGGAGGGGACACAAGGTCGGCAGGGGCCTCAGAAGGGGCCACCAGGGAGGGAGCCGCCATCGGGGCAGGAGCAGGCTGAGAGTAACTGGTCACACCACCACCGAAGAAACGCTTCGCGGCGTCCTCCAGAGCTTCAAGACTCTGAGGGGCCAGAATCTTCCCGTAGTCAAACGGCTGGATGAAATCCTCAAAGGGGATGCCTTGGGGAAGGAACCGCATCAGTTCGGGGTCAGCCTGGAGATCAGCAGGCGACACCTTCTTGATGAAGTCGAAATCCTCCCCCGTCCCCGACTGCTTGTCGTAGCGGGTAAACTTCCAAATCGACCAAGCCATCGAACCCCCCGCCAGAGCCTTCTTGTCGGGAACCTTGGCGCGAACCTTCGCCTTCAACTGGATCAGGTTCTTCGCCATCTTGACTTCCTCACCCTTTTTGTTTCGATACCCGGTCAGGTTCAGAACAGACCCGTACAGGGTGAGAGACTTCCCGGCCTTCTTGTCGGGGTACTGCTTGGCACCATCACAGAGAGGGCACTTCCCGAAAAAGTCCATTCCGCAGGTATGCCACGAAATGGGCGGGCTGGCCCCCGGCTGGTACAGACCATGCTCCTCGACAAAGGCAATCGGGTCATCCAGAAACAGCAGATAAGCGGAGTCACCCACCTTCTGGAAGAACCGGAAGGGCTGGTAGTCATCCCCTCCCATCTTGCGTGCGGCTGCACGTTCACGCTCTTCCGCATCCCGCTTCCAACCATCGTCACCATAAAGAATACCAGACATAACTGTCTTCTCCTATCGCCCGCTCTGGGGCTTTACATGGGTTGTTTGACACTCCAGGTGTCAGTACTAATATACGACTTTTTCTAGTTTTGTCAAGCAAAATATGGCATTTTTCTTTCCTCCCCCAAACTTTTTTCACATTGACTTCAGAAACAATAATAAGCACTTTCCTAGAAAATGTCAAGAAGATTTTTTAAGATTTTCAACATCAGTGAAGGTCTTCTTGTCGATATGAATCATCCCGTTGTACACCTTGACGAACTGGCTGGAATCCGAAAGATCACCGGCATCCTTAACCCCAACCAAGTCCCAATACAGTACGGCCAGAAACGGAACCGTTATATTACGAATAACCTTACTTGCCATAGCCTTCCCGGCATCATCCGCATCGAAACCCACGAACACGTTGGTTGCGTATAGTCCATCAATCTGTTCCTTGGAAGGCATCCCGAAAGATGCCAGCACCACCACCTTATCCCTATTGGGAACGATGGACACCAAGCGTAGGAGGTCAAACGCCCCCTCCACCAGGATGACCGTCTGGCTCTGTCCCAAATACTGCTGACCGAACCACTTCCCTGTGGCCTTATAGTTGACAACACATCCTGTCATCTCTGCTGTGAGCCTGAAGAACCTCTTAGAGGCTACCATCCTAACCCACAGGTCTAATGTGTCTTTCCCGCTCTGTGCCATGATGGGAGTAATGATTCCCACCCGCCCAAGATAGTCAACGTAAAGGCGCAACTGGTAATCCTTAACAACCTGCTCTGAAATCTTTCGACTCTTCAAGTAATCCTTGGCCTCCTCTGCCGCAGCGGAGTCTATCTCCCAAATCAATGGGTAGTTATCCAATGTCTTCTGCGGGATGGGAACATTGTTGTGCCTTTCCTGCTCATACACATCAAGGTACTTATCAACCTTGACACGCTTTTTCTTATGCTCACCGTTCGCTTCATTGAACGGGAATGCCTCTGGAAAACTTTGTATATACAGACTGGCTTCCCGCAAAGACTTGCCAGTAAGAAACTGCAATGATGCCACCAGGGCGGGGAGGCTCCCAGAAGAGTCACAAGACAGACAGGTATAATACGGAGTCTTGACCTCCTCATCAGGAACCCTCACCCCAAAGGAGGGGTTGGAGTCCGTACCTTTCTGATGCTTGTACGGAGCAAAAGGACAACTGGCACGAACCCACCCCCGGTCCTGGTCGATCTGAATGTTCTTCAGACCGGCATGTTCCAAGAAAGTCTTTACGTCTTTGGTGTCCACGGTACTCCCACCATTTTGAAAAGTTTTTGCAGCATTTGTGTGTTCCCTCCATTCTCACGTTTGGGATACCTAAGATAGCAACAAGTTCTAAAACTGTCAAGTAGAAACTTAGGGCCTTAACAAACTAGAAAGTGTCCGTTCCCCGGAAGAGGACGTACTATTAGGGCTACCCGTATTGGAATCATCGGTACTCCTAACTTCTGGAATGTCAATGATGAAGTCATCGGCATCGTCTGGACGATTACTGGATACAAATGCCTGCATAGGGTCTGCCCCCCGCGTCTGCATCTCGAAGTCAACAGACGTACCACTGACAGATGTCTCTGTGATTTGCGTGGATGTCATGTTGTACAACAACTTGATCTGGCCTCTTTCACCTGAACGCCCTTTAAGCAGGGTAGCGACTTTGGCATCCATATCGGCTACTGTAAACGCCTTCCCGGTCATGTCCTCAGTGTCGTCAGATATTTTAATGATGACAGAGGCTATCTGACCAATGGCCTGACCACCCATGATGTCGTGAACCTGCTGGTCTTTGGCCTTCTGGTTAAACTGGAAGGTGCAAATAATAGGAATCTGTTCCGCCATCGCTATACGTTTCAACAATTCCAAGATTTCTGAAATCCTCTCCCACTGCTTATCACCATGCCCGCCCTTCATCTTGAGGAGGTAAGCACCATCAACAAACACGATAGCTGGCCGGTACTGACGGATATAGTATAAGACATCGTTCACCGTCATGTTGATATTACCTTCGATGAGAATCAGGCGTTCGTCCACCCCGCACGCCTTCCAACGAGAACTGAACTCCTGAATGAATTGCTCAGAAAACATGGTCATCTCACCACGACGTAACTGCGTCCCACTGGTCAGAGTCCCGAGGGACAATGCCCTGGAAGCGATCTGAAGATTCGACATCTCCATTGAAATGAAAAGTGCTGTAGCTGGTTCCCAAGTCTCCAGTTCTTCACCTTCCCGCAACCGACCAATCTGCCGACGCTCAAAGATTTCGGGAAGGTTCTCCATCCCCACAAAAAAATGTTCAGGCTTCCTACCCATCACAGCACCAAGGGCCATGCGACACTGCAAGAAGGTCTTACCTGATCCTGTGTTACCGGCAATGACCCATAGGTCAGATGCCTGCCCACCTCCGGTCAAACCATCCAGATATGGAAGCCCAAAACGAACACCAGTCACACGCTCGTTACTGCGAATGGCGTTGTGTCTCTCCATAATCTCTGGGACAAGTTCACTCAATTTCTTGATGTGCTTCTTGCCCTCCCCGAAATTACGCAGAACTTCCAAAGCCTCTTCTATCTTTTTGTTGCGGATATCAACTTTACCCTCAATATGCAGGCGGGATGCCTCCGCAACCAAATCACCAATCAGCGTTTCCTTACGATATTCCTTCAAAGCAGTACACCAGAACTCAAAAGGCTCTTCAAGTTCCGCTGCGGTGAAAATAATACCAGTATCCGCTTGTGCAACATTGATAGAAGGGAGGACACCATACTGTTCAAAGAACTCATTCAAGTATGTAAATGCGTCACGCTCTTCAACACGTTCAAAAGCGTTCTCATCCACCCCATCGAGTTTGGACTGAAGAAACCGTGCTTTCTTTGCTTTGGAATCTGATCCCTGCAATAAAGATTGAAGGAAGTATCTACCGACTGACATGCCAAACCCCCTTGTTCGACTTCTTGTCCAAATCGCAATGGATGCGGGTTCGTGTGTCCATGAGATACTTCTTCAAAATAGCAGGCCATTCATCTGTGATTGCCTTGATACCTTGCATGTCAAAGCGGGGTGCCCCCTCATCAGGATCAGCAATTAAAGGCCATGCCACATCATCAATGAACACAGTGGTACGTCCGTTATGATAGCGGTCATATAACAAGGAACTCAAGGTGCCATATCCCTTTTCAAATCTATCACCGGATATCTTAGTGCCGTCTACAAGATCAGTCAGCACCAACATGGGGGTACGCCTCAAGGCTTCAAACTCTTCTAGGGGTTGCTGTGAAAAGGAGTTATCACGGCTCACATCAAAAGCGTTGCCCACAGTCGTAGACAAGCAGCAGACATAGGAAGTCAGCATAGCCGTCCCGACAATGTAACTGGCAAGGCTATCAACAGACTCCTTGTCCTTCGCAAAATGAAACACAGTGCGGTACGGTGCATCAAACTTGTACGCACGCATCACTGTGTACTGTTCATCCTGTGTGAGTTCCGGCCCCAAAACATCCGTAGGTCTGTCGATCTCCCGACTAAGCGGGAGGTTACGCCAGAAGTTCCTGTATGCCAGGATAGGATTCCTACTGTTGTTCAACATCAAGATATTCGGAATGGCTATCTGAGCGAACCTCGCTGTGTTCTTAACGAGTGGTTCAAGACAAGCATCAGAAACCCCAGACACCGCCAGCATCTTTGTGATAACCTCTTTATCATCCGTCCCACCCCACACATGCGTTGAATCTATGAGTTCCCAAGGAAACCGCAACACCCGGTCAATAATCTTTTTATCACCGCTGCCAGTATTAGACATGGAAAACTTCTTCCTCTGTTGCAGTCTGCTTCGGCTTCGTATCCGTGGGGAGTTCAGCAGGACGCTGGAACCGCTTGGCGGATTTAAGCAACTGCGGGTTGAGGTCATCCCACATATAAGTGAACAGTCGCAGGGTGGGATGGACGGGTAGGTACATCGAATAGGTAGTGCCATCAGCCCGAACACCTACGGTCTTGACCGACTGTGCCCGGATGTAAGACCACCCCAAAACGATCAGACGGAAATGCTCACGGATGTCATCCTCTGTCATGCCCTTCTTCACCAAGGACATAACCTTGGACTTCAGACTCGCCTTGTCTCCCTTCGTCATCACAGTCGGGGAGGCATCCTTGAATTTGTCATGCTTCTGCACGACATTATCCCAATGAGCAATCACCGCATCAGGATAGATAAAGACACGATTCTCAACATCCATGTCTTTCTTCACCGTGGTCTTCCACCGCAGGATCGGAGCCTCCTGCAACTTTTCCAGGCGGGCCGCTTCCGCCTTCTTCGCCTTCGCTGTCGTTGCTGCCATCATCTCTTTGAAATTAGGCATGTCCTTTGTTACTCCCGCTAAAATTTCCATAATATCACTTTTTGGTATGTCCACCCCCGTTCCTAAACGAGACGCGAACACACACGCCACACCGAAATGTCGATGACTGATTACGGCCTTCAAAGCATCTTTGATCTTGTCCGTCTGCTTAAACTGCTTCCCGAGCAACGGTACACGTTCAGACAGAGACGCAAACACCTTTTGAAAGTTCAGCGAATATGATGGGGCGGTTCCCATGGTTGCCGTCCCGAACCTCAAGAGAAGACCGGCCCGCATGAGTCTCGCTACCGTGGTGGTTACAAGTTCCAACGTAAGTGGGCAGAAGTACCCACGGGACTGACCAGGATCAACGATCTGCTGTAGAGGCAAAACCTCAAATGCCTTCCCGAACGAAATGGTGCGGGAGGCAACACGACGAAGGACTTCCAACCCAGCCAACCTTTGGCCGTCAGTCTTGAACTCCTCAACGCCATAAAAAACAGAGGTGTTCAACATGCCCATGCCCATCAACAGATCATCCATAAGATAGAACACCGGACGTTCTTTTGTGCAGTCAACTTCAAAAATAGCGGGGAGGCTCCCCGCAACGATGTCCCAAGGTCGAGTAAACGTACCCATCTTCAAAACCCTCCTTCTACGTTTTTCGTAAGCGTATATGATAATCACAAACCAAGAGATTGTCAAGAGGCACATCAAAAATACTTGAAAAAAGCATCAAAAACGACCTCGAAACAGACCCAAAATGGGGGTTGGAGGGGTAGGAGAAATTTTTTGCCGCAGGGTTGAAACCCTGGTAAAAAAGTGGGAGGGTGGTTTCAAACTTCAAGGAGAAAACCCGTTCCTTAAGATATCTGGAATCTTCTCTGAGAAGCTAATAGGAATAAAGAAAGCTCACCTGCGGCTTTCGCTGAAAGCCTTCGGTGAGAAGAGCTGGAAAATTTTCCCTTCGGGAAAATTCCCCAGTTGGCCGACTGTCGTCGAGAACAGCCAAGAGAACAGCCACGGATTCCAACGAAGGCACTTGAGAAAGGCAACAGAACGTATTAACACATTTCCTAGTAATTTGGTATGGAATAGTTTCTCTAACACAGGGGTTCTCCTGGCAGTTGTTTGTACGCTCTCAGTGTTGGGTATACATGCCTCTGATTCTTACCAGGATGCCCCAGGAGACGTTCTAGCTACTAAACCACATGGTAGGTCATTTTCAATACTAGAACGTCTCACAGGGCATTCTGATGCGTTTTAGAGGTGACTAGCTAACTATCTGGTTTTTCTTCCTTTTTCTCTTCGGTATCTATAACACCGTATTTTCGTTCATAAATTTCGATCAGGTTGGTGATGAAGCGCCTGAGTTGTTCAGACAGGGTGAGTTTGTTCTGTTTGGCTATGAACTTGATTTTGGCATGTGTCTCTGGGGTATAGGACAGCATGATCTCTTTCGTGTATATATCTGCTTTTTTCTTCTTCTGTGTTGCCATCCCGATTTCTCCTGTATGTGTTTAATTGTTGGGTAGAAGGTAGCCACCCCGCTTCGGGAAGTCAAGGTTTTCTGCGGATACCAAGATATTTTCTTTTTCTTTGGATTCCCTCTTGACACTTGTTGCTTTTGGTCTTAGCATATTTGATGGTTTTTGAGTGCCTACCCACCCGCCAGCAATTTCTGCAATCAACTTCAAAATAACCCTATAACCGTAGGAGTGGGAGATGAAAAGTATTGTCTATTTGTTTGTGGAGGACTTGGATGTTATTGAAGAACGTGCTGCGTTGCGGGAAGACTCCCCGGCGCATTGGTTCACTGCAAGTTTTGTTGCCGAGGTTCCTGACGCACCTATCGCTTTTTCTCCGAAGATGTTTGAGAAAATGGCAGTGACGGGTGTTGCTGTTGACGCTATCCGAGTTAAGTCTACGTTTGCCGGAAAGGCTATCCCTGCTATTATTGGTGGCCTTAACGGTTCTTTGGTGGAGTTCCTACCCGCCGTATGCTTGAAGGTGTCGGCGCACCTGTCTTGTAGTGCGAAGCGGCGGAAGGAGTTTGAGGAGGCCATTGTAGCCGCTTTGGATGTGCCTAGTGGCGCATTTATTTATGATGGTATGCCTGAAGGGGAAGTGTTTTTTGAGTACTCTGGTTTCAAGGTGATTGCTGGATTGCATGAAAAAGCAGGGCATCCTAAACTGGATTTGAGTCACTATAGCCTCTACACCATCCCTGAATAGGTATTCTTGCAGTTTGGCGGGAGGGACTGCCTTCCCGCCACAAAAAACTTTGAAAAAATGACTTGACAAACCTAGAGAAAGTGATTAAGTTGTCTCCCGAAGAGTGAAGTTGATTTCAAAAAATGGGGTAGGGAACTACTAAAAAATCGGGAGGGAAACAGTGAAAGCAGAAGAT